ATACCATATATCAAATTCTTATTCTATATATAGTAGAACTGAAACTGAAGGTTATAACAACCATGATATATTAATGGGAGAAGTTGCAAATTATGATTCTGTTATAAACTGTACAGTCTTAGCCTGTGCATAGAGTAGCCATCACAGAAAGGCGTCCTCAATTATTTGTAATTGGTTATAGTGTAGTTGGTTTGGACCAACTAAAAACGAGGGGAAATCAACATTACCTGATACAATTATAAATATTTTAAATTATAGTAATAGAAATGTTATAGCTATATGTGGGTCAGATAAAAAATATGACCCTAAGTGGGATGGATCAAATGGTTAGTATTTAAGAAAAGTAAAATCCAAAGATGGGTACTACATACCTGAAACTGCATCACAAGGAGTTTACCCATATAGTCCAGTACTTCTCGTAAAAGATATTACATAGGGATACGCTTTAATTAATTTATTTGGAACTTTTGGATCCTCGTGGGATGAGGTATCTCCTAATAATAATGTATATAGAAATTAGACTAATAAAAATTTAAAAGTAATTTTTGATGCTTTAAGTGATTATTATACGTCTCTAGAAAATGAATCTGTAGTATTTATTCCTAATAAAAATATAGAAAGTGATGGATCAATTACCGCTTCTATTACTATAAACTTATCTTTAAAATTTAAAAATTCTATTGATGCTAATTTTAATAAATACATATAGGATACGTTTAATAACGATAGATTATCAGCTTTAGCTAAAACAAATATCTTTGTAAAAGATAGTAGTACTATGGAAATACCTATTATAGAAATACCTGATATAAAATAGGATATTTTAGATTTACAAAATAATACTTCAGTATATATAATAAACGGAGATTAGGTATATAATTAGACATTTTCTGGACAGCCTCTTATACCTGGAAATGTTTATAGGTTAGATAAGGGTAAAATCTATCAAGATTCTAATTTTATTACAAAAAATGGTTAGATTTATGCTAATGGTATTTCTAATAACTTACCTAAATCTTTATATGGATATTGTTCTCGTGTAAATGATTCTGAAACTGCAACTTTTACATTTGAAGGAACCCCATATATTAATCTTATGCGTACTCCAGAAAATTCTCAAAAATTAGTATAATGAATATTACTATTAAACCTTTTTTATATCAATTAAGTAACAAAGGTTATATGGCATGGGAGTATAATCCATTCCATAATTTTAGAATCACGGATACTAAAACTACTAATAATAACAAAGTATTAATATATAATATAAAAAACCAATTTAATATTAGTATTAACACATTAAAGTTTAAATTAGTAAGGGCTAGTAGTCAAATAGTCTATGATTTAAACTTTCATACTAAGGAAGATTTAAAATGCTAGAGTATGTCAGACACTTCTCAAATGCACATAATAGAATCTGTTCCATGTATGAAATACACCTATTGTTATTTAGATAACACAGGAAATATAAATGAATAGATATATATTACTGAGGAAGTATTTTTTAATATAGATACTTGTTAGTATTCATTTCCTAACAGATATATTTTTAATTCCGATTCTTATATACAATCAGATGCTTCTTAGGTATTACCTACTAATGTTAATTCTATAAGTGATTTATATAATTGTAAATTCAATATAAACAAACAACATAAAGTAGATTCTAATATTTTATATACTTAGATAGATTCCGAAGAATCTAATAATATAGAAGCTGGAAGTATTGTAGACTTAAATACTTCTTTATTAAATTTTGACTTAGAACATCCAGTTACTATGGATATATAGCCATCTTATGATGGTACTGTAAATGTTATTTTTAATGATAATAAAAATGTTCCGAGATTAATTAATTCTAGATTTTCTACTACAGAATTAAATACTTATGAATTAGTTGATAGAGTTGGAGATAATGATACTAATATTTATGATTAGGATTCCTTTGATTTAGACTCTTCTTTATATAAACGAATAAATAGTATTCCTACAGTTAAGTTTATAGGAGTAAATTCTTCAGGATAGTTGAAAGTTGGTAACTATAACTTTTATTTTAAATACTCTGACGCAGATGGTAATGAAACTGACTTTGTTGCTGATTCTGGAGTAGTAGCAATATTTAAAGGTAATGATTGTGATCCATTCTCTATTGATGGGGGAATTAGTGATGAAAATGCTTTTAAAGCAGTATCATTTCAGTTAAATAATATAGATTATAGTTATAACTATATAACAGTTTACTATACTAGAAATACTGGAGATAGCTATTAGACTAGAAGTATTAAAGCTTATAAAATAAATGATAAGTATATAGTTAAACATTAGATTTGTACTATTAATGTAACTGGTTTAGAAGATTCTACTGAAATACCTATTTCAGAAATTAATAATTAGTTCTTTTAGGCTAGTAAAGCTAAAACTAGTGCTCAATGCCAGAATAGATTATTTTTAGGTAATGTAGCTAAACCAGATATTTCATATAAAGATTTAACAGATTTAAGTTTACGAATGCTTCCTACTTTAGAGAAACAGGATTCTAAAAATATAATAGGGTAGGTAGACTACAATTACCAAGATGATAGTAGTATTACTAATAGTTATGAATATTATAATACTAAAAATATATATTATAACGTAGGCTATTGGGACAATGAAATATATAGACTTGGAGTAGTATATATAATGTCAGATAATTCTTTATCAGAAGTATTTAATATTAGAGGTGGTAATAATATTTATGATATTAGTAATTACACTACTGCAAGTAATTCTGAAATAAATCCTGAAAATTTATATGACGATACTGGGCAAAGATAGTATATAACTATCGACGAGGATACAAATTGTATACACGAAGGAAAAGATCTAGAAAATGCTAAAGGAGTTGTAAAATTTAAGTCTATAAATGAAAATAATACCGATGAATATTTATACTTTATAAAAGTTTTAGTACCTACAGTAGTACTTAAATATTTAAAAGATACTTATGATATCAAAGGATTGTTCTTTGTAAGATAGAAAAGAAATCCAACATTATTAGCTTAGGCTTTTACTATGCCTTATGATTAGGAAGCTCAATGCCCGGCTATCAAAGCTGAAAATATTTATATAGAGTCTTTTTTAAATTAGCAAACGCCACAATCTCTTAGCCCTTCAAGTTTAGTAGATTTTTTGAAAAAAACTATAAATAACAATTATTCCAGAAAATTATCTAATGAATATGATAAACATTTATATTTAACTAATAATTATAATAGCTCTTCTAATATATTAACTGCCATATGTCCTGAATTTATGTTAAATTAGTCTAGATTTAATTCATTATTTACTGGAACTAATTATGTAATAAAAGGTGATAATCATGCTTATGATGATTTATAGTGGAAAACTACTAATCATAGATTATATTATCCTAAAACTGCATCTAATAAACAAAAATCTTTAAAAATTTCTGCTAAGATTATATCTGTAACTGATGATGTGCCTTCAGTAGCTATAGATGAAACTATTTTTAGAAGTAAATTAGGAGATGCTGAAGAGGCATATTAGTTTAGATATATTGAATCTAATAAAAGGTATGATACTAATGCCACAAATTTAGTAAGAGGAATTTATTCTCCTTATATAGGAATAAAATCTAATGGAAATATTTTATATAATTCCATAATAAATATTTATATTCCAGGATATTCTGAATCATAGATGACTAATTATTTCACCATACGTTATGATGATAATACTGCTTATTACTCCATAGGAGATAGGATTGATATAAACACTGCTATACATGATTGGAGACATTTAGATGATTATAAAGATAACCCTTATTAGTACACTACTTTAGCTAGAGGAGATTGTTATTTATGTACGTTTACACATAGATTAAATCGTAATTTTGCTGATTCTTCTAATCCTTATAATGATGAGATATTAGATGAAGATACTTGGAGAAATAATTATGATGCCAATAATTCTGAAAAATTATAGAGAATAAATAGAGGAGATGTAAATGCTGTATAGCTTGGTAGTTGGATTACCTTTAAGTTAAGAAGTTCTACTAACTTATCAATACGTTCTATTGATGAGAGTAATATTAATGAAAAAGGTATATTTGGTAGACCTAGAGCTTGGTATCCATATTAGTAGGATTTAATTTCAGGTAATAATAAAATACCAGAATCTTATTTATATAATGATGGTTTAAGGAGTACTTTAAATGAGAAATATTATTTTAATGTTCCTGAAGTACCATATATAAAGAATATTTATTAGAATCGTATTATATATTCTGATATATCAATAAATGATGCTTATAGAAATGGTTATAGAGTATTTAAATCTACTAACTATGTAGACTACACTAAAGAATATGGTTCTATTATAAAATTAGTACCTATGGGATCTAGTCTTATATGTGTATTTGAACATGGTGTGGTACTTTTACCAGTAAATGAGCGAATACAAACTGGAGAAGGAGATGGTGGAGCAATTTTTATTAATACTAAAAATGTTCTTCCTGAAAATCCGTAGATAGTACTTTCAGATATGATAGGTTCTTAGTGGGCTGAGAGCGTCGTGAAGACTCCATATGCAGTATATGGGGTAGATACTGTAGCCAAAAAAATTTGGAGGACTGACGGAAAGAATTTAGAAACAATTTCTGATTTTAAAGTAAACAAATTTTTAGTAGATAATTTATCATTATCTGAACGTGAAACAACTCCTATTATAGGAATTAGAAATGTAAAGACTCATTATAATGCTAATAAAAATGATGTAATGTTTACCTTCTATGATTAGAAATATGGATTTGAAGATAAAGCTTGGAATTTATGTTATAATGAAATTACAAAATCATTTGTAACATTTTATTCATGGTTGCCATCTTATTCTGCCAATATAGATAATATTTTCTTTACTTTTGATAGAAGTGTATCTAAATATATAGCAAAATTAGGATTAAGTGATATGATGAGTAATAGCAAAAGTGGTTTAGTTGTTAGTACTAATATCTTACCAGTTAATTCTTTAGAAAATAATATGAATGTAATAATGTCTATAAAAGGTATATATGATAGATATATACCAGAAAATATAGGTTAGACAAAAATTACCTTAGAAATTTTACCTGGACTAAATCATTCTGAGAAGTATGTGCAATTTTAGTATTTTACTCAAGAAGGAGATTCAGTAGTAAGTAAATCATCTATGATATTATCAAATATAAACATTGATTCTAGTGGTAATATTGAAGAAGGAAAAGCTTATATAGAAGTTAAAATATCTGATATATTAGCAGAATGGGATAAACGATAGTCAGAGGAAGAAAAAAATAACGTAGCAACAGATAAACGAGAATATTTAGTTCCTTAGGATATTTCTTAGGCTGGGTTAAGTAGCTATTACAAAATATATAAAATCTTAAATGATAAATTATTAGCTATTAATATAAGAGCTACTTTAGGTACTGAAGAATCAGGTTCCACAAATACCTTTAATAAACCTACTTTAATTAATAGCGGTTATTATGATTTTACTTTGTATTTTACATTCTCAGAGTTTTTCTATAATAAATAGGAGACAGAAGTTACTAAAAAACTTCCAGCATTTTTAACTAATTTTTGGAAACATGGATAGGCTGGTATAATTGATACTCAAGAGCATATTAAACCTTGTTATTGGTATAATAAACAACATCCATTTGAATTTGAATTTGTTGTAAAAGATAATTCTGTAAAATAGAAAATTTGGGATAACTTACAGATTATATCTAATAAAGCTGAACCTGAATCTTTCCATTTTGAAATTAATGGAGATAGCTATGAATTTAGTAAAGATAAACCTAATATGTGGTATAGATAGGAATTAACTAAAAATACTTATCAAAAACTAGGTTCAGATATTACTTATGATCATTTATATAATGATTCTAAAAGAGGAGTAACTCCTTAGTAGTATTTTAAATCTACTATATTCCCATTATATTATAATAGATTAGATTCTGTTAATGAGATAGAAGATTATTATCATTCTATGCGTTCTCCTTCAGATAGGGATTATTCTAGACTTTCAGGTTCTGAAATAGTTAGATATGAGGATTTAAATTAGTATAATATTGCTACTCATGTTAAAAATTTACCTATTCCTAGACATGGAGTAATAAAAGGTAATTCTTATTATTAGGAAGATGAATGGTATATTTAGATACCTTCTATTAATATTGCTCAAAAGAACGAAACTACTTGGAAAGATGATAAACCACCTATTGTATTAAATTGGATTCCTAACGATTTGGATAAAACTGAAATTAGTGATGAAGATTTACCTAATACTTATAACTTAGGAAATGTAGATACTACAGGATGGACTTATCGTTAGTAGATTCCTATGAAAGATAAATATATAAAAATAAAGATAAGATATACAGGAAATGACTTAGCTATCATTACTGGAATATTAACAACATATAGACTAAGTTATGTATAAAAAAATTAAAAAATTTAAATTAGGGGGAGGCACTGGATAGTCCCTCCCTAATCCTAATTCTTCTTTTAGTCCTAATATTGCCTCTATCACTGCCTAGTAGAATTTATAGTTTAGTACTCCTGATATAGGTTCAATGGCTAGTAATTAGTTTTCTAACTTTTCTTCTAATATTACTGGCTATAGTAATGTCCCTTAGACAATAACCTCAGAGTCTGGATTTACTAGACCTGATATGAAAAACATGAATCATCAGTAGATGGAAGCTTATACAACTCCATCATTTAGGTAGCAATTAGGATCTAATATATAGAATTACGCAACTTCTTATGCTATTAATAAATTAGGAAATTCTATTGGCTTAGAAAGCTCTATTAATGGTCTAACTAGTGGACTTATTAATTCTAATGGAGTTGCTACTAGGATGATTGGTGGAGCAGCTAATTCTGCCTTAAAAAATGTTGCTGCAGGAGCAATTGCAGGTGCTGCAAAAGCTGCTGGTAAATCTTTAACTACAGCAACTATAGGCTCAGGATTGAAAGCAGGAGCTAAAGGAGCTTTATCTTCTATGGGAAGTGCTTCTAGTATTGCAGGATTAGCTAATGCTGGTATTCAAGTTGCATTTGGTAATTAGAGAAAAGCAGGTTGGGAAAATGCAGTAAATACGGTAGGAGGTATAGCTTCTATGATTCCTGGAGTAGGATGGGGATTAGGTGCAGGTTTAGCTGCCTTTAATCTTATTGGAGGTCTTACAGGAAAGAAAACTATAGCTGCTACTGGTAAAGATTGGCAATCTAGACAAGCTCAAAGTTCTGTAGCAGGAGGTTATAGTGGGGCAATGGAAGATATTGCAGACGCTGAATCTAGAGAAGGTTCTTATAGTGGATGGAATTCAGGTGCTAGAAGAAGAGCTAATAGACTTATTGCAAAAACTAATAATTGGAAAGATACTATGTGGGATTGGGCTCAAAGAAATGATTTAAATGATATTAGAAGTAATCAAATGAATTCTATTAATAATAATTAGTACTAGACTGATATAAGTGGAGGTTATGATTTATCTAACTCCGGCAGAATGTTAGTCGCTAAAAAAGGAGCTAAATTATTTGATTCTTATAAATCTATAAAAGAATACACTAAAAGAATAAAGTCAGCAAAACAAGGTTCTAAATTAGTAAAAGAAGAATCTAAGGTAGAAGAACCTATTATAGATAAAGAATTAGAAAGATATTATGATGATCCATTATTCTCTACCAAATCTAAATATAATGATGATTTTCATTAGGGAGGAAGTTGGTCTGAAGATGGTAAAACATTTACTCCTTCTGAATTTTCTTTATTTAATTTCACATAGGAATAGATTGCTGAAGCATTATCTAAAGAATTTCCAGAAGCTTCTTTAAATATTACAGATGAGGTAAGAGCCTTTAAAGAAGGGGGAAAAGTTAATTCTAGAGATATGAATGTTATTCCTGAGGGAGCTTTACATGCTAGATTAAATCATATGGATAATAAAGATTTTACTAAAAAAGGTATTCCAGTTGTTGCTAAAGATGGTGATAAGTTAGAATAGACCGCAGAGATAGAAAGAAACGAGATAATTTTTAATTTATCAGTGACTAATAAACTAGAAGAGCTAATGAAAGATGGTTCTGCAAAAGCTGCATTAGAAGCAGGTAAATTATTAGCTGAAGAAATTCTTCATAATACTATAGATAACACTGGACTAATAAAGGAGGTAGAATAATGGCAGAAATAAATGATAAAGAATCTAACTTAGTAGATATTACTATAGGAGATAAAAAATATAAAGTAGAGATTGCTGATACTCCTGAAAAATAGGAAAAAGGTTTAATGGGTCGAGAATCTTTACCTGAAAATTAGGGAATGTTATTTATATATGATGAACCTCAAGACTTATCTTATTGGATGAAGAATACTCTTATTTCATTAGATATAATTTTTATAGACGATGATATGGAAGTAGTATCAGTTAAATAGGGACAGCCAATGTCCGAAGAGCCTATTACTGAGGATGACGTTCAGTATGTTCTTGAAGTAAATAGTAATTCAGGTATTGAAGAAGGAGATTAGCTAGTAGTAGAAGATTCTGACGATAAAGAATATTCTATGCACGTTCTTTTCCCTGACGGATCCACTCAAATGAATTTAAAAGGAGGAGAACGTATTGTAAGTAGAAGAGAAACTAAAATTCTTATAAAAAAGGCTAAAAAAGCAGAAGCATCTAAGACTGATGGAGCCTATCGAGCACTTGGTAGATATATCTTTAAAGTTTTAAAACGTCAAGATTCTAGAGAACCTGAATATGTGGATAGCCCAAAAGATAAAGATAACACTGATGAATAATTTAACGTTATAATTATATAATAATAGTTTTGGTTATTATTATTTTGTACGAATAAAACTGTGTATATAATTATAAAAATGAAGTTTAATCAATAATTAATTATGGAATATAAGTTTATTAAAAAGTTTTAGGAAGGTGGAGCAATGTCTCCACAAGGTGCACCTCAGGGTGCAGAACAAAGTGCTCCAGAGGAATAGGGTGCTGGCGCAGAACAAGATCCAATGGCTATGTTGTTGCAAGCAGCAGCTTAGGCTTTGTAGAATCAAGATTGTAATATGGCTATGCAAGTGTGTCAGGCTTTGGTACAGACGGCTCAACAAGGTCAAGGTGGTGCTCCAGAAGAAGCAGGTCAGCCAGTATACCGTAAGGGAGGAAGACTTGTACGCAGAATTAAGAAATAATTTAATGTAAAAAATTAATAGGGGAGCATCTTTTGGTGTTCCCCTTTTTTAATTTATGGCAGAAAAGAATATAAAAATTTCGGGAATAGGTGATGTAACTCGTGCAGATTTTGTTAGAGCAATTACTGACCCAGATAAGTTTAAAGAATTTGCTGACTAGTAGGGATGGGGTAATAAACGTCGTTAGCTAGCTTGGAATTCTTTACATAACTATGCTCAAGGAGTATAGAATGGTGAAATAAATGAGATAAATGATATGCACTAGATAGTTGATGATACTGGTGCTAGAACTAACAAACAAGAAAAATATAATTGGATAGGAAGTAAGTTTGATGCTAATGGAGCAACTGCTGCTTTTATGAATTAGATAGCTAAAGGTATGCAGACTGATTCTAAATCTGCTAATAAATCTTTAAAGAGTATACCTAGTGTTACTTCATATTTAAATCAATAGTGGTTTGGTAGTAATAATCCTGATTGGGCATTGTTTTAGAAAAATGATACTTTGACAAATGGAGTATATGGCATTGCCAACAGAAGTGCTAAAATAAAAGAAGGGTTAACTAAATATAAAAATGAATTAACTACTAATGGTGCTTAGTATAATTGGGATGGAGTTGATAAAGATGCTCTTTATAAAAATCTCGATGCTGCTATAGCCTCTTCTAATGTAGCTACTTATGCTCCATTAGGTATTACTTCTGATTATATTAGTAATGCTTTAGCTACTAAAGATTTAAGTACTATGGTTGCTGATACTAATACTGGTAGTGCTTAGGAATAGACAATAGATGATCCTACTAGAGGATTTTCGGAGGAAGAATTAGCTCGATATAATACTATGACTCCTGAATAGTAGTAGGAGTATTTAGCTTAGAGACAATAGATTATTAATTTAAATAATGAAGAAGCTTTAGCTAAAAATTAGGCAGAAATAGATGCAGCTAGTAAAAGAAGAAAAGATGAAGCTTTTGAGAATTGGTTAAAAACTAACGGTTATTATTCTCCAAAGGCTTAGGCTTCTTCTTATGTTCCTTCTAGATTAGCATAGTCTTCTATGGTAGATTCTAAAGGAAAAAAAATAGAAGGACCTGCTGTTAAAAGCGGTAAAGAATTTGATAAAGCTACTAATATAAATAAATTTAGTGATCAAGAATGGGATAATTTTATACATGGAGATTTAACTTCTGATATTCATGAAGCATACTCTCTAAAAAATGCTGATAGACATACTACTAGTGGGATTGTTCCTATAAAATCTAAATTAGACTGGATCAACTATAATTACGAATGGTTATTAGATACAGGAAAGTTAAATAATATAGGTGATGATGTATCATCTTATGTAGGAGCATCTAAAGGTACTGTATGGAGATTGAAGAACTCTAAAAGAAACTCTGATGGTACCTATATGTATATGCGTAAAAGAGGTAATAACTTAGAGTTTTACAGAAGTAAATCTTGGGGTGATTTACGAAATAATGAATATAAGAAATATATAAGTAAACATTAGTGGGGAGGTATCTTTGGTAATTAGGCAAAATTAAGAGAACAATATTTAAAAGATTTAAAAGCTCGTTAGGACGCTATTAAAAAATAGCAATAGATTAATAGTGTAGAAAGAACTCCTTTACGAGGTTAGAGAGACCCTAATAAAATAAAAGCTGGACAAAGAGAACTAGGAAATTTAGGATAGCTAACTGCCTCTGATTATGCTTAGCTTGGAGGTATTACTGCTGATATTGCTTCTACAGTATCATCATTCTTTGGTCCTGTAGGAACTGCAGTAGGGGCAGTATCAGGACTTGCAGGCACTGGTGCCCATGCTTTTGCTGATTTTACTGATCCATCTGTTAGTAAGGCAGAAGCATTTACTAATTTAGGAACTAACCTATTATTTGACGCAGCTGGCGCTGTTCCTATTTTAGGTTCATATGGTAAATTAGCTAAATTAGGTAGAGTAGGAAAAGCTTTACAAAATAATGCTAAATTATATAAAGTAATTCTTGGAACTGTAACTGCTCCAGGAGTAATACAAGCTGCTCCAAATGCTGCTAGTGCTGTTAAAAAGTTAGTAACTAACCCAACTACTATTACAGCAGATGAATTGAGAGATCTAGCTACAGCAGTTTCTATAACTTCAGGATTAACTAAAGTAGCTCCTAATCATAATAAAGTAAGAGATATTAATCCTAATTATGGGAAGAATGTGATAGTACATACTAATAAAGGTAAATAGACTATTCCTGCTAAATAGTATGAGGATATGATGGATAAAACTAAAAATCCTACTATGAGAGATAGGAATGAAGCCTTGGAAGCTGCTACTAAAGTAAAAGGTATTTAGTTCGATAATGGAATATTTCATAATTATACTCCATCATCTAATAATCCCCTCAAGCTTGAAAGATTCTATGGTAAGTGGGGAATAGTAAGTCGTTTAGGCAATACTTCAGATCCAGAAACTAAATATATATTTAGACCTGTTAAATCTTTGAAGCATTAGAATAATAAAACTTCTGAACCTACTACTAGCACTGAATAGCCAAAACCTGCTTAGAATTAGCCAACAATTACTAATAATCCTGAAAGACCTTTATAGACACATAATATAACTCCTGAGTAGTAGAAAAAGGATATTGAACTATTAAGAAAGAGATTTATGTCAGATAACCCTCTTCCTATTGATAATGCTACTAGAAAAGCTTATGAGCATTATAGAAAGAGACCTATGACTGATTAGGAGATTAAAGATTTAGAAGCTGAATAGTAGGGTAAAAGATTTATGAGAAATTTGTATAAACAATAGAAGCCTTAGGATTAGATTTATGCTGAGCGTAGGGATGCTTTATAGAAAGATTTATCTGAACGTAAAGCATTAGCAAAAGACCTTGCAGATGCATAGCGAAGAATTAATATAGCCCAAGGTAATACTAGAGCAAAAGATTTACCTGTACCATCTGCTAGAGTCATAGTAACTCCTGAATCTGTAAGAACTTAGGCAAACAGGGAATTTGCTTTAAATTGGGAACCTATTGAATTTAAACCTGAATTAAAAGGAGCAGCTAGATCTAAAAAATAGGCTATGTATGAGCGTTTATTTCCTCCTTTTGCAGAAAGACAAGGTACTGGAAGTGCTATACAACATACTACTAGAAAATCTTTGGAAAGAAGACGAAAAATGTAGAATGCTGTATAGTAGGAATTCTTAGAAAGACAGAGAAGATAGAATGCTATTATATTATCTCCTACTGAAAGTAGATAGGGAATGTATTAGCAAATGTTCTCTCCAGTATTAACTAACTTAGATAGTTAGGGTAGGGCTATGGGATTGAGAGCTAAACTTTCTAGAGCTGATATTAAATCTATTAAATCTTCTGAATATAAATAGTAGTAGAAATAGAGTAGATAGTAGAAGGCTTCAGAAGTTATGGAAGCTTTTGGTAATACTAAAAGTAATAATACTAAAGGACATAATAAAAATACTAATCTCCCACATAAACAATCTAATAAAAAGAAGAAAACCAGTAGAGATAATAACATTAAAAGACGTTAGGATGGAGGAGTATTATATGACTACGAATTCTTAAAATCTGTTCACGCTTTTAAACAAGGTGGTGTTATTAAAGCCCAAGGTGGAATAAAAACTGGAGTAAAAGTAAACCCTAAAACTACTTGGTTTGATGCAGTATGGTCTTAGAATGTAAATCATATATTAAGAGGTTTATCTGATAATAACTATTATACTTGGCTTAATAGTATGTAGGATAAACACGGTGATTTACATAAGAATGCCGGAACTAATTTTTAGACTACACCATATAATGATAAATCTGTAGGAGATTATCAAAATTTATATAAAACTGGATATAATGGAGAGTGGAATGATAATAATATAGGATACAATTCTTTAGGTATTATGCACGCTCAAAATTTAGGTAGATATGATTTATATGGCAATACTAAAAGAACTTCTGGAGACTGGAATATTGATGCCAATCACCGATATAAAACAGATAGCTCTTATAGCCAAATAACTGATGATAGACGTTTATTAGGTAGAAAGGGAGATTTTACAGATGAGTAGTTAGCATCTGTAACAGAAGCTTTTAAAAATAAAGGTTATAATTTTGCTTTAGGAAAAAATGATTACTATTATTTATCTCCTATAGAAAAATCTGAATAGAATCAAAATACTCCTAAAAAGGATGGTTCAGTAACTAATCCTGATATTGGTAAAAAATCTATATTTGATAAGGGTAAAGAATACTTAGCTAAATTAACAAGTAATCCAGGTAATCTTTATAACGCAGTTGAAACTGGTAAATATTTATTAGCTAATAAAGCTACTAATGATATATTCAAAATAAAAGCTCCAAATTATGTTATCTCTCCTAAGCATACTAGTTATCAAGTAATGGATAATTTAGCTTAGCAGAATGCTTATCATAATAAAGCTGCTGAAACAGTGAATTAGACTTCTAGACCACTTACTTCTAGTGGTTAGTTGTAGACTGCCGCTTAGCAAGAAAGTATGAATAATGCTAATAAGTTATATTTATAGGGTAACGCTGAGAGAAATACTTGGTTAGAAGGATAGAAGCAGTAGTCTTATAAAGCAGGACTTTACAATATGGAAAGTGCTGTTGATACTGCTAATGCTAATGCTCAATAGGCATATAAAACTAGAATGCTTAATGAGTATCAAGATCCTAGAGATAGGGCTAGAGCACTCGCTACTAATAGACAAAATTGGATTAATGCTTTAGAGAAATTTAATGTTATTGATCCATATGTTGAACGAAAGAATGCTTAGTAGCAATATGGTTTAGCTAAAGCTTAGTGGGATTATCAAAATGATGCTAAGGTTTTATTAGCTCAACAAAAATACTAGTAGTTATTACGCTAGCATTAGAATGATTTGAACTTTAATGCATATGATACTGATGAATATAGAAATTTAATTAATGCATAGAAAGAGGCTGGAGCAAGATATTATAATAATATGTATTAGGTATATGGTATTAGTAATCCTGGATTTAGGTACAAAAAAGGAGGTAAATTTGAAGATATATCAAAGTTTAATACCAAAGAATTTTATAATACTATAAGACATAGTATTAATACTGCTACTAAATAGAGCGGAGATTTAAGTAAACTCATTAATACTTTATTTAAAAAGAGTAATAAGAAATGAATTTAAAAATACAAAAATTTGCAGAAGGAGGAACATCCTCCTCTGCATTTTTTTATTAGCCTTTAGCTATGGCTACAACTGGAGTAGAAGCTGAATCAGACACTGCTAAGTTGATAAAAGCTATGACTGCTGCTAATAAAAAATCATCTAATGATGAGGATAAAGGAAAGATAACAGATAAAGATTTTCTAGGATTATTAAAAGATATAAATGGTCTTCCTAGTGATATCTTAAAACTATATACACAAGCCTAGAACTTCTGGGCTGACCCAACAAATACAGGAGATACTAATTATTCAAACTTTGCTTAGATGTTAACTAGAATATCTTTATAGGCTAAGATAGCTAAGTTTAATAAAGAAGTTTGGGATAAATCTAGAGATACTATGTTTACCAATCATTCAGAAAATGAGATGGCTATTACTGATTAGGGAGGAGTTGTAATACAAACTAGTGATGGAGGAATAGATACTATTTCTGTTGAGAAATGGAAACAAAATCCTTATGTTTATAAAACTCTTACTAATGCAGATATAATGGAATTAAGAGCTTAGAAATTACCTGGAGATAATTCTATTCTTAATATAGTAAATGGTAGTACTAGTGTAGAAGCTATCACTAATAAACTATAGAAGATATTAAGTAATGCTCAATCTAGTAGTGTTTCTTCATATATTAGTACTGATGGTTTTAATACTAAATCTGGATTAACAGTACTTAAAGGATTGTTATAGAGAGGACTAGATCCTACTACATTAACTATGCCAGGTGTATATAAATATACTACTAAAGAAAACGCTGATTAGGTAGCTAATTTATTACAGTATGCTTGGGCATCTTTATCTACTAAAGAGTAGACCTTACTAACAGCTAGAGCAGGAAAAAATAAAAAAGGAGTAGATTATTTATTAAAATTACTAGCTACTGGTAATACTTCATTTAATACTGATATGGAATATTAGGATTAGTTAAATCCTGACGGCACTAAAAAAGATGCTAAAACTGAAAAAAGCGGTAGTAGTTCTGGGTCTCAAGAAGGAGATTGGGAAGAGAAGGCAGAAGCTAATCCTGCATTTATGATATAGAATGGTATTGGAGGATAGGATACCACATATCAATTTATGCCAGACTCCTCTAGTGCTAAAATGACTTTATATGGTTAGAAATATGGAGATATTAAAGATTTTTAGGATAAAAAAACTATATAGAGCACTAGTTTAGCAGACATGCTTAGTAGATCAGGACTTTAGGGAATAAGTGATACTAGAGCTATTTATTTTGGGGATAAAAGAATCGAAGACCCTGATAAACTTAAAGATATAATTTACTTAAATTAGGGTGGTATGAGAGTAAATTTACCAGCTAAATTAGATAATTATGGTAATAGAGTCCCTGATTTTGAATTAATTCCTAAATATGAATAGGCTATGAAGGAGATCAGAAATATTTAGACTACAGATCCAAAAGCTTACCTTATTAGAGAAGCATAGATTCTTAAAAAGTATGGATTAAGTGATTTAGTCGATTCTAAAGGATTCCCTAATAAAGACAGATTTGGAGCTTTCTTAGTAGTTAATGGACAAGCATCTTCTGATGCTGTTGGAAATCCTACATTAGCTACTACTGTAGGTAATATGGACTCAGATTTTGAGAATATGTCAAAAATACTATATCCTGATGGTAAAGGTGGCGCTTCCTAGAAAATTAGTGGTTCATCTATGGCACCATTTGGATGGTTTAATAATAATATTTATAAAGCTCCTGTTTATATTCCGTTAGATAATAATCCTGTAGCTACTATGATATTAACTGGTAAAGTAACTCCTAATATGCTTAGTGCTATGGAAGCTTTATATAGAGCATAGAATATTCCTATCAATAATACTAGCTCTAATGTTTTAAATAATTAATTATGTTAAATAACGATTGGATAGTTGCCAATATAAATAATCCCGATTATAGTACAGAAATGTTCAAAATGAAAGGGATAGATACTGATAATACTTAGATGTTAAAAGAAGAAAGTTATCTTAAATCTAATTTTATCATAAATAATCCAGCATTTGCTGATAATAATGGTAATTTTAATAAAGATAAATTTCATGACTATTACCAACAACAAGCTACTAAATGGGGAGAATTGTAGAAAGATAAATCTGTACATACTGTCTACGATATGTTTGATGTAAGATAGGCGCCTGGAGATTAGATATATAATCCATTTACTGGTACTACCTAGGGAATGAAAACTGATAAATAGAATCCTTTAGGATCATTTATTAAACTTACATCTAACCCAACTAATTAGGGTGTTGGTATTAGTGGTTTTTAGGAAATAAGTAAATAGAGTAAAAGTACTAGAGAAATTGCTCAAGGTTAGAATATATTTGATTCATCTACTGGAAAATTTTTAAACGAAACACCTGATAGTATATCTTTATTTTCTAACCCTATTAAATATATTAAACAAATATTTAGTGACCCATTAGTATTAGCTACATACGATTCTGATGGAGAAAGTATTGACCCAATTTCAGGGAAAAAATTAAAGCACTCTAAAGGAGAAATAAAATTAAATTCCAATGGCAAACCTTATTATGAAACTTTAAATGGTAGAAATCCTGCTACTAAATAGGTTTTATCAATGGGAGATATAGTAACATCAGAAGCATCTTCTTTAAATAAATATGATTTTATTGATTCTGATGATATGGATAAAAGTGTAACAGGAACTATTTTAAAAAATGTGGCTTCTGTGTTACCTTTAGCTGTTCCATATGTTGGAGAAGCTTATAGTGCAGGTTTAGTAGTGAGAGAACTAGCTAAAACTACTCCTATGTTATATGGTATGATAAAGTCTCTGTTCTCAGATAAACCAGCTAATAGTTAGTTTCTTAACTCTTTACAAGGTAGAGCTACTGCTATGTCAGGAAGTGTTTCTGATGCTGGGTAGAGTGCTATGTGGACTTGGGAAGGAGTGTTTAATATGATGGGAGATGTAGCTACACAATGGGGCTAGCAAAAAGCTGTAGCTAATTGGACTAAAAAATTAATAACTGGAAAATAGGATTTAAGTAAAGTAGCTGAAGAAGAAGCTAAAGCTTTATATGAATCTAAATTATAGAGCGTATTAAATAATGCTAATACTGCTGAAGATAAGTATAAAGCATTATCATTATATGGAATGGAAGAAGGCTAGATAGCTAAAATACTAGAGTAGGAAGGTAAAGCAGTTGGAGATGCTTGGAAATAGACATCTATAGGTTCTGCTGCTTTACGAAAAACTTTTGACGTATATAAACCTAGAATAGAAAAATTAAATAGATTAGGTGCTAATGCTTCATTAGCTTATATGGCATTAGTTTCTAATACTGATGTATATCAAAGTATGTTAGACGCAGGCGCTACTCCTAAAGAAGCTGCTGCAGTAGCTTTAGGATCTACTTTAGGTATGTATACTGTAGATAGACTAGGTATTGGAGAAATGTTCTTTGATGAATTAGCTAAAAATGATATGCGCCAAATAAGAACTGCTTTACTTGGTGAAAAAGAAAATTGGGCTAAAGCTTTAGGAATTTCTACTAAAAATATTCCAGAAAATACTAATAAGTTTAAAAAACTTATATTATCTGGAAGAAATAAAATGGTTAAAGCTTTATAGGATTATGCTGATGATATAAAATATCATACTACTAGTGCAGTAGGTAAAGCTATAGGTGAAGGTCTTGAAGAAGTTTCTGAAGAATTAGTAACCGATATGTCTAAAGCTACTTATGAAATGCTTCATAACTTTGGAATAACCACACAGGCTAACGTTGGTGCTTTTAATTATGATCAAAATCTTAATGGGGAAGGAAAAGGCGGATATAATATAGCTCAATTACTCTCTAGATATGGAATGAGCTTTATTGGAGGTACTCTTGGTGGAGGTATGTTTTATGGAGTTGGCGTTTTATAGGGCAATAATTTCCATATAAATAAAGACTCTGGTAATATGTTATATTTAACTAGAGAAGGTAAAGCTGAAGATATGGTTAATACTATAGAACAAATGCGTAAGAAAGGACAGTTTGGTAGTACTACCATATCAGCAACTAATGCCACCACAGATAGTGAAGGTTAGTAGGTTAATATCACTGTTGATGGAGATTTATCAATAAATGATTATATTGCTAAAAGACTTACTAATTAGATTCGTTCTTACCAAACTATTATGGATGATAATAATTTAAATAAATCTGATGAAGACTTATTTAATCAAATGATAATGTAGGATAAAATCTTTAGAAATCTACAAGGATATTTACAAGAAGAATCTTATATTACACGTTACCAATAGACTTGGTAGAAATTAGCACAACAAGTAGTTATAGCTCAAAAAGGTTTAGAAGTAGCTGCATCAGCTAAAAATGGAGAAATTCCAAAAGAATTAATTCCTGAGTTAGCTACTGCTAGTAGTTCTAAAGAATTAATCGATAAGCTAGGAGAAGCACGTTTATTAGACTCTACAGAACGTCATAATAGTGGAGAAGAAGTTAAACGTAATTAGAATGTAGCAGCTTGGTAGGATTATTTAAATAATAAAAAATAGGAGTTATTAAATTTTGAATCTCCTGAAAATTCATCATATTATACTGAAATGTTAATGTTTGGTATAGATCCTATTATATCTTCTACTTTTGGAACTTATGATTTTAATTCTTGGTTGTATAATACTTAGCATGGATTAACTGTAGACAAATTAACTTAGCCAGAAATAGAACAATATAAAGCTGATTATTAGACTTATTAGGCTAATGCATAGCCTCTTGATTTATAGGAATCTTTTAAATTATTTAAAGATTGGCAATAGAAAATCGATCCTTATTTATAGTAGATGGCGTAGTAGTCTTAGAATTATGATAGCTATTAGAAAGAAGTCTAGGAATTATTTAAAGATGGAATAGATTGGTATCAAAATGCTAATCATCTAGAAAACAAATAGTGGTATGAATCTGATGAAGAATATGCTAAATCAAAATAGCAAGAAGGAGAATCTGTTTAGGATTATAAAATACGACAAGAACAAAGAAAACAAGAAATAAATACAAAAGTTGAATAGAAATTATAGGATTTAGTTAATTTTGTAAATACTCATATATTAGATCCAATTACTTCTAGATAGATTAAAACTATGTTAGCTGCTAGAATTAAGGATATTAGAAAGAATGTAGTATTAACTAATTTTTCAGTATAGCAAGATAACTTAATAAAAGAATTATCGGGAGATTCTTTAAAAGATTATAAAGGTAATGATATAGAATCTCTTAGAACTGCTATTATTGGTACTAAAGAAGACCCAGGAAAAATTGATTAGTATTTTGGTAAATTATATGGGTAGTTTATCCATCCTGATTATGAATATAATGAGGATTTAAATGTAATGATACCATTTACTTCTTTATTTAATACTAATACAGATAGTTTTAGTAATATAGTAGTAACTGATTTATTGAATTAGAAGGTTATAAATGAGGATGCCTTACCCGAATTTGATGGTACTAAAATAGAGAAAATACAGAATTTATTAAGATTAGCTTCTATAGGTTTAGACAATATTTATAGAGGATCAGATTCTCGTTATCAAGGTAAGTCCTATAAATATATATTAACAGAAGTATTTGGAAAAGATATTGTAGATAAAATTGAAAATTCTATAGAAAATTCTAAATATGTTGACCCTAAAACCGATCAGTAGTATAATTTACAATATATAAATCCTTATAAATATATAGCTAATGGAGAATAGATTACTGATGAATTAATTGAAAATTGGTTATAGGAAAATAAAGATGTTTCTAATAATTCTATACAATCTTTAATTAAATTATAGCCATTAATTACTAATAAAAATGGTAATTTTGACGATGCTAGAAAATCAGTTAATGATAGTTACAAAGCTTTTGCTAAAGAAGTACTTGATAATGCTGAAAAGAGTATAAATAGTAATTTATTATATCAAACTTTGGCAGGATTAACAGAATCATTGCCGAATCCTATAGTAGAATTAGCTAAGCATTTACCAGTATATAATGAAAATGTAGAATCAGTAATTTAGAAAATGTATCAACATTTTGAAGACGATGATGATATTAATACTTTTCAATTGACTGGGCAAGAAATGCAATCTTTACAACAAGTATAGACTGTTTTAAATCTTGCTTCTACGTACATGCGTGCAGCTTCTACAGATTAGGATTTAACTAATATTTATGGTCATAATAAAACTATAAATAGATTTAATCAAGAACATAAAATAAAAGCAAATCCTTTAGCTGAAATCGACGAGAACTACGCTAACATATATTAGATAGAAATAGGAAAATATTTAAATATGATAGATCCTAATAGTTATTCTTTACCTTTTATATCTAATATAAATCAAGGAAATATAATAGGATAGTTTGATTAGGCTAAGGAAAAATTTACTTAGACTAAAAAAGAATTTTTTAACTCAAATAGAAATAATTTTGAAGCATGCAAAGTAATTGCGTAAATCTATTAGAAGGTTATTCACCAGATATGGACTTAAAAGATATAGAAGCTTTATTATATGAAAATTATTAGAAATATAAAGCTTAGGGATATGATGTAAATGCTATATTTGATTAGTTCATAGATAATATAAATAAATAGGAAACTACAAATCTAGATTAGACTGTTTCTTATACTACTTTTAATAACTATGATAAAATCACTTATTTATTAGCTACGTTAGGAGTAAAATCTGATGATTATTTATCTTTTATAAAAGAAGAAGTAGATAAATATGATAATATAGTACCAATAGATGCTTAGCTATATTTAGCAAAAATAGGTATTGCCGCTATAAATAATCCTTCTTTAGTATCTTCTGTAATAAATAGAATAAAAAAGAAATCAGATATTAAAGTACCTATACTTGATAGATTATTATTTATTAGTGGTATCGGAGGTTCAGGTAAGACTTCAGTGGTAGCTAAATATATAACTGATTATGCTAAAAATAAACATATAATAGTAGCAGGACCTACTGATACTCAAGTAACTGGATTAAATAAATCCTTAGGAGTTACTGACGGAATTAATGCTAAATAGTTATTATCTTTAGTTATAGATGATGCTAAATATAAAGATTTAAATGGAAAATTTAATAACTTAAGTAGTACTGATAATGTAGAATCTTTAATTAGTAATGCTGATGTTAAAAATCATGATTCTGGAATTTTAGTTATAGATGAGATAACTCATTTCAGTACTTTGGATTTAGCCTTAATAAATAAATGGGCTAAAAAGAATGATATATTTATATTAGGTTTAGGAGACGATACTTAGTCTGGATATACTACTGATAAAATGATTGCTAATATAGACACTGATAATGCTTTTTGTCTAAGAACTCCTAGATTAGCTATATCATTACGTAATGGTAATATACAGCAATCTTCTGATACAAAATTATTATATGGACTAACTTAGTAGGTAAGAACTTTAATAAATGATGTTATGCCTAAAGATAAATATGTTTAGGCTCGTAATGCTATTAAAAGTTATTCTCCTAGATATAGTTATTCTTCAGGAGAATTACATGGAACTATAATCACTGATTCATTTGATCAGTGGGATATGATTCCATAGGATACTCCTAAAAAAATAGCTTATATTGGACCTAATGACATTACTAGTAAAATTCCTACAGCTATAAAATTTAATAATATTAAAGAGTTACAAGGATAGGAATTTGATTATTTAATATACGAAGGAAATATTAAAGCTCAAACTAGGGAATATGATGATACAGCAGTAGGAGATTTATTAAACAGCTCTAGAGAATTATATACTTTAATAAGTCGAGGTATAAAGGGAGCAGTTATTATATCTCCTAATTCAGGATTTACTAGTACTGAAGAATTTTATACTGGAGATACTACAGATTTTTCTTAGTATGCTAATGATAGAAGAAATAGTTTATTAGAAGAATTAAATAGTTATACTTTTAATCCTTCAACTAATACAACTTCTACTAGTACGACAAATGCTAGTACTAGTAATTCTCCTTCTGTAGAAACTGTTACTTATTATAATATGGCAGATTTAGATGATATGGTTCAAGATTTGGATATTACTCCTACTGATAAAAAATCTTTAGATAAAGATAATAAATAGGCTTCAAATTTTACTTTAGAATCTATAGAAAGTGTACCTAATGAAAACAGTTTTGATAGATGTTATGGTAATTTTAGTTTATTAGGACTAAAAAGAAGTTCTAAAAAGGAATGGTTTTCTCCAGATATTGAATCTAAGGAATTATCTGATGTAGGAGTTATAGCAAGATTTAATAATGCTAGCCAAGTTATATCAGATGGTAAAGAAAAAGACCGTTTAGTAAGACAATTACTTGCATTAAAATATGCTTTAATGTAGGTAAGAAGAACTGATACTAATGAAAGATGGGATGGAGCAGCTTTCTTAGCTAATCATCAGAACTTATAGTAGTATTTTAATAAATCTCCAGAAACTTTTGAAAATTTAAAATATTATATAACTTTAAGGCAGAAAAAAGATACAGATACTCTAGTAGGATTTTCTGATTTAAATAATGATGAAGTATCTTTTAATTATAATGGAGAATAGATAGTAGCAGTTGTAGAAGCTAAGTGGTAGGCTATTGATCCTGATGGTAATACAGTAACTAATACTATTACATTAGGAAGTTTACCTAACCCTGATATAAATGGAGCTTATTCTAAATATGTTGAAGACCATAAAGAATTATTACCAGCATATGATAATTATGTAAAATAGTTTAAAGCTATATATGATGAGGGAAGATAGAGAGAAATAAATGCTCCTAAAAACTTAATAACTTTATTAAAACATACTAATTCTTAGATTCCATTTTAGAAAGTTAAACCATAGCAAACGTGGAGATGGGAACGTACTATTAATGGAGAAACTTTTAAAGGTACTACTGAAGGAACTTTAAGAGATGCTGACACTATAAATAAAGCTGCACTAAAAGATAGAGGATATTTATCAGTTTCTGAACCTATTGTATATATGGGAGGAGCTAATAAACTGGAAGGAGTAAACCCTAAAATGGAAGGTCAAGTAGTATATTTAGTATCTAGTTTACCTAACATGAGTACTGAGGAATTAGTTCAAATGTATTGCAGCAATAAATTAAATACTAACTAGGATAATCTTGATAGAATGAAAGTACGTATGATAGTACCTACTCACAGAGGATTATCTTTCTAGGATTTAACTAATTAGGTATGGTAGGATATGTACACATTAAAAGCTACTGATACTGAGAGTGCTAATAAATATCCATAGGACTAGACTTAGTTAGGACTTAGAATGTATGCACATTTATGGAATACTAGAGCTAATTTAAAAAGAGTACTTAATGCTTTATAGGTCAATCCTAATGATGATTTACATATATATAATTAGTTTAGAAGATTAAATCCAGAAGGACTAGAAAATAAAAATCTTCGTTACTATATAGGATGGGATGAAAAAGCTAGAAATGATGCTTTTTTTAAATATACCAATGGTGTTTATAATTGGAATGACGATGCTCCAGTGGTAGAAACTTTTAAAGAAAATTTTATAAAAGAATAGAGAAAGTTAAAAGAATCTGATCCTAATAAATTAAAAAGTTATATATATGCTACTCCTGAATATATGAGACAAATGCTTGAAGTAGTAGAAGGAGCTTTAGCTCCATTTAAAGACTTTATTAATTTAAAAGCTCTTAATAATGATGGTACTACTTCTGAGTTTGATGAATTAAATTATATAACTTTTGATAAAGAAGGTAGGACTAATGATATTCGTAAATTATTTATGCATTCCTTAAGAGATTACTAGGAAAATAATAGAAGATATTAGTTTGCATTCCCTACTTATAATACTGATGGAAACGAACGTACAGTATTAATAGAATTAGATCAAGATGTAATTAAATCTCAATAGCAATTAGCAGAAGCTAAAAATAATTAGTATAAACCTTGGAGTATATTTAAAATAGTTCCAATGATATTAACTAAAAATTATAGATTTGTATCAATGGCTATGTCTCCTCAAGGTAATAAACTTTGGAATAGAGATTCCAATAAATATAAATATAAATATACTGACTCTGAGGGTAAGTCCCAGATAAAAGTATTACCAATGTAGGATTTAATAAAAGCAGGTCAAGATATAGGAAGCACTACAGAATTTACTAATATTGTAGATTTAATATTTCATGGTACTACTAAAGTTCAAGATCCTAAAGTTTTCAGAGAATCTACTGCTCCATTTAGATGGGGTATATGGACATATCCTAGAGTAGATTATGAATAGGGATCAGAATTATTATATAAAAAGAGCTTGGCAGATAGAGGAACTGCTTATTTTAGAAAAGTAAGAAATACATCAGGAACTAATAATATAAATAGTTTATATATGTCAGATGTTATTCCTATTCCTTTAGCTGATATATCTTTAGAAAAACGTACTGATACAATTACTAAAGAATAGCCTACAGAAACTGTAATTTCAGGAGATACTGAAAAAATTAATAATATTAAAAATATTGGAGTAATTACTGGAAGTTACTCTACTGTTTAGGAGGCTATGACTGCTCATAACTTAAAAGTATCTACAGAAGATAATACTTTACTTGGTAGTTATTCTTAGACGCCTCCATTAATATATTTAGAAGACGGTAATTTAAAATATATTCGTTATAATCCTGAAGATATTATATAGGGTTTTGATTTTAAATCTGGAGAACCTAAAAATATTTTTAAAGATAAACATAATCCAAAAAATTATTATATTGTAAATAATGATGGTATAGTAGAAGAATATAAATTAAATTTCGATGATTCTAGTAAAAAGAAGAAGTTTATAGAAGAAGCTATTAAGGATAAAGAGGTATTAAGTAAAATATACGATGAGTTATTAGATACAACGGCTTATGATGAAGTTGGTATGAATGACGAGTTCCAATTATCTAGAGATAGTTTTATGAATTTATCTTCTATAGAAGATATGAAAAGTAAAATTGAAGAAATATTAGATGCTACATATACTAATGGTTTATAGCTAGAAGGAAAATATATAGATAATATTATAGATTATGAAAATTGTTCTATTAATTTAGTATAATAAATGGCTTGTAGAGAACTTATAAAAATAACAGGTATTGACAATATTGAGTCAAAACAATCCCTAATAAAGTTTTTAACTAATTTAGACTCTAGACAATGGAAAAATTTAAAAAATAATGATGCTAGGTTAATGCAAATTATATCTAATGTAGTGTACTTACCCGAAGAGGGTAAGGCACTTACTTAGGAAGATAAAATCCATTTAAAAGCGGTACAGCAATAGATAAATTTACTTGCTAATAAATTTGAAAATATTAAAGGAGATGATTTAAATAAATTATTGAAAATATTTGAATTACCTGCTACATCATAGGATGAATCTATATCTTAGGAATAGAGTATAGATACATCTACACAATAGATATTAGCTACTATTAAAGCTTAGTAGAAAGAGCTAGTAGTTACTAATAAAGAACTTTTAAATATAGCCTATGAAAATAATAAAGGTTATGACAAATTAAGAAAATTTGATTTAACTAGAAATACTATTAAATCTGTATTTATAGCTCCAAATGAATATGAATTAAACTCTAATGAATGGGCTATTAATAGTAACATCGTTAAGTTAAAAAATTAGTGGATGCGTACTATTAGTTCATATTTAACTGGAGGAACAGAAAAATTAGATATGTATACTGAAGCTAATAACAAAAATACTTGGAGATATAACTTTAAAGTAGAAGATACCTTAGAAGCTTTTAAACATAAAATTTATACTAAAGATTTTAAAAGTTCTTTAAGTTCAGATGAAGAATATAGAAATGCTATAGCTGCTTATTTTAATCTTATAAATTTTGATGATGATATCAAAGAAATTATAGGCAAAGATTTAAAGGTTGTGGGTAATGCTAATCATAGTTTTACTAAAAGAAATATGCCTTATACTTTAAAGGGAGAATCTTCTTTACGTAAAAGTTGGTCAGATAATGAATTAATAAATGGACTTACTAATATTTCTTAGATGTCTAAATCTTTGTTTAAAATTATTCCATATATTAATTCTAATAATGAAGATGAGTCTCAATTTATAGACGATATATCAGCTATTGAGGCTTTTACTCATCTAAGACAAGAATTAGCTAATACTAATAATTCGTATTTAACTGTATTAAAACAGCGTGCCCAAACATTTAGAGATAATTCAAATAAATTATTATATGATATATTTAAAGAGCCTCATATTGAAGATTTAATAGGCAAACTTGAATAGAGAGAGTAGGATATATTACATTCTATAAAATAGTGGGGATTTTCTAAAGATGGATTATTTGAAAAACAACTGGGAAGGGTTACACATAAAGCCACAATACTAGATTGTGTTGTAACTTCTTTAGTATCATTAGACCCTATGAATTATCAACAAGTTTATATTGTAAATGAAGGTAATAGAGTTAGCTCTAGGGTAACTGTTAAAGATAAATTTAATTATAATAGAGAAACTTTAAATACTACAGAAGTTATTAATAACTAGAATGAAACTGTTACAACTATGAATGACTCTATGGTTGTTTGTAATACTTCTGGTAAAATAGATTATACAAATCCCGCTGGAGTAACTGTACCTAATACTTATTAGATTAAACATGGTAATTTATTAATAGTTGTAGGACCTAATACTAAAAAAACTAATCTTTAGGGAATCTTATCAACTAATTCTAGTAATTTAGATATATATATATTTAAGTTGAATGGTAATTAGAGAGAAGATGTTACTAGTCAATATATAGGAGGAGATTTTAATGAAAAAGCTATTATTAATGGAAGTATTGATAGTAGATTTACAGAAATGTTTGATTTTATAGAAGATTCTCTTGGTTTAAAAACTGTATCTAAAGCTTAGTTATTAAAATAGTATACCCAAATGTAGAAACTTTTTGGTTCTGGTACTTATAATGGGTTTACTGGTATGTTAGTAACAGCTGTACGTAATGAAATAGTAAAACATTTAGTAGGATATTATAATGATTTTGTAAAGAGATATCCATAGGCAGCAGCTTCTCAATTATCTATATCTAATTTTTATGATCCTAATATTAATACATTATTACCTGATACATATAATAATATAAATTTAAAAGCTACTAGAGGTTCTATTGCTAGACCTGGAGAAATTGGTACAGTATTTAGAGTTGCTAATGCTTATCTTGATAATTGGTTATTCTCTTTTGGACAATCTAAAAAAATTGTTGAAGGAACTAATGTATCGGCAGTAACGTCTAATGCTTCAGGATCTAAAATACCTAATTATAGACAATATGCTATTGGTAATAATATTCAAGAATTATTAAGAGAATAGGTAAATTCTGAAAGTAGATATAAAGGATAGGAAACAAGAACTAGTGCCTCTTCATAGTTATTATTTGTAGATAATTTAACTAGAGGAACAAATCTTGTTATGGAACCAAGATTAGATTTGGAAGCTGTAGATGCATATGGTAAATCTAAGCAATTAAAAAATATGAGTTCAGCAGAACTCTTATATCACGGTATTATAGATAATTTTTATTCTCATTTGTTTGATGAATCAAATCCTTATATATCTATAAAACCAGCTGATTACTCTGATAAAACTTCTGATTTCATATATCCTATAAGAGCTGGAATAAATTTGGCTAATATAGGGGTTCCTTTAAATAAGGCTACTAAACAGGATATTCAAGAATCTTATATAGCATCTATCGGATAGTTTTACAAACGTTTATTAAATAATACTTTATATGATTTAACTAATGCTATTAATAGATAGCGATTCCCTTCATTTCCTTTAACTACCGGAGATAATACTGTTAAAGGTTGGGGAACAGACGGTTTATATCACATAGGTTATGATATGTCAGAAGATTAGCTTTTAGAAGCCAGTAAAGAGTTTGATAAATGGGCTACTTCTGTACCTTCAAATCTTACTATTTAGATAGATGGTCATACATTTACTACCTCTACTTTATTAAAAACAGATCCAGAAACTGTATTATATTAGAATGATTTAGGATAGGATATTATTGTTGCTTAGGTATTAGCCTAGGCTGAAAAAGGTTTAAAAGAAACTGATTTAATCAAAATGGCACAGTAGGCTGGAGTAGATTTATATTCTAATATAAATTATATAAAAAATAAAGACAAAGTTACTTTAAATCCTTTAGCTGTATATTTAGGAAGTTAGTAGTTCAAACCTAATAATTTTATTAATAGATGGTAGATGGAAAAGGCAAGTTTTCTTGATACTTTACTTAAAAAAGGATTCAAAATAAGACTTACTCAAACTATTAATATAGATCCTGATGGAAATTATCCTCCTATAACTAAATCTTTACCAGCTTTAGAATTAGCAAATAATTTTTTTAAAGAAAATAAAAAGTATAATTTAAAATCTTGGAGATAGTACACTGATAGTGAAGGCAATACTAAAGAATGGAACTTAGGATAGTGGGTAAGAGGAGATTATATGGTTCTTGGTAAAGCTATTGATAAAAATGGTAAAAGTACAGACTTATTATTTGATTCTTAGCTCCCAAGAAATGCTAGTAAAATAATCTTAAATCCTATGTTAGAGTATTTCTTTAGCGTTGATAATTTATTATCAGGAAATATGAGATATACTATGTTAGGAACTGAATTATCTGACCCATTAAAATATAATGATTATAATTCTGCTAAGGGAGCTTTCATTAGTGATATTACTCAAAGAATAAATTCTTCTGAAGACAATTAGGAAAGACGACGTTTATAGGATATAAAATCTAAAGCTATGTCTATAGATTTTAAAAATAGTGCTATTCAAAATATGGAATTTTTATCTGAAAATGTTCCAACATTATTTCATGCATAGGAAGCTAATTTATGGAATACTAGTAATAAACGTGCTAATATAGTATCTGCTACTATGCTTCCATTTATGTTAGGAACTTAGCAAGGTATTAGTAGGAACATAAATGCTGCTACTATAGAAGATATTGGAGCACATGTTTGGAATTTTAAAGGGTAGAAAGATAAAGATATTGATGCTATGGATGGTTCTACCTTTATTAATCCTATACAAGCTGTATTTGAATCTTGGTCTTTAGGAGGATAGACTATAGGTATGGATAAGAAAACTATTGGACATGCTTATGATAATAGAACAGGTTCTGTAGTATTATGGAAACATGCCACATATGCTATTACTAATGAAAGAATGAGAATGTCTTCTAATTCTGAAATAAAACTTACCAATATATTTAAGAAGATGTCTTCAATAAAATTTGGTAATGATATTAAACTAAATTTAGTAAATGATATAGGGTATGAGTTTGAAAACTTATATTATGAGTCTGGACCTAGACAATATAGGAAGATTGATTCTTTAAATTATGATACTAAAAATAATTTATATTATACATTAGAATATGATGTGGATATAAATGGTAATATAATAAACGACATTCTTCATACGGAATATCAAATATTTGATGCCACTACTTAGGAAAAAATAACCCCTGAAGAATATAATAATAGACTTGCCAAAAAAGATGAAAATATAGAAACTATAAATTCAGTATATGAATTGCATAGAGCTTTAGGCGGAATTTATAGTAAAGAATTAGCTATTGATACTAATACTTTAATAGATTCAGAGAATTCTAATATAGCTTCTGCATAGATTTTAAATAATGCTTCTTATGTAGAAAATAATGAAATAATTCAGCCTTATAAAAATAAAATGATACATTACCTAGCTAATAAATCTGCTTCTAAAAGAGCTTAGGGAAATGTAAATTCAAAAGCCTTATGGTTTAATAGTGAGCCATTAGCTTATGTTCCTATGACTATGACTCATTATGGAGTATAGTTGGATGCTGACCATGATAAAGATGCAGGAGAAATTACTTAGCCTACATAGGCTATTACTGCTCTTGAACAAGGCGGTAATTTACATCATCTATCAAAAAGAGTCTATTATGAATTAGGGCAATTAGCTATGGAAACTTGTAAATTAGAATTAGATACTGCTAATAAATTCCTGGAAGCTTATAATGAAGGTAAAAAATTAACTACTTAGGAAGTCCAAGAAATAACAGAAAACATTGGTTAGTTAGTAGCAGCTAGCTATTCATAGTAGAGTAATGCCGAATTAGGGGATATAATCTTACAAGGAATTTCTAAAGTATTAAAGTCTAATAGTGATGAACTAAAAAAGAATTTAGCAATTCCATTTAGTGACGCTACTTTATATGGTAGTTTATTACCATCTATAGCTACAGTAATTAATAATAAAGGAATTAAAGGTAAATATAAAGGATTGGCTTTAGTATTAACTCCAGGATTTAAATATGTGCAAACATTTAAATATGGTGGAGAAACTCACATGAGTTCTGATGTATATAATGATGCTATAGCAGCCATGACTGATGGAACATTTAATCCTTTAGATTATCGTCCTGTCATTAATGGTAAAAATAAAATAGTGTCATTATCTAATGACTAGGAAACCAGAAAATCTCAAATTATTGATAATGATAATTTACAAGTTCTACCTCTATCTTCAGATTATTAGATTAGAAAATAGTAGATAATTGATTGTTATTTACTATACTAGTAGCAGTTAGAAGAAGCTAAAGATAATGTTAATTTTGAGGAATTTGTACCTTCTGATGTAGTTGATATAGTATATAAAGTTTTAGATAAAAAAACTAAAACTTATGTAAATTATAGAACTCATATAGCTTTAGATAATATTGATACTTATTATGATTTCATTGATGCTAATATAAATGGAACTTTAAAAGAGTATTTATTATCCTAGGGAGCTTTAATAGATCCTAATTCAGAAATAGTATCTTTACATTAGGATGTTATGCATGGTAGAGATTTAGCTCCAGAACGTGTTGTATTTGATTATGGAACTATTAATCCTGATGGTACTTTTAATAAAGTAGGTCATACTAATATTTTCTTAATTGATGGTATTAGAAATAATAGAAAAAATTCTAATATGCGTAAATAGGAATATTAGAAAATTCTGAATGATTTACATAATGGATAGGTTACTATTAATGGTCAGACTTATGTAGTTTAGAATAAACAACTATAGGCAGCCGAGAATGTTATGACAAACATTTACAGTAAAATATTTGGAGTAGATAATTTATCTTTAATTGAGGCTAAAAAGTTATTACAGACTAAGATAGGTAGGGCAGATTATTTTTAGCCTAAAGTCTTTAAAGGTAATTATGATGTAGCTTTTATTACGGGTAATAATAAACATACTTATTTAAGTTTTTCAGAACCTCTTATTAAAAATGACGCAGGAGTATTTTTTAAAGAAAAAGATATTTCTGGTAATATAATAGCTAAAAAAGAAGGGGAATTAACTTGGTTATATAAAGTATCTATAGACAAATAGTTATTATACAAAGTAGGCTTACGTACTAGTGAGGGAGACATACAGTTAGTAAAAGAATATAATGTTACTTAGTAGGGAGGACAAGGTACTGATTCAAGATATAATTATTATTATGTAGACATTAATAAATTAAGAGCTTTAGGTATAAATGATTTAGCTATTTCTAATATTATTAATGATATATATCATTAGAAATTTTATTTAGGAGCAGAAATTAGTGATTCTTAGAAAAGTTAGCAAACAGAATCTGAATTAATATCTGATTCTTTTAAAGATCCTAATCTTAAAAATTTCATTGATGATTAGTTTTCTTCGGTTGGAGATGAATTAGAAAAAGTTAGAAATGAATACTATCAAAATAAACAAAAGTATTTAATGGCTTCTTTTGAAAAAACCTTAGATACTGTTGCTGACCGTATTCCTACAGCCTCTTTACAATCTTTTATGAAGATGAGAACTGTAGGATTTACTTAGGTTAATAATAATAGAATTTACGTTTCCCATTTTTAGGCATGGCTTTAGGGAGCTGACTATTGACTAAAATATCGTTATTTTAGTGACAATCTCCTTTTATGTAAAGTATTTTTACATAATAAATATTGTAGTCGTTAAATCTTGTGAATTGACGGGGAAATCCTTAGAGTTTATTTCACTAACTTATACTAGAAATAGATATAAGGGCTTTAATTAACTATTAAAGATATAGTAAAAGAAAATAAAATTGGATAATCCGCAGCCAAGCATCTTAGATAAGTTTACTTAACTTATAAGATGAAGGTTCACAGACTATCTCGGAAGAGAGTAGGAATTATAAATTCCGAAGAGCAAGACAATTATCTTTTAGGTGATTGATGATATAGTCGGTCTTATATTGAAAGATATAAGGTATAACGGATATAGATAAAGCCTACGTAATGGGATTTAATTTCGATGATAATGGACAATTTATTGGATGGAGTGATTTATTTGATTATTCTTCTAATGAAGCTTTAGAGTCTTCTTGTTCATTGCCAGTACCTAGAAATTCTAAATGGATAAAAACTAATAATGGTATAAATATAGAAAGATATGCTGAAGAGGCTTAGAAAGCATATGATTCTAATAATATTATTTTAAGAAATGCTCTTATAAATAAAGTATTAGATAATATAGATTATAGTCCTAATAGTACTATAGAAGTAAATTACTCTAGCCTAATATTAAATTAGTTAATTAGTGATATTAATACTCATGAGAGTACTTAGTTATCTGGTGATAATAAAATATTAGCTTTTTAGAATGCGGTATCATGGACTACCTAGGCTATAGTAAATGATGAGAGAAACTTACTTGATTCATACAGTCCTACTAACGTAGAAGGTATGAAACAAGTAGTAAAAGATAAATAGTTAGCTAGCGATAGTGGTACTTACACTTAGTGGAATCCTGCCACTAAATGGGTATTGTAGGAAGAGAACTTAATTGGTAAAAATGTTATTTCTGTAGCAGCTAATGCAGAAAAAGTTTATTTTAGTTTACTACATTATTATAATGAAATTGTAAGACACCCTGAGAAATATAACAAAGATTTATATACTTTCGCTAAATCTTTCGAAGGAGTATTTATGAAGGCTAATGGCACTCCGGTTATAAAAGAAACTATTGGAGGTATTAATTTTAATAATGATAATAGATTAAATAAATTATCTATTTTATTACTTAGCTCTAATTAGGAATTAATTGATATTAAAAATTCTCTTATTCAAGAAATATATTAGGGTAATAATTCAGAATATGAGCAAGATTTTATAAATGCTTATAAAAATAATGAATATTCTGATAAGCTACAAACTTTATTAAATAGTATAGATACTACACTTAGTGAAGATGAGGCTAAATATATGTCTCTAATGTAGTCATTAATTAATAATTCTACAGATCCATCTGATTTAATATCTCAGTTACTTAACTCAGCTACTGATAATGCAAAAGAGCTTATTTTAAATAAGATAAATGCCGGTATGAATTTAGCAGGAGTACATGGCTATCTTATGATAATGGGATTTCCATTAGATTAGATTGTAGATTTAATGACTTCACCTGTAGTTAGACTTGTAGACAGATTAAGTAAATCTGATATGTTCTCTGATATTGGAGTTAAAAGTAATAATGTTTAGAAAGTATTAGATTAGTTAATTTCTAGTAATCCTGATAAACAAAAAGATTGGTTCTAGTATGTATTAGATCCTACTACTATTAATAAATATGACCCTGGAAGAGATACTATTGTAGGTCAAACTTTAGTAAAATTATTAAATGATACTTCTATTACTTCAGATAATGGAACTACATTACATTTTATAAATGGTATTTATGTAGAAATGGATAATAATCCTGTAGATCCATAGATTAAAACTTATAAAAGATTGAAGGATGCCCCAAAATAGTTTTAGGAACCTTTAGAGTCTCTTCTTAGACAAAGATATGATGGGCTATTCTTTAATAAATTAAAAGGATTTAAAGCTGTACATAGAGGTGCCAGAGAAACTACAGCGGCTGCATAGTTACTTTTTAGTATGAATTAGGGAATACGTACTTAGTAGAATGAATAGTTAGCGTTTGAAAATCGTTTCAATAATTTTATAAAAGGTTTTGATGAGATACTGCCAAGTGTTTAGGAAATAGAAGATTTAAGAACTAAATATGCAGGAAAACTTTTACCAAGTTCTTTAAATGAGCAAGGCACTGATTTAGTTACTGATTTAGAAGCTTTATTCAATAAAGTAAAAGAATTGCATCCTAATTATTCTAATAGTTATATATATGGTATTGTATCATAGAGTTTATATGCAGGAATTTATAAAAATTTCAGTTTTTATGAATATATGATAAATGCTCCTATATAGGTACCAGAATTAGATGGTACTACTAGAAATACTGATTATAGAACTTTAGCTACAGAATATTATAATTTAATAAAAGACTCTATAAATGTATTAGATGTAATAAATCATTCTGATTAGTATAGAGTTTATTTAGAGTTACAAAAAGCAGCTACTGTAAATACTGATATAGTGTCTACAAAAAGTTAGTTAGTTAGAAAGTTTTATGAAATATTACGTAAAGATAGAGGATATATTGATTCTAAAAAACTTAACTAGATTTAGAGTTATATTGATTAGGCTTATATTTAGTAGTATTTAACTAATATTTAGTTAGCTGTAAATAATAGTGAAACTTTACCATTTTCATTTCCATTACATTAGGGATAGAAATTATTAAAGGATTAGAATCCAATTGAAGTATAGTCTAATACTGAAATTATTATGAATAGTAGAGATAATATTGCTACTTTTAAATATTGGGTTCATAAATATTTAGTACCTTCTTTAAAAAATGGTTCTTATTGGGATGGTGAAAAAATGTAGAATTTTCCTGAAAATAGATTTATTAATGGATTACAATTAAAAAAAGAAGGAGATAGATACGCTCTATCTTTGGATATTGATATGCTTAATATCGATAAATCTAGAGAATCTACATTAAGATATGCATCTTATGAAGAAGATTATAATAAACTTATAAACTATAAAGTAGGAAAATTTAATTTATAGGATATATTTATGATTTATAATTTATTTGTAAATGGTAATAAATATGGCTATAATAGATTAACTACATTATTTTAGAGTAAGTTAATAGAGGATATAAATAATATCGGGAATCCTCAATATACTCCAAGTGCATTAATGCAATGGTATAAACACTTAGGATAGGCTGACAAAGCTAATATACAACAAACTATTGATAATAAAAATTTACCTATAGAGGAATCTATAAATGCTTTAGGAGTTACCCTTGAAGGATTTGATATTTATTCTGCTCCATATGTAGAATCTTTTTCTTAGGCTGGAGATAATAGAGTAGTACGTATAAAAGATCCTAGAAATTCTCCTACTAATGGTTTAGTTATGCTTTATAACATTAAAGACCATAAATTTATAAATCCTTTTACTTAGATATCTGAAGGATATGATAATTAGAGAGAACTTATTTAGAGATTAAAAATAAATAAAGAATATTATCCAATAAATATTGATTTACAAGAATAGATAAATAAATTAGAATAGATGTTTAAAGATATTGTTTCTGGAGGTACTAGCCTATATAATATGACAATATCTGGTAAAGTTAAAATTAGAGTTAATTGTTAATGAGTTGTACTATCACATTAAATATTGGTAGTAATAAAATTACTTTGGATGGAATAGAAGAAGATTCCATCCAAAGTTTTTATGATTACTCCAATCTTATATAGGAAATAAATAAATAGGGTAAAACTGAAGAATTTATTAATGCTATACGTGCTTAGGGTATTAATAATACTTCAATATACGTAAATAAAGATATGGAAGGACTTACTGACAGTAAATAGTTTTTCCTTCCGAATATGACTTATAGAGAATTTCGTAATAAGTTTCCTACAGCTCCTGAATTAGAGAATATAAATGTATTATATGTAGATGAAATAAAAACTAATGGAACTGATACTCCTTTAGTATATTCTACTAAAGATGTTTAGGGTAACGATTTATATATAGTACAAAGAGGTGGAGAAAAATAGTTTATAAATTATTTAAATAAACTTAAAACAATTTAGGATAGTGATATTCCAAGTAACTTTATAAATTTTATATAGGAATTAGAGCAATCTGACGAAACTTGGTTAAGAAAGTTTTCATCATATTCTTTTACTAAATCTTCTAGTAAAAAAGCCATAGGAGAATACGAAGGAAGTATTAAAACTGCCAGAGAAGTTCTTGCTAAATATTTATAGAATCCTGAAAGTTTTTATGAATATTTATTATCAGGAAAAAATGCTAACTTTAAACAAAATGTAGAACGTATTAGAAAAATAAAAGAAGCATTAAATTCTTTAAATGATTATGACCCTCCTAGAGAATATGGAACTCCTTTTGCTAACGCTCTAATGATGCATACTTCTTATAAAGAATTTAATAAAATTACTTATAGAGCTATCACTTTATAGCAATTAAAAACATTAACAAAATAGGCTTCTCCTGAATTATATGAAAAGTATTTTTCAAAAGATAATCCTGACCCAAGTACTATATAGATTAAAGTAAATTCAGTATTACGATAGCTATTTTGGAACACTGATGGTTAGGAAAATTTAAGTACTAAAGGTATTTAGATAGAAGCTATTTATAATGGTAATATATATTTTAATATTTAGCCTTCTACATTTGAAACTAAATATGGATATACTATAGCATCTAAAGAGGCATATCCTCACCAAGAATAGGAATATAAAGGTTATAATATATATTCAGCAGTAATAAATGGCACTACTAAATTTATGGTAGCTAGAGGAGTTTTTACTGATTAGAATGTAGGAAAAACTTACGATAATTTATAGCAAGCTAGAGATTTTATTGACAAATCTTTTAAAGAAGATATTTTAAAAAAAGGGTTATTACTAGACTTATATATGCCTAATGAACATGGTGTATAGTTTAATTTATCTACTCATAACTCTACTATATTACCTGGTTAGGTTATTAGAGCTATAAATGTCTAGATAAATTCTAAAGCATTTACTAAAGAAATCTAGAATTATAATGCTGAATAGGGATTAAAGTTTATACAAAAACATAATGACACTGTAGATACTACTTAGTTAGATAGCTTAGAAAAAATTTTATTAACAGCGGCTAAAGTACAAGAAGATATAGATAAAGGTATGTAGGAGGATTTAACAGAGTTTGTTGATAATCTTAATAATTATAATTATTACTATGTTAATAATGTAAATTAGAGTTAGGGTTTATAGTATACTATATAGTTACAACAAATACCTAATGTAAGAAGTACTACTAGCAGTCCTATAGGATGGGTTTCTATGCCTTAGAGATTAACTTATTTTGCTAATAAGATTGAGTCTAGATTTGGAATACCAACTTAGGTATTAAATAAATAGGCTATATCTGAAAATTATGGTGAATAGTTTGTTGATAAAAAGGCTTTTATTAGTAATAATGAAATTGTAATTAATCTTGAATTAGCTACTAAACAAGATGTAGCACATGAATATATGCACGTATTTATGGGTATTGTAAAAAGCTAGCCAGATTTGTAGGAAGATTATTTTGATTTATTACAAGATTTAGTAAAAAACACTGAATAGGGACAGTAGCAATTATAGGAGTATCAAAATGTTTCTGAATATTCTGATTTAGCTAGAATTGATTTATATGAAGAAGTTGCTGCTAATATAATGGGAGAATATCTTACTTCATTAAATCCTAATACATACCCTAAAATATTTAGAGATTTTAGAAAATTTATTTAGAATAACACTTTTAACTAGGATTTAAAAGAAAATATTTTAGATTTTACAGATTTTGCTGTAAATAGTTCTTATAAAATAAATACTAATAATACAGAACGTTAGATTACTAACTTTTTAAAGACAGCATTACAAAATAATATTATTTAGGAGATTTGTCAATGAGTTGTAAATATTTTTTTAAAGGGGTATCTAAAAAATCTAATGAATTATATCAGATATTTAGTAAACTAGCAGGAGATGAAGGATTATCTTATTTTGAATTACATAATTTAATATCTGATAATATAGATTTAACTAAATATAGCGACACTTTATTTTCAGCACAAACTGAGGTATATAATAAACTAGTAAATTTAAAATCTAGTCCTCTTATTTTTGATAAATGGGGTAATGTAGTAGCTGATGATCCAGAATCAGGAGTATATAATATTTAGCATTTCTTAGATAGTTAGTACTTTGATCCAAATTAGAAGTATTATACTAAAATGAATGATGAAAATTATAAAGATGCTTTAAGAAAAAGAGGTTATACTGAAGATTAGATAGCTCAAGAATTTGAAAGATTTAAATTAGTTGGAGCTGATGCTTATGTAATACACTATTTAGTTAATAATTTAGAGATTTCAAATGTAAATGACCCATATACTTGGAATGTGCAAGTATCTTTACTTATAGGTAAATAGATAACAAAATTAACTGAAGATATTACTAAACGTAAGTTGAGTAATTTAAGTACTGATTTTTAGGAATCTTTATTAAATAGCTTTAATAGAGTTTTACAAAGTGTTGGTGATAATAATAATTTAGGTTCCCAAATTTTATAGTCCAGAATAATAACTGCTAGAGAAAATAAAATGGGAATTAGTACTAGTCGAGTGCGTAATATTGCAGTTACTCACGCATTAACAAAAGATGGAATAAAATTACGTGGACATATAGACTAGGTAATTGTAGATAAATATGGAAATATTGCTATATATTAGAATATAGTATCTAGTTAGCCTTATGAATCTTGGATAAAAATAAAGAAGTAGAAATTTGAATTAGAACTAGCTTTTTTAAAGAAAATATTATAGGCTAAAGGATTTAATGCCAATAAAATTAGTTTACACTTAATTCCTACATAGATAGTATATAATGATGATGGTTCTATAAAAGATATTCGTATGGATTATCCAAAAAATATATAGGTTCAAGGAGAATACTAGTTAGGAGATATAGATGAAGCAGTTGAAGCTTATATAGATACTCCTGATTTAAGTTTTGGTAATATTGATGACAAAGTATAGACAGCATTAGATAAAACTAATTTAATGTTTTTAAATGCTAATATTACTTAGAATAGAATTACTAAAACTATTGATAGTTATATTTCTCAACAATATAATCCTAGAACTGGTACTGGTGATATAGTAAAACTAGAAGATGATCCATAGGGATATAATTATGCTGTAACTATTGACGGAGAAATTCATAAAATAAAAGAAGATTCTTTACCTAAAAATAATATTGAATTAAAAGAATTATTATAGAAAGAATTTGATAAAAAGGAAAAATAGATAAGTACAGTACTTGATACTTTAGTAAAATAGATTTAGGTAGCAAGACATAATCCTTAGAATACTACATTTGAAGCTTTTAAAAGGAGTAATTATAGATTAGTCTCTCTACTCGGTAAATATATTGAACCTACTTATATAGGAGGAGATCCAGTATATGAATGGAATATTATTGATAATGAAGCTTTAAGAAATGCTCACATTTTATTGTTCTAGAATAGTAAAGGATAGATAGATGTAGTATCGTTAGCTAATTATAATCTATATGAGGTAAATAAACATAGAAGTAATGGTTCAAATATTATGAATAGTTATATTATGGATAATCAATCTGGTAATCTATATAATTATGACTGTTCTTTTGGACATATGGAATAGATTCGTACATTAAATATATTAAATGAGATATTACCACAATTAGATGGTAATTTTAAATTAGGTAATATTTAGGTAATATCTACTTATGGTAGAGGTTAGGGAATGTATAGTACTGCTTCAGATTTAATTACTAAATATTATTCACCTATATTAGAAGTAGTAAATAAATATAATAGTGGAGTAAAGTTAAATAATAATTTTGGCAATATCAATTTTGTAGATTAGTATGAATTAATTACTGATTATATAAGTAATTTCTTAACTACTTCTTCTTATCTAGAAACTAATCCTATACGTTATAAATTAAAAGATGCTAAGGAATAGTTAGAAAATGCCAACTCAGAATCAGCTATAAGAACTGCTTTACAATCTTTTCTTGAATATCTGTAGAATAATCCTGTAATAAAAAATTTGCAAAATGGAACCTCTGATTTAACTTATGCCAACGATAATACTAAGATGTTAGCTAATATTTATAATTAGGCATGTTATGAATATAACAAGTTAATGGGAGTCTATGTAGAAACTAAATATAAACCCCTAAGTTGGCTAGAAAGTAATATAATAAAACCTGATGCTAATTCAGATAATAATTATAGAACTATTAAACAAATTGTTACTCAAACAACTTTTAGAGCTAACGAAAGAGTGATGGATGCTGCAAATCCTATTCAAAATTTTACTAGAGATTATTTTAAATAGGCAGGATATTCTACAGTAGAAGGGTCTTTAATAGGAGATGAAAACAAATATTTCGATAATATGTTTATGCATAATGATAGAGGAGAAAAAATAATGATGTTTAAAAATCCTTATAAGAATGATGCTGCTAATTACATGAATTCTCATGAAAAACTTTTTCTTAAAAAAGCTTTATTTGAGCTTGCTAAAGTAACATACTCTATGCATAATAAAAAATTTGATTTTACAAGCTATGAAGATCCAGAATTTGCTAAAGCTGTAGAAGAATAGGAAGTATTACGTTATGTACCTTTAAAAAGAGCTTCTCCTACTTTATCAGTAAAATCATTAAAGAATGGTGTAAATCAATTTTTTGACACTATTAAAGGACTCGCCTCTAAAGAAGATAATGTATTTGCTAAATGGCAACAAACTTTAGATAAAGAAGGAGCTAATGTATCTATGAGAGATAGATTTGAAAATGGAGTAACTAATCCTTTTGCTTCTAGCATGTCTTCGGATAAAAATGTTAGATAGGAAATATTAAATCAACACACTAATGATTATTGGGAAACTAATATTCCAGCATTATTATATAGTTATATTAATGCTAATATATTAACTCAAGAATTTAATAAATCATTAATATTAATTAAGTCAGTGATGTTTTAGGCTAAAATGTTAGCTTTAAATTCTGGAAATTTTAAATATCTTGAATGGTTTTAGAAAGAGGCTGATAAATATTTAACTGTAAATGTATTTAATGATACTATATTAGAGGAAACTTCTAAAAAATTCTTCACAGTAATTAACCCTATTAAACATTTTGTATCTAAGATGTTCTTAAGTTTTAATATTAAATCTATGTTTAGAGATACCTTAGAAGGATTTCAATAGAACTATATTAAATCTGCTACTAAATATGGCACAGATATTTCTACAGCTAATTTAACAGCTGCATATTATATAGTAATGAAAGGTAGTTGTACTAATGTGAGAACTATCTCTTTATTAAATCAATTATGTATTAAATATGGTTTATCTAACTTAGACTTTGCCAATATTGCTAATGGATTAAGAACTGATAGAAGTGGTATTAACCATTGGGATGATATAGCTTATAATACTATGAAACGTCCCGACTTTTTAAATAGAATGACTTTATTTGTAGCAAGAGCTTTATAGGATGGTGTTTGGGATGCTTTATCTTTAGATGAAGATGGTAGAATTAAATATGAATGGAAAAAAGATAAAAGATTCCAAGATATATTAAAAGCTCCTAAAGGAAGTGAAAAATATAATAAAGCTAAGTCATTATATTTATCAGCTATACGAGCCTATAATAAAGAACATATTGATTCACCTATTGGATATAATGAAGACCTTCCGTCACCTTATTCATTAGAAACTATTGATAAAATTAAACAAGTTGCTGATAGTATATATGGTAATTATGACAGAGGTGGTAGAATGATGGCAGAAAACATGGCTATAGGTATGTCTTTTGCCTAGTTTACTACATATTCTAATGGTATTATTGCTAACTGGTTTAGTAAAAAGAGAGTTATAAAAGGAGATAAATTAGAATAGTAGAAAAATGAAGCAGGACAACTATTATATTTTACTGAAGATGGAACTATTACTACAGAAAATACAGGAATTCCAGTAATGGATAATATACCTATAGTAGTTTAGGGAATAATTCATACTTTTGGTGATATATTAGGAATATTATCTAATACTAATTAGGATGACAAAATTAAGAAAATAAGAGAGATGTTAAATACTAACCCTAATGATCGGGCTAATATTAGAAAAGCTTTTTATAATTTGTTATGGGCTGCTTTTATGAGTATTTTATTCAAAGAAATATTCGATCCTGGATATAAAGAAATAATGAAATCTTATAGTAGTGATGATGTATTAGCAAGTGCTATGACTTATGTAGTATATAATGGAGGTAAATAGTCTACTTAGAACTTTCACGAGTTGTTTGTTATTCCAGAGTATTTTGCTGGAAGTGGTGTAAGTGATGGTATGACTATACCATATTAGAGTTATCCAACATAGTTAATTAAAAATATGTTCAATACTGCTACAGACCCTAATAAACATTGGGGTGAGTATATTGTAAATAATGTTCCGTCATTAGCTATGTATAAGTAGGCTACTAAAGCTTATTATAAAGAAAATTAAAAAAAAATAAGGGGCGTAACCCAGGATTTCTCCTGAGCTACGCCCCTTTAAATGTTTAATACCAATATAAGGTATTAATTAAATTATTTTTTTCTACTAAATCTTGTAATATACTGATATCTATTTTTCCCACCATAGTAATTTTAGCATGTGGATTATTAAACAACTCTGGATATATTTCTTCTGTATAAACATATCCTTGATCAAAATAATTACAGCACTTTTGTGCTTCTATTACATTTATGTCTAATAAATTTATTTTAAACATTAGCCTGTTATTTCTTCAGATTCTTCAACATAAGTATCTCCTGATGATTCATACCATTCATCTGCCATTTCTCCTTCCCACCAATTTTCTTCAGCTTCTTCTTGGGAGTTGGCTTCTACAACATAAGATGTATATCTAATTACATCTTTACTAGTAGTTACTAAATACTTAGGCATTTAATTTTATTTTGTAAATCAGTTATAGTTCCATTATTTTGAATAATCTTATCAAAAGTATAATCATCTAATGCTGTCTCACTAATATGGTCCATTAATGTAATATTAGGTCTCTCTACTCTCCATACTTCTCCTCCTAAATCTTTTATCATTTTAAATTCATTAGGATAGCGAACATCTGGAATTAAAACAGTATCTATAGAACCATTCTTTTTAATAGCTGCAATCTTACCAATCATAATATTTACCCAAAAATCTTCAGTAATACTTTGTCTAAAAGCATTGCCAACATCTTGAAGTAAATTTCTGACAGTATAATTCTTACCCATCCAAGGAATAGTTAACTTTTTAGTCTCTTGTAAAGACATATCATAAGTTCCAAATGGTATAAGTAATCCTTGACAGCAATCTTTTAAAGAATCTGCAAAATGTAAAGTAGTACAATGCGCTTTACTAAATCTACTATAATAATTAGCTACAGTATCTTTACCTGAAGTAGCTTTTCCAGAAATTCCTATTATTACCATGTATCAATATCAGTTATATCCTTTTCATTCTTACAAACATTACATCTTATTCCTACAAAAGTACCTAGTCCAAAAGGTGAGAATATATAACTAAATTTTGGACAACCATTAGCTCCTGAATAAGGAGTGTCACACTGCTTTATTATGTTCTTTTATAAACTCTTTAGCTGCTTGACACTCCTTATCTGATAATTTAAAAACCAATCTTTCTTTGTTCTTTTTTATTGAAATCTATTTTATCTCTATTATAAATTTCTGCTAAAGTTTCAGCTTTATCATCTCCACATATAGCCTTGGTTTTATCTTTATTTAAAGCTTTAAACTCATATTTTACTTTGAGTCTTCCAGGTCTTAATAAAGCTTCATCTATATCTGTTAATGCTGCATTAAAAGTACATAAAAATCGTATGTTTAAAGCATCTCCAACTAATCCATCTGTAATATTTAGAAGAGAATTAATTAATGGATTTTCATGAGTATCTCTACGTTTTAATATATACTCACAATCTTCCATTATGATTACAGCATTTTGTAATTTTAAAAGGAAAGATAAAAATTGTCCTGAGACTATATTCTGTAACATAGAAAAATCCATTATATAAAAATTAGTATCAGAACAATCATATATAAGTTTCTTTATAAGACTTGTCTTTCCACTTCCAGCAATTCCGTACATCAATGCTAAACCAGAACCATCCTTTTCACAGAATTCTTTATATTTATCATAAGGTAAATCATCATTGTAGTTCTTTTTTACATCAATATCAATATTTCTAGAACTTGTACATTCTGTAGTACTAAATCCTGTATTAGTAGATACTACTAAATCGTAAGTTACAATTTTATCAGTATCCTCAGGTAGTGGTTTTACAAATTCTAGAAGTTTTTCAGCCTGCTTATAATCGTTATAATTTACTTGAATATAAGTACTGAATATTTGAACTTCTCCATATGCTGTAAAATAATGACCTATTTCATCTTCATCAATATAAATTCCATAATCTACATTATCAGAAAATTCCTTTATGAAATACTCTTGATAAATACGGGGGCTATCAGTTACACTATCTAATTCTAATTTATCTTTATGTTTTACTATCCTAGGATCAAAAGCATTTAAAAGTTGTGCTTTATTATCCTTATCTAATATTATAAAATAAGCACGAATATTACTATACATAGTATACATTACTGCTGGTTTAAATACAGTATCATGTACTTTATATAAATCTTTTAATGTTGCCTCTATTCTAGCTTGTATTGTGTTACTGTACATTAATATAAAATATTGTTAAAGATTTATCGAAACTATTTTTATTAGCTCCTAAAATATCTATATTAGTTTTTCTATTAGAGTATACCGCAGTAACTCCATTGAATTCTGGCATAGTATTATAGGATGTACTTGAAGACAGTCCATCCATAGCATCAAAAGGTTTTCTTTTACATGATAAACTAATAGGAATTGATTGGTTCATTATTTTCGTCCTAATCTAATTAATTTATAAAATTTTTTATCTAAGTTCAAATGTATGACTATATTCAATAATAATGATAGTTGGATGATTAATTCTAGTATAAATAGGCCTGTATTAACTACCGGACATAATACTAAAAATAATGTCCAAGGCTTTTCATCAAACAAGTCATCATCGTATCTAATACTTAATATAGCTCCTATAATTGATGCTATATATATTATAATTAAAATAGTCATTTCATTTCAGTTAATTCAATGAATTTTTGGTGCATTGGTTTAGCTATTTCCTGAGCCATTGGGTGTGCATCTTTAGCATCTCTACGGTAAAAAAAGTTTTCCCAGGAATCTTTAAATCCACAAGAGATAAGTTCAGATTTAATGCCTAGAGGAAGTACAGAACGAGCCTGCTGAGGTGTCCACTTTCTATTGTTAATTAAATGTAAATAAGTTAATTCTGATTGAACTAGACTATTTAGAAATAAACCTTCATCTTCCCCTATATTATAGTATTTACCTATTTCATCACTTCCTACACATTCCACTCTAATATCTGGAGAATTTTTGCTAACCATAATACAATGGTTATATTTTCCTTCTGGTACATCTAACCAGCATGGCTTAATAAAAGTAACCTCACTACCAAATTTTTCCTTAGAATAATTCACATATCGTGTACTTTCAGCCAAATGGGACAATCCTACATGAGTTCTAAACTCGTCCATAACTCCGCGATCGAGAATCATATGAATTGTATATCTTTTATAATGATATTCAGTAGGCTCGCAAAGATACTTCAAATCCTCTTCTAGATGATTTTCTACTATAACTCTATAATTAGTAGTGACATAATTCAATACAACACGTATATTAGGGTCATATTCTGCTTTAATAACTTGTTTACGTATTTTAGTCCAAGGATTTCCTGCATATATAAAAATATTACGTAGTGCATCTGTATCATCTCCACGTAATGTAAGGTAAACAGTGCCAAATTCAAGAGGTCTATTATGCCCTCTAGATTCTAGCATATTTACAAACTTCTCATAAGAGGTATCTGTAATCTTATCTTGACTCTTGTAACTAATACGAGCACAATACTCAATATGTTTATAAATGTCTCTTAAAGTGAACCCTTTCTGGTTTACAAATTGAAAACTTTGCTTAATTAATTTCATTGTTTAATATTTTTGATTTAAATTCCTTAAAATATGATTTCTCAGCATCTATTCTAGCTTTTATAGCATCTTCCTTTATATTAAAATATCCAAGAAATATACATTTACCTTTATACTGAATATCTGCATACCATTTATTCCTTCTATTATCAAACCTTACTCCTAATATTCCTGAAGTACCGTCCAAATCAATGAACAGTACTTTTTTAGTTTCAAAATCAATCATCTAAATATTGTTTAAGTAACACTTCATCAGGTGAATCATCCAAATATTGCATGGCTTCACCATAATTTATCCAATTATTTACTCCCCACCCTTCTAATGTTGATAATTTCTCAGAATTCTTAATTAACTTTAAAAGAGTATCCTTATCAATTTTTACAATATTACCTATATCAGTAATAGATACTTCACTATTACCCCATGGGATAGATTCTTCTTCTCCTTTTTCATTTACAGGAACTTTACTTCTCTCCCAACAAGGACAAGGCATACTTGTATCCATTTCTAAGGCATCATGTACTGAGCAAAAGTTATTTGGATCGTTTACAAGATACTTGAAAGTTTCTTTTACCTTATACATTAAGCAAGAATATTTTTAAGATTAGTTATAAAATTATCTGCCTGAGCTTTGATACTCTCAATATCCTTAATTTCATTCTGTAACTCTTTAATAGAACTTTCTTTAGATGCGATTTCAGTATTCATTCGCTCTATAAGGGAAGCGGTTTATCGTGAGTAGACTGAAAAGCAGATTTAATACTAGAAAGTTCGTCAGTAAAATTCTTATTAAAAAACATAACAAATATTATTAAAATTATAAAAACAATTTATCTAAGGATATAGATATACTATCCCATTTACTATAGTAGCTACTATACAATATATTGCAGTAGCTGTTATAATTTTATCTGAAGAAGCTTTTGTAATTAACATAACTATTAAAGCTATACCATAAATAGTTACAATAATTATATCAATTATTAGAAGCCCTAACATCATCATGATAAAGTACTGATGGATTATCTTTGTGTATATCTATATTATCTAATTTAGCTATAGCTACCTTCTGCTTAAATTGTTCTAAGTCAAATCCAAGAGTAATTACATGAATGCCATTTACTGTAGGAACATAATATAATATTATATTTGTGTAAGGTCTACATTCCCTAACTAAATCTAAATATTTATTTATAAGACCCCAATCTTTAGTATCAAAATCTAATATCCATTTAGATTTATAATCAGTATTTCTTCTTTGACCTATTGCTTTAGAAACACATTTAAATAACTTTTTAGAATTACATTCTATAGCTTCTAGAGCCTCTCTAATTATCTCGTATTGTACTTGTTTACAATTTCTAGGATTTACCCAAAAATAGGCACGAGCATTAAAAGTTTTACATAATGTAACTATTTCTTCTTTTTTATTTAAAAAAGATTTTTTATCAAAGAAATGATAATCTTTAATTACATTATTATTACTACCTACATTACAGTCTTTTTTTCTTTGTATTACTTGTACAAAGTAAAAATCTCCTTGGTCTGAGAGATTATCAAACCAAGGAGCAAATATATTAAAATTATCTACCATTTAAAGGATATATATTTTTATAATTATTATAAAATTATTGGATACCCGATGCAGGTATACCTCTACATATAATTAATTTACTCATTCTTTTTCTAAATCAAAATCATCAATGCTCCATCCCTCACTTAAAAAGCGATTTTGCAAAGATTTACTAATATCTTCAATATTAGTTGTAGAAATTTGTTTACTTATACAAAAACATATTGTATAATCTTCTTCTTTTAAAGGAATATCTGTATTAAGATTATCTAAAAATCTCTCTTCAGATTGCATCAACGTTGGTGAATTACTAGCCATAATTAAAATCGCTCAATATAATCAACTTCAGGAAATGTTGCATATACATCATCCCACGCAGCATCTACTTCCATTTCATCATCTTCGTCATAATGATTAGAATACTGAGTTCTAGAACCATCTTTATTAGTTATAATAAATGTCATATATTTATTACATATTTATCAACAAATTCTCCATGAGTTTCACAATAATCTAATTGTTCATACTCGCCCATTCCAATACAAGCAACTTCTACAAATCTTTGTAAAACTCCTTCGGAAACTTTATCTATTAATTTATGACAAATTTCTTTTTGTTTGTCGTAATCTATATCAACGAATTCTTTGCCGTCGATATCTAGTGAGTAGTCATTACAAGTGTAAGTTATTTCCATTTTAATGAATCCAGTAATTAGGTAATGTCCCATCTTTACATCTAGAGATATCTGCATCTAACTTACATCTAGTACAAAATATTTCTCCTGCTCTAACCATAATAGCATGAAGTCTACTAGCTACTTTTTCAGCTATTTTTATAGGTGCTTCACAATTAATCTCCACATATTGTTACGAATATATCGATTCCATATATTCTCCTATATTTTCATATAGGTTCGGACTATATCTTATAAAAATCTCCACTTATAAGCTAACTGCCTATTAGTAAGATTTTCATCGATGCTTTTCACCTGCTCTTGCAGCTTACTCCATTTCAGGATAGTCTCTGAACTCCATAATTTATAAGAGTAACAATTTAATGGATAACGTGATAGTATTTCACTAATAATATTAGCTCCTTCATATTTATTAATTCCTAAATAATACAATTCTTTTCCTCTTTTTATATCGTGCCTTAAACTAGCTTTAATGCCTAAGGAATCAAACCATGGAATAAAAATTCCTTCTTGTATATACTTTGGGAACTTTTGAGTATTTAAATTATAATATAAATCTCTTTTATGAAGGCTGCCATCATCATAAAACCATAATGCTAACCCAAGTAAATCTAAGTTTTCAATAACATCTTGAACAGTAAATTCTTTAAACTCAAATAATTCTGGGTAAGCTCCCCCATACATAGTATATATAGGAGTTTGACTATAACCATTTCTTTCTTGGAGTTTAATATTTCCTTTACCTAATAATTTCTTTTTAAATTCTAAATATTCAAGATGCTTACAATTTGTGGTATAAATATAACTGCCACTATTTGTAGTAGATATACATCCATCACCTAACAGTCCTGTTAAAAATACTTGAGTTTGTTCTCTTGTAAAATTATAAAGCTGCTTATTGTCCATTTCTTTTAACTGAGGTAAAATCATATTTAATATTTTTACTGGTTTATTATTTCAATAATTTAGTAATTAAATCTTTAGGAGTTTCAAGCAATTAACATCGTTTTACTACAACAAGATTATTTATCGTAGGGGGTAACAGTAATTAAAACCTTATTAAAAAGATTATTTTCTATTATCCATTTAAAGAAATAAATCATACTTACTTTATAACATAAAGCTCCAGTATGTTGGATTCTATAATTTATACTATTCCTTTCACACTCACCTTTTTTCTTAAAGAAATCTCGTACCTCTTGTACTGTATCACAGTTAGGAGATTCTCGCTTCATTTCTCTATAATACTTCCAAAATTCCCTATCTTGCATTTTTTCCTGCATTGAACGTAGAGATTCAAAGTCATATATATGTGCTCTATATTTACTTATAGGATTTAAAAGTATATAGCCTTTTTCCATTACTATTTTTCTACAATACTCTTGATATTTAGCTAATCCTGAGAAACCAGACATATAATTTTCATATATTTTTTTAGCTTCTTCTATAGAGATACCTTTGTTTCGATGAATAGTATTAAAATCACCACCATAATTTATAGAAAATTCTATGCCTTTAGCTTCTTGTCTAAGATGGTGATACTTTTCTTTAATTTCTGTTATTTTTGTATCTCTAGGTATTTGATCAGGATAACTCATATAGGCAGTTAGAGCATGTAAATCTCCACTTCCTTCCATTAATTCATGTATTAAAGCTTTATCATTAGAAATGGAAGCCATAATAAAGGACTCTTGTCCTGAATAATCTATGGAAATCCAAGAGTTACCTTTCTCTGCGATAAAACAACTTCTAGTTTCTGGGTCTGCTGGAATATTAAGAAAATTCACATATTCTATTTTAGCATTCTTATCTTTTCCACCACTAGATATTCTGGCAGTATTAGTACCTAGTTGATTAAACTTAGTATATACTCTACCAGTTTCAGGATTTATTTGGTCTAACCAGTTTTGTCCATAAGTAGAACATACTTTTTGAGCTTCCTTATAATCTAGATAAATAGGAAGAATTTCAAAATCCTTAGCTTGAGGCTCTAATAATTTAGCATCTACAGAATCTTTTAATTTCTTTGTTTTACTATCTATAGTAGAAGTATTTATTCCAATAGCTTTAAATAATGGAATTACTTGAGCTGCACTATTCCAATTTATAGTACACTGTGGGTCAGTATTAAATCCTGAAAATAAATCTCCTTGTAAATCTACCTTAGTAAATCTAGAATCATTTCCATAGTGTTTTACTACCCAATCATTTAATTTAGTTAGAGCAACCTTTAAACGTTTAGCATCTTTTACCATTTTAGTTTTCCATTTTTCTACGTCTAATTTTACTCCACACCATTCCATATAAGCCAATGGAATAACAAATCTATTCTCTAATTGTACTGCTTTTACCAAATCTTCTTTTTCTAGTGCTTTTATTTGGGCATTCATTAAATCTTCCAAATCTACTACATCATTAGCTGCATAAACTATTACTTCTTCAGTTAGACCAATTTTAGTAATTTTACCTCGAACAGTTTTATCCATATATTTATTAAGATACTTGTATTCAAGAGTCTTTAAGTCAGCATGGAAACTACCTTTAGGATATCCCAAATATCTAATCTTTTCAGCTAACATTACATCCCATACTTTAGATAATATAATATTATGTTTAAAGAAGAATTGAGTATCAAATTTAGCATTAGCTAAAATATATAGAATAGTAGAATCTTCTAATATATCTTTATATTCCCAAATGTTTATAGTAGTGCAATCAATTACTACTTGATTTTCTTTAGTACCTATCTGAACTGTTAGTAATGCTTTAGTATGAGGATTTAACCCCATAGTTTCAGTATCTAATCCTCTAATTTTTTTCATAGAATTAATAATTTCCTTACTTCTTTCTATGGAAATACATTCATATTTAGAAGATTTGAATAAAGCTTTAACCTTGGTAACTAAATAAATCATTTAAATGTTTTTAAGAATTTTTCTTTTTCTAAGTTTCTTGATTGCTTCTTTCCTAATTTGTCTGATACGTTCTGGTGTACACCCAAATAAAGGAGATATAAGTTCAGGAGTATATTCTTGCCCAGTAAATCCATAGCATAAAATTATTATGTCATGTTCTTTATTAGAAAGTTCATTTAAAACTTTGTTAATAACATTAGTCTTATAAGACTGTTCTATATTATTATCTGCTAGAGGACTATTATTGTTTTTAACAATGTCTACTAAAGTAGAATCTTCGTCATCATTACTACCTAATGGAGTGTCTAAAGACATACATACTTTTTTAGCATTTATAGCTCCATTAATTTGTTTCATAGTTTTACCAGTAGCTTCTTCCAACTCTTCATCTGATGGAGGTCTATCCTCAGTTTGCCAATATTTATTTATAACTTTAGCAGCCTTATTATAAGTAAGTTTTTGACTTACAGGAACTCTAACAGTATCTGCTTTATAATGAATAGCTCTACGAATAGCTTCACTTATATGCCATACAGCATAAGTTATAAATTTAACATTATATTCACTTTTATATAAGCGGCTAGCATGAATAAGACCTACATTTCCTTCGGCTATTAAATCCGATAAAGGTAGTCCTTTATTCTGGAACTTTTTAGCTACAGTTACTACAAACTTTAAATTAGCATTTACTAATTTCTCCCAATCTCCAGTGTCAGCACATTCTTTCTCTTCCTCTAAAGATAATGGAGTAGAATGAGTAATATTATTTAGATAAGCTTGTAGTGCTCCACTATCGTCTGTAATTAAATTATACCCAGCCATCTTTATGCCATGTTTCAGTTAAATAACCTTTTGTGTAAGTCCTATAAAAAGTACACATATATTCATCTGGATCTAATTCTTCTGGCAATTCATCACACTCATAAAATTTATCATGATATAAGTAACAATTAGTTATTTCAGTACCATCATAAGGTTTATACGGCATATTAGAATAATCTACTATATTATATAAAGTATCATCTGTATTCATATAATCTGTAGTGTAAATTACTTCATCAGGAAAATTTTCCCTCAATTTATTAAAATCAGTAGATATTTGTTCTACATGAGAGCCAAAATGAGAATCCTCTATAATAAAATAAATCATTAGTCTTCTTTTATTAAGGTTTGATCAAATTTTATATTATCTACAGAAACTACTTCTGTGCAGAAAGAGCATGATGATTTAATAGCTTCTGATATAATCTTAGATAATTGATTAATAACTTCTTCAGGAAGTTTTCCAATGAAGTTTCTTTTATCAGTTCTAATCTTAGCAGGTATTATTGGTTGAAGACTTGTTTGTCTAATTTTAATAACTGCATCGTAGGATACTGAATAATCTTTAATAGGAGAAACATATTTAACTTTAGGTTTACTCTCTACCACTGGAATTGATACCTTCTTTCTTGGCATATTTCTTAGTTGTTTCATATTCACACATTAACATTGCAAAAGTACTAGCAAGCGATTCATCGCCTCCAGTATTCCACAGATAGTTAAAGGCGTGGAAAAGCTCATGATAATATGTGTTAAGAATACATTCTTTGGATAAAGGCTCACCATTATGTTTAAATATTTTGATTCTGATAATCTGCTCATCATAATCAAATTGTCCATATAATGGGTCGTTGTCGTCGTATAATTCTTCGTATAATTGTACTTTAAAGGTGTGACATCCGAGAGTAAAGGTCTCCGGAATGTATGGTAATTTTTCATTAGCTATTACGTCTTTCATTTTAAATGTCCAAGTATAATGGTTTATAAATCTCTTTATAGTTATTATCTAATATAGATACGTTATATATTTCAGTATTATCTAATTTTAAATATTTGTCTTTGCAAGTATGTAAATGCCCACAAAATACATATCTAGGTTGTACTCTACAAATAGCATCTGCTAAAGATTTACCTCCAGCGTGAATAGTTTTTGGATTCCATTGACTAGGAGGTAATAAATCTAAATCCCCTAACATTGGAGTATCGTGAGTTAAAATTATATCAGTATCTTCTGGAATATTATCATAATAACCTTTTAACCATTCTTTACTCTGCATAAATGACCAGTTACCGAACTTATGGCAGAAAGGAGAGCCATATATTTTATAATGTTTAAGACTCCTAGCTACATATTCATAAGTAGTTCCTGACAAATATGTAAGTTTAAAATCAGTTTTAGATTCTACTGCATGAATTATAAAAGAGGCTCTTTCTATAAGTTTATCGTGATTGCCTGCAACCATAATAACTTCATCACAAGAAAGAGAATCAATTCATTTTGTAAACTCATCTAAAAACCATAAGGTAGATTCAGCATTATCAAATTGAATATTTAAACTCCTGCTAATAATACTAACTCACAGGGCTCAATTTTTGGTAAATGACCATGGAGGTCACTTAGTACGCAAATTTTCGTCATTATAATAAAGAATTTTTTATTTCATTATATAAATGTTCATCATATTCACTTAATACTTCTGAATTTATTTCTTTTATAATAGGATATAAGATATACCAATAATATTTAACATCCAAAATATCTATAAAAGCATTTATTTGAGCTCCATATTGAGGGCAATTAAGTGAAAATAATTTATAAATACTGGGAAATCTTTGTCTATCTGCTATTTGCCAATCTTCTATAAGAATTTTAGCTAATTTATGTAAAGATATATTAGCATATATATAATTCTTAAGTATTCTTCCATTACTTCTGTCAGCTGTAGAGTTCATTAATATAATTGTTTAATAGAGTCATCTAAATCATCTCTTCTAGCTTTAAAGCTAGGCTGCAATGGAATACCATCTTCAGAATAGTAGAAAAATTTACATTCTCCAAAATGTCCTTTATATTCGGTATCAAAATTTTCTACATAATATTCTTTTAAAGCTCTATCTCCCCAAGGCTTAGCTTTAAAAGTTCTACCATCAGGTAATTCCATTATAAATACCATATCTTCAGAACCTCTTAGTCCTAACTCATAATCTACAATCTTAAAGCAGTCATCTTTGTAATTTTTGAATTTGAGCATAATGTTCTTCCTAGACCCGAACTCATACATGCCTTCAGGATCTCTACAAACAACTCCTTCCCAACCTTCAGCTACATATTTATCATGTAATTTCATAATATTATCATATCCAGTAACTTTTACTTGAGGTAATATTTGTAAATGTAATTCAGAATCACTAAAATCTTTATTAGGATTAAATCCAAGTTTAAGATATTTAGCTATTCCAATTAACATTTTTAACCTAGTTTTAAAAGGTATGTTCGGAACCATTATATCATATATAAAATACTGTAATTCATCACAATCTACAGCATTCTTTTCCATTCTAGCAGCACTATTTATTTTAGCTAGACTCCAACCATGTTTATAAAGCTCTCCATCGAGTTTAATTGACGGATGTTCTTTAAAGAATTGAATTAATAGTGGATGTTTTCTTATGTGAGTAGTTCCAAAATCATAATCTCCTCCTCCTCTAGAAGCAGATTTTATTTCTTTACCATTCCAATAAAAAGAACATCTAAGTCCATCCACTTTTCTACTAGCATAATAGTAAGGAGTGTTATCAATAGTTTTCCTAGCCACTTTACTAGCTTGTTTAGCTAACATATGTTTAGGAAAACCATTACCATCAGTATTATATTCAGGAAGAAAGTTTAAAATTATTTTCTCATCTTTATTATCGGGATCTTCTTCAACTTCTTTATAACCTTTATCCTTATATTCTTTAAGTTTGGAGTTAAACTGAAGTTGAGTTTGTTCCCTAAGAGTTCTGCTGACTAATCCTTTCTTTATAGGAATATCTGGATGGTCCAGTCTTTTACCATTTAATTGCCAAGACTGTCTTTTAATAAGATAGGCATGAGCGGAATCACTCCACTCATACCATAGTCTTATACATCTAACTTTATCTTTAGCATCTTTAGATACTAAATAAGCATTTGTTTGAAATTCTTTTTCAAATAAGTCAGACACGGTTCAATTTCTTTAAAGCATCATAAAGTTGTTCTGGTGTTTCCACTTTTACAGTTTCATTATCTATAGTCCACTCTTTTTCTACATCTTCATATAACCATCATTCTATATCATTTATAGTTTCAGCATCATTATTAGCTAAAGCTCTTACTAAATCAGTTATAATAAAGGTTGCAGATTCTCCTACAGGAGATTCTCTTAATACACAATTTAAAACATCCTCAATCTCCTTTAATTTCTTATAATAATTTAAAATATTACGTAAAGAATCACAGAATCTTTCTTTATCGTAAGTTCTGAAAGTATCATAAGAATCTTCTGCTCCTTGTAAATAGTCTGATTCTACAGCATCTTAATGATTTTCTGGATCTAATATTGTCTTATTAGCATACTGCTTACCAAATACTTTTAATTTCTTTAAAAAAGATTCTTTATTTATCATTTTACTCCGGATTTACCATAACCACTATCAGATCTATCTGTTTCATCCAAAGAATCTGTCTCTATAAGATTAGCTTCTTCTACTTTATTGAGCACTCCCTGGGCAATTCTATCACCTTGTTCAATTATAAAAGGTTCAGTACCATCATTCTTAAGAATAACTCCAATATTACCTCTATAAACTGCATCGATTGTTCCTGGAGTATTCAATACGGTAATGCCATGCTTCAAAGCCAAACCACTACGAGGACGAATCTGAAGTTCATAACCTTCAGGAATTGCCATATATAAACCTGTTGGAATAAGTACTCTACCTCCAGGATTAAGAATTATTGTAGTATCATTAAGCTTAATAGCATTAAACAAATAATTACTATTTTCAATTTCTTCTACATTAGCTCTGAGATCAAAACCTGCATCACCTTTATGTGCATACTCAGGAAGTTTATTACTAGATTTATTAATTACTGGAATATTAATAGTTGTGCTCATTTAAATAAGATATTAATTTAGAAATTACATTGTCTTTATCTTCTGCATAAAAGGCTTTAATAACCTTATCATCTTTTTTCACTAATGCAAATGGGGTTTGATTACTACCCCATTCTTGCTGTATCTTATAAGCTTTACTACGTTCTACTTTAGAACCTCTATCTAAGAATTGTAAAAAAGCTTCTCCATTATAGGAGTTTTTAAACAATTCTACTAATGCTGGATTATTATGAATCAATAATACATCAATCATAATAGCATAGTTATATCGCTTCTAGTTCTAGACATACTTACATATTGTAATTGTCTAAGAGTCTCTTTATCTTTAGCTCTAAAGATATCTTTCATATCTATAAATACATTATCATAAGAAGACCCTTGAGAACGATGAGTAGTAATAGCATATCCATATTTAAAAGTAGCTTTTCTTATACATCTGCCATCAGTAAATAAATCTTTAGATGTGCAAAAACTTCCCATTAAAGCATAATATATTCCCCACTTCTTTTTTCTATCGTATCCTTGAGAATTTATTGCTTCAGTTCTTATAGTTTCTATAACTATAGCTAAATCTTCATTACATTCTTCTGGAGCTAATAGTGGAATTTCAAAAGAGGCATTGTTATATTCGTCATATAGTTTAACTATATATCCTTTACACTTAGTATAATATGGAACATCAATAATAGTAGAAGTAAACTCTTCCACTATGTAATCCATAGAATTAGTTACTTCATAACCATCTTTTTTGAAATTCTCATAAGCCATTAAAATTTCTCCTTTATGAAGAAAATTATTATCATTCCATAAAAGTTTATGAATAGCTTTATTATAGTTATTTACACGAGCATTAGTATAAGCTAGAATTTTAGTATGTAATATATCCTTAGCTTCTATTTCGTGTTTAAATTCCGAAACTGCTTTTCTGCAAAAATTTTCTAATTTAGACTCTATAAAGAGACTTCCATCTTCACCTTCACAGTTGTCCCACTGTTGTATTGGAGACTCTCTAAGTGTCTGTAAAATGCTTTTAAGACCACTTTTTTCAGATTGTCTGTATATTTTAGTCAATCTAAATTGGTGTTTACATTTAAAGACTTTTGATTGTTCATCTTCTTTTACTGGATTTAACTGAGCATAATCATCACAAAAGATAATCATAGTACCCATTAAGCTACATTTTTCTACTAATAAATCATATAAATCACTACTTACCATAGATGCTTCATCGCAAATGACAATTCCATCATATGGTATAGACATTTTTTTATCATTAGTAGCAAAGAATCTTAATTCTCTGATGTCCAGTTTAAGAATATCTACTTTAGGAGATAACGCTAACATACTATGAAGAGTAGTTGCATCATAATCATTATACTTTTTAAGTACTAAAGCTGCTTTATGAGTAGGAGCACATAACTTAACTGGGAACCCTTTAGTGTTTATCCACTCTAAAAGAAAGCTAGTGCAGAGCGACTTGCCACAACCAGCAGCGCCTCCTAAATTGATAGGATTTAAAAAGTCTTTTTGTTTGAAATTATCTAATATAATATCAATTATATCGTGCAATACTTGTAATTGCTCTTCTCCTAATGTTATTTGTTTTTCTTCTTCAATAAATCTTAACCAATTATTTCCTTTTACAAAAGGATTATCTATCATACTAGGTCTTTCTGGAGATCCGTCGAAATTATCTATATAAATTAATTCATCACTCATATAAATATACTCTTTCTCCTTTAGGAGTAAGAAATCCCTCAGTAAAAGCGTTTATTTTTTCTTTATTACAATTCTCCCAAGTATTTCTATTTATAGCTTCTTTAAGGGATTTATTATAATAAATTATATCTAAGATTGTCTCCCAATATACATCGTTATTATTAGTTTGAAAAGTTAATAATAATTGATATTTCTTAAATAATTCTAAATTTATTTGAGGAGTAAATTCAAATCTAGGACTATTATATTTATCTTTCCAAGTAACGTCATAACTATGTAACTCAATCCATTTATTAGGAAGTCTACAAGGTAGTCCTGATATTATGGGTCCAAAATAAATGGAAGGTTTAGGAATTCTAAACCATTTCCTAACCTTCCACCATGTTCTAAGAGGGGTCTCCATCAGCACGTCTTAAATAAGGTATTAATCTATCTTCTATTGTTCTATAAAAAGACGGACTAACATCATCATATACCAGAGTCCCATATAAAGCTTGAATAATTTCTTCTTTATTTAATTGCCACTCTTCCACATAAGATAAAGTGGACTTAATAGACATATCAGAATCAGTATGTAAAAATTTTATATAATCAAATATATCTTTAATACTTACATCTAATTCATCTGTTGTGAGATATTGATATGAAATTTTCATGATTCTAAAGATAATTTAGTTATATATTGTGCAACATCGTCTATAACTTCTCTTAGACCAGAATCTGAGGGGTTATTATTTTTATAACCCCGTAATTTTAAAAATCTATAAGTATAAATGCGAGCTTCTGGCATCCATTTATTAAATACTTCTACATTAGATAATGTTGGAGGGAATAAACTTCTAATCCAATCCCAATATTCAGAAGTATCTATCTTTAAAGTTCCTATGAATTTAATTTCCATTCTTTTAATTCATTATTTTCAGTATCTAACACAAATGGTTTGCAGCAATCTAACATAGCATATTTATCTGTAATTACAGGCTTAGTTCTTCTTCTCCAAGAGTGCCCAAATATTTGGTAATAACCTTTATATGGAGTTTGTAATTGGAAATCTTCTAAATCATTCCAAACACAAGAGCCATATTTATTATAACCTCCTCTAGAATAAGGGATATGATCAAGAGCACTAAGATTAGTTATATCTATACTATCTAAGTCTTTTAATTCTAGATTATTATAATTTAACCAGTCTTTAGTAATACCTGCATGGGAGAATAAGTATTTATGAGGCTCTTTAAGAGTTAAATCTTCATATATGTAATATAATTGAGGATTTAAACTACTAATTAGCTCCTTTACTTCTTTTTGTTGCCAGTAATCAAATCTGCATTTACCATTTCCATTGAAATAAACTAAATCGTGATTACCTAATAAACATATAACATCAGAAGTATAACGTCTATTCTCTACAAAAGTAACTAATTCTTTAAGATTAGTTAAAGATTCTACTTTATCAGGCTCTCCTATTATATATTCTCCATAAGGATCGTGGTAATCTCCTAAGAATATAATTTTACCTGTCCAATTATTGCATGGTTCTTTCCAAAATGTTCTTCCATGCAAATCCGGAATTACTAATATTTTATTCACCTAAATACCACTTTTTAAATTTCTCTAAGAATTCATCTTTGGTAACTAACTCTGTAATATCTTCAGCGTCTATATCTCCATTAGAATAATCATAAGGGGAAGCTTCTTTAATTAATTCCTCTATGTGATTTTCTATATTGTCTTGAATGCCTTCAATAATTTCATCTATATTATCATTTTCATCTCCTATATAAGTACGATATACGTAAAGTAACGCTGAGTAAAGAGTGTCTTCTTCGACAAATACTCGCCTAATTTCACGCCATGTTAAATCTATCATTTTTGAAGTTCTTTTAAATATTTAGTATAGTAATCTACTAATTTATCTCCTGCTACTTCTTTTATTTGTTCAGCAATATCTCCAGAATACATATTCTCTACAACATCTGATTCTATATCAAAATTTTGTATAAAAGCATCATACCAAGAATCGGATTCCCAGAAAATATCGTCTACTATATCTTTAGCAGTAACTTCTTCTACTCCTCCATATGCCTCTATAATATCATTTTGATCGATATAATCTTTAAACCATTCAATTATAGAGTCTACATTATAGCTATATTCACTAGCTACCTTTATTCGTTTTTGATATATAAAATACATATTAATATGGCTTAAACCCTTGTTTTACTAACTTACCTTCTGTATATTCAAATGTTCGTTCGCCTCTTATTGAATCATCAGGCTCCTCTCCTTCATAATAGTATTCACCATCTTTGAAAAATATATCATATTCTACAATAGTACAATTATAAGGAAGCCAATCTGCATCTAAGTTTTCTTCAAAAGGTATATAAACATCATATATTGATACAGCTTCTTTAGTAGTATAATAAACATCATCATACTCTTCAAAAGCTTTCAAATTATAAGAAATATCAGTAATAGCCTCATCATCAAATTTTCCGTATAACTTCATTACAGTAAAGATTTAAATATTTTAACAATAGTACTCTTCTGAGCAGTAGGAAATCTACTTTGAACATCTGCAATAACACCTTTAGTATCTTTAATAGTAAGAATTGTTGCTTCCATTAATTCAGCAATAAGTTCCTCAATCTCCTGTTCTGAAGGTTCTTTAGGCATCATCTTTTTAATACAATCAAGTTCTTTAGACTCTAAACGAGCTAAGTCCTGACGACCTGCATTTGTATAGAGAACTATAGACTTTTCACGCTCTTTAGCCATTTTCTGAAGAACTTCTAATTCGGAAACAGGCTTTTCAGAGTGCTTATTATTAACTAGTGCAGCCTTAATCAATCTAGCAGTTTCCAAAGTAAAAATATTAGAAATTTTTCTAGACTTAATAATCTCGTCAATATTCTGTTCTAATTCTGTCTTACTTTCTTTCATCATTAATCGTGATATTTTTATTAACCATCCAGTTTATATTGCGTAGATCAAAACTCATAGAATCTAACCAATCTTCTATCTCACTATCATACATTTGTAATCTAGGTAAGGTATAAATATAAACTTTACCATTGGAATAATCTAACACAATTATGTCATCCATTATTTTTGTTTTCGAAGCGCATTACTAGTGTTAAGTAGTTAATAGCTTCTAATTCATCACTAGATAAAGTTATTAATTTACCATTAATATCAATATCATATCCTTCTCCATTAGCCCATTCCGTAAGAGTTATATAATCGGAATCTTTGCCTCCATATGTGTACTTCTTAAGATCATCAGTAATCTGACTCACCTTCATCACTTTCATGATTTAACTTATTAAAACCATAAATAATTAATTCTTTAAAATCTTTTTCTTCTTGTTCTGTTAAATCTAAAGGTCTTTCACCTACCCACATAAACTCATAAACTCCTTCATGTTTATTATACTCAAAACTTGCTATAGCATAGCAAGTTTCAGAATTTTTAAAGCAGCTTTTATGTATTCTATGCCAAGAAAAGTTTGGGTCTCTATACAAATCATTATCTATTTTTATAAAATCAGACTCATGACCATAATAACAATTAGGCATATATCTATTTATATGGTAGGCTTTAATTTCAGGAGGATTTTTTAAAAGATAGGTAGCGACCTTAAATTCTAAATTATTTATTCGTTTAGTCTCTATCATCTTCTACATTAATTTTACCCTCTTTAATCATAAATTCTATTTCATCTTCTCTGTAACCAAGAATATCACATAAATAAACTTCTACATCATTAATATCATCTGGAACTGTTACTAAGTCAACACTTCCTACACCGTAATTTAAAATTGCACACTCCATAAAACTAAAAAAGGAGGCTTATTCAGCCTCCTTCCAAAATATATCCGTACACCATATCATTATATGGGCATTTCTATCTATCTTATAAAATTTTTGATTAGTATTCGGATTATTTAATGGTCCAAATTGTTTCATATAAGGACCAAGTTTAAGATAATCAAAATTATCAATATCTATAACACTATCAGCTAATTCTTGTTTACCACTATACCATCCAATATGTAATTCGGGATAATTTTCTCTAACCCATTTAGCTAATTTATTTATTTCTTTTGGATCAGAATCTCCTCCCATAAATCCTACTAATGTAATTCCTTTATTAGATTCAATTAATCCTTGGAGTCGTTCCAATGATAGTACTTCTCCAATATCTTTTGACAAATAAGGTGAGTGGCAACCATCGCAGAAACAAGGGCAACCACTGATGTTAATACATAGAGAAACTTCATTAGGAAATTCTGCAAAAGTAACAGCTGTATCAACATATTTAAGCATAGAGCTCTTTAATTTTATTCTCAATCATATCGGCAGTTAAAACTCCAGAAGTTCTTCCTACCTCTATATTATCTTTTATAAATACAAGAGTTGGAAGATTTCTAATATTATATTTAAGAGTAGTTTCTTCCTCTGTCTCTATATCTACTGTAGTTAAAGTAATATCAGTATGATTTTCTAATACTCTTTTTAAAATAGGTGCTAAAGCTTTACATTGTCCACACCACTCTGCTTCAAATTTTAATATTCTTTTCATTGTGCTAATTCTATATTAATTTCTAATTCATTCTTTCTACTTCTAGTACTACCTTCTAGTTGTCTAGCAGCATTCCAGTTAGAAATCTTTGTTAAATCCTTTTATACCCTCTCTTTCGAGATATTTAATTTATTAATAACATACTCTTTTATTTCAGTTTTACGTTCCTCTGAAATTTTATCAAATTATGTTAATAATAAGGGAGTGGACTATACCATCAACCCATAGGTTGCGCATTGGTAGTCTCTGAGACCCATAAATTAACAATTTATATGTCTGCTGATTGCCCAATCCTAAGACTTGTTCATCCTTGAAAATATTTCAAGTATACTTAGGCTCTAAGGGGTTCCCAGCATATTCTGCGTTTACTACATAATATTACTATTATGTGGGGCGTTTACGTTCACCCAATAATTCTATCCCATAGACTTACATGCGTACTACCACATTTAGGACATTTACTAAACGGTTGTTTTGCTATAAAATGACACTCTTCACATTCACAATTAGGAATATTAAAAGTAGCATATTTACAACCTACTTTAGCCATAAATTTAAGTAAATACTCATATTGTTTCTGACTCAAATGTTCAGATAAATTAAGATGACAAGCAGAACCTCCATCCAATTCATCAGCAGCGAATTCAGAACTATGAAGTATAATTTTATCAAGTATACTTATATGGGTATCATTAGGTTTAAATATATAACTAGCATACAGATTAGTATCTGTAGGAATCCAATAGCCATCAGCTTTATCTCTATTATAAAGTTTTACTGAAGCGCTTTCTGCCATTCTGTTACGCTCCTTCTATAGAAGGAATTTCTATATTTTATTTAATTCCTCTATTGGCGAAGGATGATTAATAATATAATATAATGTGTATTATATTATTAACGGAGAAAATTCTTCGATTTTCTCTCTCTATGTTACCATAGAGTTCGGACTATTGCATATTTTAAATAAATTTATTTAAAATTCTCTTTATTTAGTCTCTCAGGCTGCCCATAATTATAATAATTATTGCTTGCCCCTCGTTGTCCTTAATTTAAGGAGTTTCGAGTCAATTAAAAGAGATTTATAGTGCCCACACGTCTAGGCACTTGTTCAGTATTAAATTGAGCTGTTTTAGTTTTATGTTTCTTATTCTGTTCTTTTATAGTACTGAATATCAATTTACAGAATGTCTTATAATAAATATTATTATTACATTCCATTCCTAAGTATTCAGCAGCCTGATTTAAGCCATTAATTCCAATAGTTAAATACTGTTTATCAAGATTAATAAAACCAGCATCATAAGCAGCATATAAATGATGATCTTTGCACCAATGCATTAAGTCGTTATAAGCATACTGATATAAATAAACTCTTTCAAGAATATTTTCTATATATTTCTTAATTCCTTCTTGGAAGTCTTTATGTGTAATCCAATCTACTGGGAAACAACATTTATTGGTATTAGCATCAATATGGTCTTTATAATCAGACCAAGTATGCTGCCAATCTTGAATAATTCTATTTAAATCAAGAGTGATAACATTCTTACTACCAGTCATTATACCTATTTGACCATTAGTAGTATTAAATGTATTTTCTTGTATGGCATTCTGTAAACGACAACATGAACTTAAACTATCTACACTACGAGACAAATAAGTAAAGAAAGAATTTCCTTGAGCATATTCACTGCATATAAAATGGAAAGCATCTAAATCTTTAAAATTACCTTCCTTATCTGTTAAGCAAGCATAACTACATACAGGAAATGTTAAGATACATTTTAATCTTTCTTGATTTAACCAATGTAAATAACGTCTTTGTAACCAATTAGTAGAATTCCATTCTGGCTTTGTTCCATCTGGAAATACAAATTCTCCAAACATACCTTCAAAGAAATATTTATCGAAGAATGAAAAATTTGTAAATGGAGACTGCATTCCTCTAGCTCCCGCTATTTGATTAATGGAATAAGTTACCTGTTGGAAATACTGATCAATTTGACTGCCAATAGTTTTCTGTTTTATACAATAATCTGTAGTTATTTTTACACTTGGTTTGAGATAATAATTATTTCCCCATTCTTTTCTACAGAAATAATCCATATACATCAGAAACTCAGGAGTAGCTACTGCTCCTTTAATTTCAGAGGCTAATGCAAAGTTTAAATTTACATAAATACCACAGAATGAATCAAGGTTCTTTGGAACAGCTGATTTACCTCCTAATTTCTCTAATCCAAACAACAAGAAAGGATACATAGAAGCTGCCATACAATATGGTTCCCCTACTTGAGAAGATGAGTCATGAGGATACAAAATAGTTTTAAAGTCATTCCTCATAACTTTTATATTAAAGTTAGGGTCTCTCTTCTTTACAAAACTTTCCCACCATTCTGTATTAGTAAGTTTATTATCGACTTTATGTATTTCAGCGTTTAATACTCCAATACCTTTAGTTCCTACATTACTATTATCATCAATAGTAGCATTAGCAGTATTATCAGATTTTACAAAATTATGAATAAATTTAATATCCCTAGTAGCATGATTTCTAATATCTTCACGTTCTTTACGATATAGAATATATTTTTTAGCCACATCGTGATATCCTAAATCCATTAAAAGTTCTTCAATTTGGTCTTGAATATCCTCAATAGATTGATCTTCAGTCTCTACTACAGAATTAGTTATCTCAGTAACTGCTCTGTAAATATCTTCGTCCATTGTTTTACTAGAATTTTGGGTAATTCCAAAAGCCTTTAGTACAGCATCTCTAATTTTGTTTCTGTTAAACTCTTCTTTAATTCCGTCTCTCTTTATTACCATAAATAACATTTATAAATTAACATTTTAAATCATCTACGAAATAAGCATTATAATACTAGTATTGAACTAATAATATAGTGCTTATATAGTTATTTCAAAATATTATTTACAAAGTTAAAATGCTGTTTACTAGTAAAGTTTTCTCAACCTGATTCATAATATCCTTTTTCATAGAATCAGTTATAATTTGAGTGAATGCATTATATACAGTAAACATATTTGCGTTATCATCTGATATAAGATATGGACTATCTTTTTTATCAAATAATAATTTATAAGCATCAATAGGAGTTGATGTAGATAATTTTACTTTACCAAAACCATTATCAACAGATTCAGACATACAGTTACGAATCCATCTACCCAAATGTTCATTTACAAAACTTTTATTAGTATAGTCAAAATCTGTATCTGCAAAACGTCTGAGAGTAACTCCTATCTCTGTAGTTTGCTCTACAAGTCTTGTAATTGGCTTAAAGTCAATAGGAGTCTCGGGTTCTATTTCATTAACTACTAAACTGTCTGGATTAAACACACAAAGGTTAGTGCAAGCAGAATTTACGGCACCTGAGTATATTTTTACAACAGCTTTTCTAGTATCTAGACCATATACCATACCAATTACTTGCTGATGATTAGCATATTGATATTCATTTGGTAATACTGCTTCCAACCATACTCTATTAAAAGTTAAATCAGCAGTATCTATGTCACCATTTTTATTATAAGTGATTTGATCAGGTAATTTTACATGTACTCTAATATCAGAAGTTAATTTTTGAACTCTTTCTAGAAAAGGCTCAATATATCCTCTAGTAGGAAGATAATCTTTACCTTTAATACTAGTAGCTTTTCCTTTTAATACTTCTTCTAAAGTAAATTCAGTTGGCATTCTCTCCATTGTATGTGAAAAACATTATATTATCAATAATTTCTTTATCTAATAATTTTTGTACTAAATTATGGGGAGTATCTTCCGCATAATTAACTTTATTTATATCTACACTAGTAATATATATCCACTTACTCCCGTTGTATAATATTTGCCCACAGGGATATGAATTTTTATAGCAGATAAGTAGTGTCTTGTTATCTTTAGTAATTTCATTAGTTACCATCTTAATGTAGTGAGAAACTCTTCATCAGATACTTCTTCAAAGTCTCCGTCTCCGTAAATAACATCTGAGATATTATATTCTACTATTTTAAACTCTGGTTTGCCATGACTATGCCAATATTCTGTAACATGTTTTGCATTACAATTGGGACTAGGACCTAATGCAATACTACAAGAAAATTTATTAGTTTCATAGCAATGTTCTTTATAAAAGTTTTGACATTTCTTTATATAGTCAATAATAGTATCAACTTCTCCTGGGCAAGTAATAACTTCTTTTAGTGGGAGAACTTTTTTATAATCTCTATAAGCAGGTTTATCAGGAGTAGCTTTTTTATAGTCATCTTCTATACCTCCTTCTAAAAGTTGCTTAATTAATATTTCAAAAGTATCATCCCAAGTATCCTTAATACCATATGCATACATATAAGTATCTCTTATATAATTAAAATTATCTTGAGATAAATAATGTCTAGCATATAAAGGATATTCTGTACTATCTTTAAATCCCTTCTTAATAAGCTCATCCAAATCTATAGAAGGTTGAGCCCATCTATACATTTCTACAAAACACTTATGTAAAGCTTCCTGTAAAACGTCTTCTCTATCAATCATCGTTGTTAGTATAAAATTCTAATAATTTAAAACTATCTGCTATATGTTTAATATCTATTAATTCATTGACTACTTCTAATAATGTATCTTTACATGTATCAAATTAAGCATTATCTATATTGTCATAAAAATACCACAACTCGGTATCTGAGCAATATGAAATTCTTCCTACAGCCATACCTTCTTTGTAAACAATAATTATGCCTTTATAATCATCAGTAATAGCTGCTAAGTCTATAGTGTGTTCACTATTTTTAGGAATAGTAATATATTTCATTATTTAAAAATCAACTAATTTAAAACTATCGGCGTAATTACTAGCTATTACGTTTCTTAGTAAAGCTAATAAATTTTCGTCTCGTTTGTAACTACAGTTTATAGTAATATCATCTAAGTATACCCACTCATTATTATCATCGTCATATCCAATAAATCCTATTGGTTTATTACCTTTGTATGCTAAGATAATACCTTCAGTATTTGTATCTATAGCAGAAATGTCTATAGATTTATCGGATGTTTCTGGAAGTCTTATGTCCTTCATTAATTATTTCCTTTAATAGTTCCCATCAAAATATCTTTATCTTTTACAATAGTATAATTAATACTCCATTTAGTATATCCAAAATTAGCTGTAATATAATTACTACTACCATACATACTACCTACTGATATATAATCAAATCGTTTACCAGTAGTATAAGCATAATTATGTAAATCACCTTTTACTACATAAATATGAGGACTATATATACCTTTTTCTGCTATATAATTAGCAAAGAATAATTCAGTCTGAGGATTTAAAGTAAGAGGAAATTGTCTAGTCTGAGAATTATTATCTTTCAGTTTTGTTATCATACAGCTTTTTATCTGTATTTCTATAGTTTCTTATTTACTATAGCTCGGCGTACATATTCACCTCCACCTTTACGTGCTGAGGGCAAACCACTCTTGGAACTATTTTATTCTGATTTCTCAGGTTCAAGTTCTACGCTCTACGATGCTACAGACTCTTTAGTTTCTGTAGTTATCTCGGTATTAGCATCACAGCCTTCACCGATATTGGTTTGTTTTAACATATTTGATTTCTCAAATATACGGCAAAACTCTACCGTGAGCATACAGGAATTGATGATCTCCAATAATAAAATTATCAATAGGATAGTTACTAATATAACTCTTAATATTATATTTAGTTAAATATGCAGCTAAGAGTTTTTGATTTAACCATTCAAAATCCCCACCATGATTAGATTCTCCTATAGAGAGATAATTAAAATCTTCACTTTTTACTTTTACTGTAAGAGTAGCAAAGAACTCCATCATACACTCTATAAATGCTTCACTAATTTCTTTATTATCAAGAATCTCAGGAAGCTCATGACCCCCTCTAGTAGTTTCTTTATTGAATCCATCAATAGAATCTCCAAGATTAACTACATATACAGAATGATATTCTTGTCCCACAAAAGATTCCACAATTCTAGATAATCTAGATTTAATTTCTGGAACATCATAAGAAGGTAACTGTACAAAACTACTATATTTAGCATTATAAGCTCCGATATGTAAATCAGATAACCATATAATTAAATCAGGATATTTCGCTTCTTTATTATTAATATTTACTGGAAGCTCTTTATAATCCTTTACTGTATTTTTAATAGTGTCTTCTATAAGTTCCTTATTTAAAGACTTAGAGGTTTCCTTAGTTAACTTAGTAACTAAAGCTCTTAAATCCTTTACCTCATCTTTCTCTATTCTTTTTAAGAAATCATTCTCTTTTTCCCTAAGATGCATTTCTTTTAATTCATCCTCAGTATATTCTTCATACATATGAGGAGCAAACGGAGAGGATGCTTTAGTAATATTAAAAGCTCGTAAAATTCTTTTAAAGTCAATAAGAGAATAATCTGGGAAATATCTGCTGACAATCTGCTGGGTTAAACCAGAACCGTAATAAGTATACATTCTATATACACTATTCATTTCGTTTCTAGTAAAGACTCCTGTGATTGCGGGCTTATTTCTTCTGAAAATCTCAAACTTATATCCAGTAATTTTACCAGTCTCCTCGTCTCTTATTTCCCAAGTATTAGAAGCATCATCTGTATCTTTCTTTACTTCTTTTTTCTTAGTATCCTTTAGTCTATCATATAATTCCAATATCTTCTTGTCATCTTCATCTTTATTTTCTTTCTTTCTAAGATTTCTCATTGTAATATATACAGTATTTATATTTTTTCCTGATATAGTACACTGAGCTTTTAAAGAACGATTATTATTAATTGCATCATTAAAGAACTTAATATAAGAAGATTTTGTTGCTTGTTTCATACTTTTTTAAAAATTAGATAGCTGTTACGCCTTTATAAATAAAAGTATCTAGTAAAATAAAAGGTATCTAAATTAAAAAAGGCAGATACTCTCGCGAGCACCTGCCTTACTTTAAAAATTATGAATAAAATTAAAATTCCAGACCAAAAACCATCCATCTTCCATTACGAGTACTCTTAGATGGAGTATAAGTTACAGTAGCTACTACTGGGTCAGAGCCAATAGACTCCTTACCCTGAACGATATCTATCTGACCCTTAAAGCCCTTCTTAATAAGTTCCTTAGCCATTTCCTTAGCTGCGGTCTTAGTAGGACGAATAACCTTTGTATCTGGCTCAACACGACCAGTATCGTTACCATCCTTATCAAGAATTGCTTCACCAGCCTTTTCGTTCTTTACACGCTCAGACTTCAAAGTCTTCAGTACTTCCTTTGTATCGTGGTCTACCAAATCAAACTTCTTCTGAGTATCACGCTTACCCTCAGTCTTAATATCAACAACCTTCCAAGGACGCTCACGTGTACTTGCAACAGCACTAGAAAGAGTTACAATGAAACCACTACCAGGAGCATTCTTAGTCTTTTTCTTCAAATACTCCAGCTTAAATTCCTTCTCATCATTAGAAGTTACTTTAGCAGTCTTCTCATGGAACTTCTTCCATGCCTGTGTTGCATCACCATTAATATGAAAATTCTCTTTCTCTACCTGTGCTACTGCTGCTTCCTTTGTTTCTGCACTTACTTCAAAACTCTTAAAATTAAAAATTTCACTCATTTTCAAAAATATATTAACATTAATTCTTATTATCAAATCATCTGCGATGTTTTTTCTTTATCTTTGTAAGGCTAATATACTCTATATTTTTTGCCTCCAAAAAGAAAATTATAAAAAAATTAATTTTTTTAGAATGGAAGAAATTTTCCCATTAATTCTCTTATTTTTGTTGGCATGTCTTTTGGTTGCACGCCAAATGTTGGAAAATCGGTACATCCATATGAAAAATCCTCAGTGATGATAGCAATAGCTTGTATTGTATCTTCATCAAGACCTGTTTTTTCTGCTAATTTAGCAGTTACTTCATAATAAGTAACTCCAGGTTTTTTCTTCTTCATAGAATTTACCATATATCCAAGTAACGATATAAGTGCAAATTTTAAATTTATACTTTCCCCTAAAGACCCTAAACTAAAGTATTTACGATATAAATCGGAAAGTTTAGTATAATCAGGTCTCTTGAGTAATTCCGAATCCCTCATAACCATGCATACAATAGAATGCTACTAATTTAAGAAGGTGAGTAAACTCTTTAAATCCTTTATTAAAAAGTTCTCTAGTCATAGGAACTACTTTAGTATTAAAATTTGGAATAGTTTCTACTACTAAGAAATTACTTCTAATTTTAGGATTCTCAATGTTATAATTCTTCTTAACAGCCATAGTTAATAACCAACTATATAAAGCCATCTCTCTATAATAGTGATATTTAATAAGAGCTCCTTTAGCAAAGTTATTTATTAAATCTCCTGTGGTTTTTAAATCATTTACAGTGATTATTCCTTCTTCTTTATCTATACTATAATTATCAAGTTTAGACTTAATTTTTAATATAAAAGGTTTATGCTCTGGAGCCTCTACTAAAACATCTATAAGGAAAGCTATTTCATTACCAATAATTGGTTGTTCTAGTAATCCTTCAGGGTTTAGTAAAGATTGAATTTGTGTATCACTATCTAGAGACTCTAGACAGACTTTCAGTTTAGCATGATTTTTAGGATCTGTAAATATTGGTGTTCTAGCATCATTATTTTCTTTTTCAAAAGCTTTTCTATCACACCAGTATTGAGCACAGTCTGCTAACACTTTTTCTATTTTTTTATCTGACATTTTATCTTTATAATAATCACATTTATCAGATGCTTCTAATATAATATCATTAGTAACATTGATACCTTGTGTTTTCTTATAAATATAGTCTGCCATTGACCCCATTTTAGCAGTAGGTCTGCTAACATCTGTTAGAAAGAAGTCATCAGGTTGTAAAACTAAAGTATGTAACCAACTACCAAATTCCAAACTAGTTGTATTTAACTTAGTCTTACCCCAATTATCAAAGAACTCTGTTGGAGAACCATCTTGATCTGGATTTATCTTAGATAATCTAGAGTTTGAGATATAATTATTATACTTTTCTGAGAAATAAGTATTATCATCAATATCTTCAACTCTTAAAGTCTCTATCAGAGGTTTAATAGAAATTTGACTTAATTTCACGTAAGTAATTGTTAAAGTCTTCCGACTCTTTTATACATTCATACCCATATTCTATCTCTTCTTTATCTAAACTATAAATCTTACCATAAGGACCCCATTTTTCATTAGATTCAGAAGCTATTAATAAACAAGGCAATCCTGCTAGATTCATCTGAATAAAATTACTAATAGAATCATCAATGAAAATATCAACTCTACCTTTTATATACCGAGCTTTATTAGCACGCTGGCACAAGACTTGATAAACAGGTTTACTAGGATAACCATTATTCTTTAGCCATGTTTTACTATAGTCTTTATTGCATACTCTTTTAGTACAATATAATTCAGGTATAAAGTTTATTTTATTTTTTATTGGAAGATTTATCCACCATTCTCTGTCTTTTATTAAAACTTGTTGTACATTTTTTGTTATTTCTCCATCAGACTTAGGATATCCAAATCTTTTTAAATATGGATTCATAAACTCATTTAATGTATCATCTAAATCTAAACCAATTTTTAATTTCATAGATTAAATAATTCCTCAATATCTCTTATATATGTTACCCCAATACCTTTCTTAGCCAATTCAGCTCTGATATTTATCCAGCTATCATTGTTATCAAGAATAGCATATGTATCATCGTCTAAATTTAAGTACTTATCAACTTCTTCTTTAGCCTTTTCAACAGCTTCCTCATATGAAGATGCAGTTAACTTATGAAGTTTATTTTTATTACTCTGACAAATTGCAAAAATATAATTATTCATTTGGTATTGTTATATATAATTATCATTATAATAATAAATAATATCATTATGGTAATTGGGAGTGATAAAAATATTACCACTGCTAATGTTATCCAACTCCATAACAATATTCCAAAAATCTTAAGTAAAATTAATATTGTACTTATTATAAAATCTATTACTCCTAAGGCTAATAGTTCTCTCATATTAAATTATTACTTTTAGAATAACATTCTAATAAAGTATAAAAGAAATCCATAGGAATCATTGCTATTGCTCCTGGACTAACACTACCTTCTGTTGGAGCCTTCTTCCAGCATAGCACAAATGACTTGTCCTTATAAGGACAAGAATTTTCTATCTTAAAATATGCTGGAGTATTAGCAGTATGTTTTGCTTGAATATTTATAGGTAATTTTCCAGACCTATCAATGATATCAACTTTATTATTATCTGTAAACTTACTCTCTCCTCTAGTACTTACACACTCAGTATACCCCATATCTCTAAGATGATGAATTATATCTGCTTCCCATGCACTTCCTTTATTTCTAGATTTTTTAGCTTGATAACTCTTCTTAGTATGGCTATCTATCCATTCATATAAAGTGCCATCAGCCATTTTTCCAGATTTATTACATCTAATTTTAAGAGCTGCTTGACTTATTTTAGTTTTCTCAGAGCATTCCTCTATAGATGTATAATCGTGCACATCGCCGTTTTTATATGTTATTCTAATAGCAGTATTCAGATTCTAATTACTTTTTGACATAGTTACTTAATTTTTTTATATAATACTTTATAAATTTTAAAGTATTCTGTCGACCATATTTTTTATAAAAATCACTTATATCTTTTACTTTGAATTTATGAGGTATAAAGAAATAAAGTAATTCTGGATGATTTCTTCTTATCTTAGCCATATTAAACATTCCAGGTCTATCATTATCATAAAAAGTTACTATATAAGTAAATCTTTCTTTTAGATCATTTAACATATTTTCAGATAACCATTGTGTTTCACTATTTGGAGCACAGGCTGTTACACCTAAACCTCTTAAACACATAGTATCCTTCATACTTTTAGTTATAACTAATAAAGTACCTTTTTTAGGTAACTGACTATAACCTTGAACCTTTTTAGAGGGCCAATTTGTTAGAAATCTATATTCCTTACGTTTAGGATAATAAATTCTCCACAATTCTTTACCTTGCATTGTTCCTCCATAATATCCGAAGATAAAGTTATCTTTAGTCTTTATAGTTTGAATATTACCATTTAAAAATACAGTACGACAAGAATATACTTTATATTTATTTAGTAATTCTAAAGAAACTCCTTGTTTACCCCACCATTTTAATTCATCTTCTGAGAAATCTTTTATTTCTACTCGTATATCTGCTGGCTCATTTGTTTTAACAAAAGAAGTGCTTGATTGTATTACAGAATGATAATTATTTTGTCCTTTTAATAAGCCAAAATCTTTAGCTATAATGTCTAATGCTTGATGGTATTTACAAGCATATTTAGTCATAACTACTGATATAAAGTTTCCATAAAAGCTCCCATTAAAATCATGGAATATAAGTTCTCCTTTAGAGTTACGAAAAAAGGAAGCCGTAGGATTTTTATCTTTACGTAAAGGATTACAAATTAATTTTTTTGAAACTTTTACGCCAAGATAATACTCCATATAGGCTTCCTCTGTGTTATATTTAAGTAAGTAGTCCTTAGTAATATCTGGTTTATAAGAAAAATCTAATTCCATAAAAACTACTTACTTTATAATTACTACATATCTGCTAGCATAGCATCGAAGTCTTCATCTTGAGCCTCCTTGCCTTCAGTAGAGTCAATAGATTTAGCCTCTTCTGAATCAGCTGCTGGCACAGGAGCAGTAGGCTTACGCTTCTCCATATCCTCTTTCTGCTTAATCTCATAACTAGAGAATGACAATTTATCTTCCTCTAAGCTAGCAAAATTATCACGGATATAGAACTGTCCATCACTATTAATAGCTCCAATATCAGGAATCTTAGCAAATACATTACCAGTTTCCTTTGAAATTCCCTTTTCATCCTTTTTCTTTTCCTTATGACCGCTAAGCTTTAAATAAAAGTTTTTATTCATACAATACTTAGTCAATACTGCCTGGAAAAGCTGCATGAATTGGTCAGTACTCTTACAAGTAGGAGCTTTAGTTACAAACAATTCTTTAGCTTTATCACCACCTACTACTGTTATAATATGCAGCATAAAACCTTTAAGCTGTTCAAATGCTGAAGGAAGTACATATGGGAATTCTACACCCTTAGAATCCTTTCTCTTACCCTCATATCTTTTAGCAGAACTTTCATTAGGATAAAACAATGATTCTTGATAAGTTCCTTGTTCTCCTTCAAAATGAAGTACCAGAGATTTCCAAGTTGTACTAGGGTCTTGTTTACCTTGACCTTCCTTAGTTTCTACACTTTTCAACTGAACGAGATAAATTCCATAAGGACGAAGACCTTTCTTACTTGTAGGATTAATATCACCAAGACCACCAAAATTTAAATTCATATTGCTATATTATTAAAGATTATCGAAATTAAAATCATTATCTGAGATTTCTGTATCATCTGCGTTGCCGTCAATAAGACTAGCCATTTCGTCATCTAATTCATCTTCTGATGCAATATCCTCTGCTTCAGGAACTACATCTTCTTTAATCTCAGGCTCTCGATTACCTGTTAATATAAACAATCCATCAATTTTAGGATGTGGAGTGAAAGTAAACTCATTACCATGCTCAGCAAGGTTCTGGTTATTCTTTCCTCTATATGAAACTGCATTCTTCTGAGTTAATTTATTACCTGACTGCGTACCAAATGTTTCAGCAGCTCCGATAACTAAGCACTCCTTCTTATTAAGTTTCTGCTGTTTAATGTCTACCTTATCTCCTGGTTCTACACCAAGAGCCTCAACAGCAGCCTTATTAAGAATATACTTATTCTCCTCAAGAATTAATAGTGGATTAGGATTTGTATCATCTACTTCTGAATCTTTCTTTTTAGAAGAAGACTTACGAGTAGACGGCTTCTTTACAGAATCATCCTTCAATTCACGTGTATCAGTAAAAATTTCTCCAGTTTCTTCATTAAGCCACTCGGACTTAATTGTCATTTTAATTAGCTTCATTTAAAATATTGTCATCATTATTGGTTTCATTATGGTCATCTGCGATTTCTTCTTCTTCCTCACCATATTCAAAGTTATGGATAGTATCTAAAACCTTCTGCATATTAGGTTCAATCAGTTTATCTTTAAAACATCCATCAACACTACGACAAGTATCGTTACCATTGGTTTTGGTTCTAAAGAAATAACTAATATTGCCCTCATTATCAACCTGGCGTTCAGTATATAAAATATAAGAAAATAAACCATCAATATTTACAGTTCTATCCAACATTTTACCACTAGAATATAACTGCCAATGTTCATCGAGGTCAGTACCAGCATTAATAATATGACTAATGAATACTACATTAAGATCTTCACGCAGTTCACTAGCTTCCATGATTAAATCATAGTAATTTTTAGCAAACACAACGTGCTTATCCCAACCTTTTTCAAGGGCAGAATCCATTATATTATTTGAAAGACAATAGTTAGCATCATCTATGACTACTGTCTTAATATCAGAACGTAATTTATCAATAATCTTTAACCACTTACCAATAGTAGTATAATCATTAGACACAAGCCAATTTCCAACTGGCTTCTTATTTACAACTTCAGCTTTCTTGTACTTACGTCTAAATCCAGGAATTTGAAGTTGCTTGTTAGTACAACTAATGATAAATGTTGATTTATAATCTAAATAACGCAAAGAAGTGCTTTTTCCGGTACCACTCAAACCTGCTAAACCAATAATCATAAATTATAGTCTAATTTATTTTTCACTTTTTCATCTTTATCTTCATTCTTTATTGTATTATCTGTTGAACTGTTATTTGTAGCTCGATATCTAGAATAATCAAAGATTTTTTCTGGCTTAGGCATTTCCATCCACTTATTTACTGCTCCGTCAAAGAAACAGCAATCAGCTACTTGGTTTTCTCCATATCTTGACTTTAGTACAAGAATACTTCGAAACCTATAACCCATTTCTTTAACTTGGTAACCTCTATAAGTTTTTCTTTTATCAACTTGAGGATTATATACAGCTAAAATAATTTCAGAATTCTCTGAAACAGTGGATGTTTCCTTAATATCCTCCACCATTGGCTCCATGAAAGCTTCATTCTTTTTTCTTTCCATGTTAGCCACTGCTCTATTGGATTGCATAACAATAATTGGAGATAATCCTGTTTTATTTCTAATGATAACTAATTTATTAGTATAATCATCAATTTCTCCTTTTCTGTTCCTTCCATTGGATGGTTGGATCAATCCAACATGGTCAGTTACTGAAAGTATTACTTTTTCAGGGTCTTTCGGAATATATTTATTCTCTGTAAATTCTCCTTCTTTTTTAAGCTCTTCCATTGTAACTTTTATGAGCCTATCAGAATTAAAAGAGCCTTCGTATATAGTTAGTACTTTATATACTTTTTCTAGCCAATCATATCCTAGTTGTACATACTCATATAAATCATCAGGTAAAATATAATCTTTACCTATAGATAATATTTGTTTAGCAGTTACAACAATATGATAGGTATCATATAAATAGGTACTTAATAATTTAGCTATAATAAAGTCTTCTTTCATTTCAAGAGCAAAGAAAATAATTTTTAATTTATTATCTTCTAAATGTTCTTTTAAAGGAGCATATATGTAAGAATATAATACACATGAACTTTTACCTTGTCCTGAACTCGCAAATAAAAGAGTCATGGTACTTTTAGTAATACCTCCTATTAATTCTTCCAATTTAGGAAGACCCATACTAAATCCTTGATTAAATCCTTGTCTACCAAGCTCTATCGAACGTTTAAAACTTTCTAAACTCACAGAGTGGTGATTGAATTATAATTCATACCTGAATCTCCATTCTTTAAAGCTTCAAGGTCTTCCCATTTTTCATCTACAATAAATGTAGCTAAGCTATAATTAATAATACCATTATCAGTATTAGCTTCCCAATCTAGTAAATCAATAATCTTTTTATGAAGTTCTTCATTCCAATGGATTTTCTTTCCATAAGTTCTATAAGCATCTTCAAGACTATTAAACTTTTTAGAAACACCTAGCATACTAGTTAAGCATCCATTAATATTTCTAAATCTAGGATAATGTTCTCTAAGTTCTTTTCCCATTTCAAAGGAACTCTTAGCTAAACATTTTAGGAAGTTTTTATTAAATGGTATCTCTTCAGGAACTAGTTTCATTCCTGGAATAATTTTATAACTTTTAAGGATAAGACCTTTATCTTGTAAAGATTTAAGTATATCTATAAAACTTCCTACATACTTTTTATCAATAGCCAAATACCTACGAAGATAATCTTCTGAATAATCTTCTATATAAGCATTAATAGCTTTAATAACAAATAATTCAGTAGGAGTAATATTATATTTTTCTAAAATTGTTATTTCTTCATCAATGTTTAAATCAAACATACAGTAATTCGAATAATTAAAAGTCTTCCATACTGTAATTAAGTTAATCTCTTCTCAGAGTGATATTAATACATAGATTCAGAATCTAAAATCAAATTTAGGAACTATCTTTTCACCTGGGGTAAAGTCTTTACCTTGTAATACTTTATCCAATTCTGATTCGTCTATAGTTATAAAAGAATCTCTCTTATGAGAATCATAAAACCACTTGGTCTCTTGAGTCCTATTTAATACTATATTGAATATCTCTGCTGTCTTACCTTTCTCAAAGCGGATTGATCTTCCTCTCCGTTGACAAGCTCTAGTAGTTGAACTATCTAATCCAAATATAATAGCTACAGAAAGACCTTTTACATCAAGTCCTTCATCAGCTTTTTTTACTGTAGATAATAAAGTTATCTTTCCAGAGTTAAAATCTTCAATAGCTGTAGCACTTCTTTTCTTAGAAGTTCTACTAGAATATACAGTAGCATTAGGAATTTTTTCTGCCATTTTAATATTATTAGCAAAAGTTATTATTTTTTTATCCTTTCTAGCTTCTATAATTTTCTTTACTATTTCAATTTTCTTTGGATGATTATTTATGAAAGCTTTTTTCTCATGCATAGTAGACCAAAATCTGATAGCATGATAATTTATACTTTGTAATACTTCAGACTTTTTATTAGGATCACTACACATAGAATCTCTTAGGAGTAGTTTATTTCGCCAACCCATAGGACCGGCTAATTTATTAACTAACTCCCAAGAGAATCCGAAGAATTCAAAATGAGAAATGAATTCTTTATTTATTTTTTCATATTCTTCTAAATCATCAACATTTACTAAGACTAGATATTCTTTATATGGGCTAACCCAACCATTTGCAAGACAAGTATTAATATCAATAGTATCAATTACTGGACAGTATTTTGCTAATATTTTATCTCTACCATCAAGACGCTCAAAAGTAGCTGTAAGACCTAAGATAAATTGGTATTTTACTACTTCAAATAATCTTACAAAAGTCTCAGCTGCATATCTATGCGCTTCATCCAGTACTAAAAGATCATATTTGGCAGGATGTTTTATTACAGTGTTTATTATTTGTACATCACAACTTAATCCTAGCCCATTAGAATCTATATGACCACACCATTGTTTTTGTAAAGTTTCTGTTGGTACAATTATTAGTACTCGATATTGTGGAAAGTGTTTTAGCACTGTTTTAATACAGTTTAGTCCTATTCTGCTCTTACCAAATCCAGTAGATGCGACTATTGTCCCCACACAACGATTTTTTATCCATTTTCTACGACACTCTTCTTGTCGTTCATCTCTAGTGATTTTATGAAATAGTTCTCCTTCAATCAGAGAGTTTGTAGCCATTGTAATCAGCTACTGCTTTGATTTGTTTAATACGCTTCTCCCACTCTGAAGCTTGCCATCTAACCTTATTTTCGAGATGCAGTAAAACTTTATCTCTTAAGGTTTCCAATTGTACTTTAGTCAGATCATTATAACGCTTATCATATTTATCCTTACGGAAGGTAAGCATTGCGCTAAACTCTTTTAGAGTTAAGCCTTTTCTATCATTAATTTTTAAAACAAGACCTTTTCTATCTTCAGGATTCTTAGGGTCTCTCAGTTTAATATTTAGAAGTTCAGCAACTTGCTTAATTCTATCTACTAAACGACCATTCTCGTCTTTTTTATTTAATTCTAATAACTCAGAACGTGTAAACCACAATCCAAGCTCAGTAATAAATGTAAGAGTAATGTGTTTACGGATACATTTACCTAAAGCAGATAAACAAGCTTCTCTAACGATATACAATGGTAATGAAGCAAACATGGTAAATGAATCTTCATCACTATTCATAATATCATTAAGAGTCCACTCTTTAAAGAGAGTTTCTGCAATAGCACTAACATTTGTTTCGCCCTCACCACTTTCTGCATTCTCTTTAGCAAACTGTTCTGCCTGAGCAGTAATCTGCTGATTGAGCATATTAAAGAAACTAGTTCTTACAATACCTTGTCTAGTACTACCTTCACCTGGGTACAATAGCCAAATTAAGAACAACTCAGCATTACAGCGAGTTCTTTGATCTTCAATCTGTTCCAACAAAACTTGTCGTCCAGGATTTTCATAGTTGTCACTATAAAGCATTGATTCACAATGTTTATATGCTTTACATAATTCTTCTTCAGTCATATCTATCATTTTCATGGAAGACTGAATGCGTTCACCATCTACAATTTTTCTGGAACCTTTCCAGAGAAATGTTTCTACATCGTTATTCTTAGCTTCAAAAGCTTGATTGAGTTTATCACCTAAAACTGTTGTCATAAATCTTAAAGATTATTTATTGTATTATTATATCATCTACGTTTTTAGGTCTCTGAGGGACAAACTTAATAAACCAGACATTATTATATCTGTATTTCTGTTGTGTGTCTCCATTGTACCATTCATCTATCCCTGCTATTACAGGCTTCACTTCGAGATAACCAATATCCCCATAATTTATAGTAGCAGCGCTCCAATTAGGAGGTTGAGTACACATAAGGTATTTAGTCTTTTCTCTAAGCTTATCCTCATTATCTAACAATTCGAATACATATATCACATAGCCTAAGCTATCATTAAATTTCTCAAGTAATTTACTATAAACAACCATTAATTGATAAATAAATTTCCTCAATAATATGGTAATCCTTTTTCAAGGCGTAAATATTATTTATCAATTTTTAGTAATTTTAGTTATCTAGGATTATAATTTCTGCATCCATACTTAGCAAAATTACATTTAAGCATGTCCATATTTACTAAGCATTTATATCTTTTACAATTCTTACAATCTCTATCTGGAAATTTAAATTTCTTACCGTCAGTATCCTTTATGCAAGTATCTAATGTATTAGAGCACATATTATAGATAATATACTTATACCTCCAAATAAATAATTCAATTTTGATAATTTTTTATTTTGTATATACAATTCATTATTTTTATCAGATTGAATCTTTATTTGATAATTTTTATATGTTAGCGTACTATCCAGCGTATTTACTAAAGATTTGTAGTTATTTATTTGAATTTTTTGTAGACTATCATTTACTAGTAAATATTTATGCTCATTAAAAATAAGATTAGTTATTTTTAATTGATACGGTGTCAATAAGAAGTTTTCTCCCGACTTCTTGAATGTAGTTTGTGAAAAACTGCATGTCGCTATCAGGAGACTGCTTAATAATATTGTCCTTCTCTTTAACATAGATAGTTTTATTATAGTAGATAGCAGTATCACACTTATTGATATCAACTTTAATAGAATTTTTCTTACTATTTAATGAGTCTATTTTTCTTTCTAAGGTATCTGTAGGCATTACAGTAATAGATTTAAACCCTTTATATAAAAAGATAGTAGCTCCTATAATAGTAATAAAAATTAATATTAAAATTAATCTATCTAAAAGTTTCATTAATCTGCTACTGCCTTATTATATAAAGCTGCTTTTTGAGCTAAAGCTTTATCTTTTTCATATTTATCTTTAGCTTTGGCATATGCCACACTATACTGCTCAGGATATTGTTTTACGTGATTAACTTCATTATCAAGTATATATTTTACAGTCTCAATATTAAGAAGTCCTGCTCTACCTAATAGTACGTTGGTATTTCTATCACTAATACTTTTACCATAAGCAATTTTCTTACCAAGTTCGTTGTTGTGTTTATCTACCGGATTACAGAAAGATACTCCAAAACTAAGAATTCTAGTAGGATTTTCAAATACAGCACTTTCTCTAAGAACAGCGCATACTACAAAGTAATGATCTTTACCTTCAAAGTCTACAAAACTACCTTCTCTGTAATCTACAAGTTTCTGTTTAGTGTTTGTCATAATTTTTTAAATTTGGAATTATTAATAATATAATCTAGAGGAGCTGATACTAAGTCAATGGATTTTATAATTCTGTATCCAATTTTTTTAGTAACTTGTATCCTCTCTTTAAGAGGTTTACTTGAAGATATAAACTTGCTACCTAGCAATTCCTCTCTATCTTTATAGTGAGTATATGCTGTAAGTTCATAAACGAACATCTTAGAAACTGTAATATCTCTATGATGTTCGTCTCTCCAAGTAGTTATAGGAATGGACTTAATCATTCCTCCATCAAAGTAGTATTGTTAGGAGTTTCCCCCACAATATCATATAATCTATGAAGTTCTTTTGTATAGGAATCTAAATATTGTTGCATAGTAAAAGCCTTTTCAGAATTAGCTTTAGCTACTCTATATCTAGCAATTGATGCCATAGCTCCAGATAAGGTTAATCCATATCCTGCTAAAGTAAGTTCCTCTCTAGCCTCTCTAGTTTTAGATTTGGCATTAATGGTCTTCATAATATATAAATCCCAATGAGGACAACTTTCATCATTTGTTGAAGATCTTAATTCAAAATCAGACTCTTTAATTATCATAGATTACTTTGATCCAATACCACCAGGTCTTGTTGTTGCATTCTTTACTGTTTGAGGGAGCTTATCCCACCATACCTGCTTCTGACGAAGTCTTTCAAGCTTTGCCTTATACTTCATTTTAACTAGAATTGAAAATTAAAAGAAAATTAATCATCTGTGTAATATTAAAATTATCTAGGTAAAATACCATAATTTAGTCATAGACACATCTAGAATAGCCTACAAACTTCTAAATTTAGAATCATGAACAATTTACCACTCTAGAAATGAAAATGTCTTAGAGAGACTCTGAGACATTACCTTCAAAGTGCTCATCAGCATACTTACGAGCATCTTTGATATCATCGAAATATCTACTTGGTTTTAATCGGTCACTACGTTTTACCGCAATTTTACCACCAGTAGTACAATAAATAGTAATAGTATCCACTGTTGCTTTTACAATTTCTTTAGCCATAATTAATTATTTTTAAAAATTTTACTTAAAGTTTCTGTTAACTCAGGATACAGGTAATACAGTGCTAATAACGTATTTATAATTGGACATACTAATATTAATATTGTTATTATATTAGTAGGAACATTAATTTCAGTCCATCTGTCTATAACAGCAAATGCAGATCCAATATAAATAGCCATACCTGCAACAATTATTATTGATATAACTAAATACATTATTCTAATAATTCTAAACTAGCATTACTAGCTAATTCATCCGCTAGATTATTACCAAAACAATCTTGATGTCCCCTAACATGGGTAAATTTAATATTTTTTATTAAAGATTTAACTCTTTCATATTCTTTATCTAAAATATTCCAGAGCTCTACATTCTTTTTTTTCTTCCATCCTTTAGTAAGACATCCTAATACATATTGACTGTCACTTATAAATTCTACTTCATCTATTGGAGTTTTAATGGACTTAAAAGCACATAGCATAGCAATTAATTCCATTTTATTATTAGTAGTATGTTTAAAGCCTTTAGAGTATTTTTTAAATACTTCATCATCCTTCATCCATACTATTCCAATACCTCCCTGGTCAATAGAAGATTTATAAGCACCATCAGTATAAATCTGTAACATAGTTATAAAGATATGTAATTTGCATATTCAAATACTATTCCGTTCTTTTCAGGATCAAAATACGTTGTAGACATACAAAAAGTATTAAAACTATGAGCTTTTCTATAACCATTTAATAAATCCCTAACATACTCTTCAGTATCCTCTGTTGTGGAAATATAACAGTGTCCCTCACCTTTAATAACAATTCGTATATCTGAAGCATCATCTAAATCTCCAGTACTAGAACTAATTTCCCAAGTTCTATTATCTGTAAATAATGCTTCTAACTCCAAATTAATGTCATGAATTAAGTTAGGATCTAATTCATTTTTATTTATAATGATCATTTTTATTCCAAAGTATTAAATAACAACGTTCTCCTTCTAAATTTGAATACCACAATATACATTGGTTATCTGTAATATCTAATCTTGGATCAATTATAATTATTACCAAAATAATAGTTATAATAAGTCCCAAAATATACATTAGATAACCTTAAACATTGTAACATTCTCAGGAAGATTGTCCCAGTCTTTATAAGAATTAGTAAACCATACGTGATTAAAATTTTCTGACAGATTCTTTATACCCTTAGAATTTACCATATGAGTAACTGCAATATTTAAACGCTCTTTAGAAATACCTAAAGCATTAAATGCTTTAGCAATACCACAGAAGGTTCCACCACCATCACATAAATCATCAAGAATTAACAGAGGTTTATCCTGTATATTTTCAGGATTATCTATTTTAATCTCTAAGATTTTTCCAGTAGTTAAATCTCGGACTTTACTACAAGTAATTCCTACGCGATTATATCTGAATTCATTTCTCTTTACAGCTCCAGCATCTGGGAAAACTAATTGAAATTCTTTCCAAGTATTATTAGATGGATTCTTTTCACTATAGAGAGGCATAAATTTAACTCCGAATCTAGGATCATAATAAACATCAGAATGAGGTTCTAAAATTTCAATAGTCTCTGCATTACAATTTTTTAATATGTTTAAGACTATTTTTAAAGTGAATGGTCTATTGAAATCCATTACTCTATCCATTCTCATACTCATTAAGTAATAGATATTTAACTTATACAGAACTTCATGTCTATCAAGAATATCTAAAACTTGTATAAGTATAAATAAGTCTTCAGCATTAGTAACTCTACAGTTAACTAATACTTGCTCCTTATGACTGAATTCTTCTAATGAAATTTGAACTTCTCCATCAGGGAATCTAGAGATAGAATACTTAATATCACTATCTTCTAAATGTACTAAATTTAATTGTTGCATAATTTATAAATATAAAGGGTTATTGTTAAATCATTAGCAAAAAGTTCTTGGAGCATAGGATAAACTACTCCGTCCCAATCTCCTCCTGCTAATCCACATCCTAATTTATAAGGAATGCCTATCTCTGTAATCTCGTTATCTTTACAAAAGTCTTTTAAATCTAATAAAGCTTTTTTAAGAGCATCATAATCAGTATGTCTATTTTCATAGGGAGCTACTGATTCAGTAAAAGAATATTCTCCAAATAAATTAGCTACGAGATTAATAGGTTCATCTCCTGTTATACATACTTGACATTTCCCTAATAATTCTTTAGAATATTTAAAATATTTACAATAATTGGCATATCGTGTATATACGCTATTCCATTTATTTTTAATAGCCTTAGCTATACCTGCCCCCATTACTCCTAAACAATTAGTTTGATGGGCTATAAGAGGTAAATTTGACTGAAGTAAATCTCCATTAACAATTTCTATCATACTAATGTTGAATTTACACGTTCACGAATCTCAGAAAGAGAATATTCTCTTACTAATTCTCCATCTACAAAGACTGTTTTAAGACAACCTTGCAGTTCTGCATCCTTAGTCTGCTGGTCATAAGCGACATACTTACCATTCTCTTCTTCAATTCTAATAAGACCTTTGAGAGAGTTCTTTGTTCCATCATCAGTCTTTGGATGCTTATAGATTTCTATAAGCTTTCCATTAATTATACAAGCAGTTGCTTTTACTGCGACATAAAAGCTAAATTATGTTAATTTTTATGGACTATATCATAATCCCTATATTTAGGGATTCCGGAGGCTGTAGGCTCACCGTAGTGTCCTTAGTCTCTGAACCTTCCTCAGTCTTCCCTGTGGCTCGGCTGCTGATTAAGAATTAACAAACTCTTCCCAGCAATTCTTCCGGTTATTCGATATACATTACTATATAAAGGGCCTCGCAGTTAAGCCAAGTGAATCCCTACTCTTAAACTGATAAGTATAAGATCCAATACCTAGAACAAGATTACAAGCTGCCATATGAGCGTTTTCCAATCTAGCATAGATATCACGCTGACGCTCCAGAGTAATAGAATCTCCATAAAGTAATCCAACCTTGGTACTTGGATAACGATAGTCATTTACAGTAGTATTCCATCCAAAGATTTTTCCTAGCATATAATATGCTCCATAGTACTGACCTTCAGATACTTCTACATAATGATTTTCATCATCGTCCATAAATGGATTAAAATCACAGTAATACTTACCTTCTTTCATAGCAGTATGATAGTGAGGATTTGTACGAAGACCACAAATAATGTCTACTGGATCACCACTATCAGGACGAATTACTACTCGACCAACACGTTTCATAATATCTGCCTTAAGCTTAGGCAAGAATTTCTCAACTACCTGCCAAAAATCCCAAGTATCAGATACTATTGAGATAATACCTGTTGGATATAGGTCATTAATAAGACGGCGGTATGTTTCAATCTCACCATCCTCACCTCCTGCGCACATTACTGAATGTTCTGAAGCCGGAACAGTTGCAGCTACAAGTTCTTCAGTAACATTTGCATTGTAATAATGTTCTACTGCTTCAATAGCAGGAATTGTTTCACTACCACAGAATGAAGTCATATGAGCCATACCAGAGATAATAGCAGCATCAAGTCCTGCCATACCTCTCATTGAGAAATCGTGACAAGAGAAACCTAGATTTACTTCCTCTGGGAATCCAGTCTTTCTAGCATGTTCTATAAGTCTCTTCTTATAAAGACGAGCACTTGTTGCAGAAGTACAAGGGAGCCATAGAGTACAACTAATTAAAGTTTCCAAGTAATTAGTCAACCAGAAGAAATCAGGAAGAGTGTTCTTAATAGTCATCATAGGCACTCTTATAGGGCAGATAGAACCTTCAGGAAGAGCTTTAATTTCAATAGGAAGATACCCCAAATCATAAAGTTCTTCAATATGTTTTGTTCCAACCTGATTAAGGTCTACAAAGTTGCCTACACGATAAGCAAATTGCTTAATAGCTTCTTCCTTAGGAAGAGCAAACCATTTGTTAAATTCCTCTATCAAATACTTCTTTACAAAGTACTGAATACCAAATACTACAGAACCTTCTGTAGCTTCTGGGAAGTAACGATTACTTCTAGGAGTCCAATTACTATAGACCATTTGTGTACCCTCTGGGTACATACGATGATGACCAAGCTTGTAGCCATCAGTTGCATTAATAATTTCCATTAATTGATTCTTTTAATGTTAAACCTATACTATATTTATAAAACACTTCAGTTATATAACTCTTAGTTTTTTTGTGGATTTTCATATGAGGCTGTTGTTTAAGCCACCATGTATATTCTCTTCTAGGGTCAGCTCCATATGTTTTAGCTGCTGCTAAATAATCACATATAAGTTCTAGAACATATTTTTTAGGCATTTTAGCAGGAATTTCTCCATTATCTAAGGAATGTATCCCAATACTTAATAGCTCTTGAAAATTCTGTAAAACTAAATTTAGACAAATCATGAGTAATACCTTGCCAATATAATCCTATTTGAAAGCAATATTTAGCAACATAATACTTATGAGTTAAGATTCGCTTTATTAATTTCAAACAAACTAAGTTTATAATGCTGATAATTTATTTATATAAATATCTGAATATTTCTTTCCAAGTTTTTGCATTATACTATAGAAACTTCTTCTAAAACTGCTATCTTTCATACACAATATCTTTATATTAGAAATTAAATCTTCTGGTATATGTGCTTCAGAATATTCTTTAGACACTATTTCAGAAGATTTAACTAATTCTACTAATAAAGATACTTGATTAGCTTTTTGATAATTCATAAGTGAGAATCCCTAATTGCTGTATAATATCCTAGAATAAAAAAGTCTTTACACTTTCCTAACTCTCTATTAAACATTAATAGATATATAGGAGACTCTGCAATTAATGTTTTCCAAGCTTTATTTACTTTTATTTCAAGAGTATCTGAATTCATAATCCTTCTTTTTCTAAGGAATTCCAATAGTCTGCTTCTAGATCATTCCAATAATCATCTAGATCACTTATAATATCTGTTAAATTTTCCATCAGGTATACAATATAAAATTAGCAATATAATACAGAGTATAATTATAAGTCCTATTCCTATTAAGAATGGGCTAAAAACAACTAACCATGAAATATCTGAATGTAAAATAACTTTAGCAACTAATAAAATAATAAAAGTTACTGGAATAACCCATCCTCCACATCCTAAATTTACATTTACTTTATCACTTGACAACATTTAATAAAGACTTTATATAATCAATAGATTCCTTCACAGATAAGCAGCCTCCACTCTTTAACATAATGTAAGAGCTTTCACCAACTTCTTCTACTAAGGAAATATCATCTACGGCTATTAAATATCTTCTATTAATATTGTCATTGTCTAATGTTAAATCAATAAACACATTTAATCATATTAATAATTTTCTATAATAATCATCTACGTTATGATAAGTAAGATAATATAATACTATAAAGATTTAATCCTAGTACAGATCGTTTCTACAGCATTATTAAACTCTTGCTTATTACTATCTAAAATAGTTTCTCTTAAAAACCCTAAATATGAAGTACTACGACTAGTAATAGATGGTAATTTAAGATTTACTACAATACATTTATTACCATCTATTCTAATTCGTAATGCTCCACACTTTTTATACTTAACCATTTAAATTAATAAATATTAGTAATGTTAATACAAAAATAGGGACTAATAAGATAAACTTACTAGTCCCTTTCTCCTTGCCATCAAAGGCTTCTATAATTTCTTTTAATGTCGTCTGTTCATCATATAATTAAAAAATTTATTTTTTGGAAGAGTTCTTAATAATTTTAAAGTATCACTTGCGTAGAAATATCCATCAGTATAATAGTGACTTCCTTCAGGAATTATAAATAAACCTATAGTATCAATAGATTCATCAATATCAAAACTATTATGTGTATCTTCACGACATTCATATCTTCCAGCATAAGGACTTACTATCTTTATATTATATCCAAAAGAATGTAGTCCTATATCTACAGATACACTATTCTTATTTCGGTCTAAGTATGATGTATAAGTTTCTCCTATATTATATCTATAATTAAATATTGGTGAATAATAACCGAACCTACCATAATTTATTAGAGCTTTCCATACATATATGTTAGAAGTAGTTACACATTCTTCTTTATATTGCAAATATAAACACATTATTTAAGAATTTTAACTTTTACATGTTTGATACTGATTCGTTTAGAATTTTTGGGGTGTATTAATACGATGTTTATGTCTTTTATTCAGTATATTTAAGTACATATCCTTTACAAGTTTTAGTTCGACCATAAAGTACAGATTGAACATTTGAATAGCTACAATTTAGTTTTCTTGCAACATCCATCATACTTTTACAAGTATCTATATAATTATTTTCGGAATCATATATTGCTACTGATCTTTTGTTTAACTGTAACTTTGATGAATTTTTTCTAGATTTTTCAGGTTTAGTACCAAAATTGCAATTATACTTATTAGTACATCATTCTAAATTATCTACACAATTATTTACTATATGATTCACTTGTGGATAATTATTAGAGTTAGGTATAAACGCTTCAGCTACTAAGCGATGTACCAAAAATCTTTTTTGAGTATAATTATGATAGAGTTACACTCTCACATATCCACCTTTATCTATAAAAGTATTTTTAATCTTTTTTCTTTGCACAGAGTAGACTCTTCCTAAATTGGATATTTTATATGCTCCCTTATGCCATTCAATGTCTTTCCATACTTCTTCCATTATAATATTTTAATTTTTACATTTTTTAATAAAATCTTTTTTGAATTTTTTGGATGCACTAATATATCGACTCTATGTTTAAATCGTTTATTAGTAATATCTCTAACTTCATATATCCCAAATCCTTCTATAAACACTTTTTTAGGTTTATTCTTTGGAAATAAATAAAGTAAATCACGAGATATAGCACACCACTTAATTTTATTATGTTTTAAATGGTGTAAATTTATTTTAGAACCATCAGCTGTAACTAATGGTTTATTATCACACTGACTCTTTACTGGTTGATAACAAGTAAGAGTTACATGAGTTACAGTTTGAGCAATACTTTTAGCGTATAAGAAACATAATAATATTAATATAAATTTAAATCTTCTCATTATAAATAATCTTTTTAGTTATGGCATATGTTACCACTCATAGTACTAACATTTCCACCAATATTACTACAAGTAACATCGCCACTCATTGTTAATACTCCACCTTTAACGTCTTTGCAGGATACATCACCACTAGTTGTATTAACAGTTGAAACATCCCCTGTAATTGAGACATCCCCACTATCAGTACGTACACTAGCTACATTACCTTCTATTTTTACTTCTATAGATGGACTTTCAAGACCTTCTCTTAAATTTCCATTTACATAAATTTTACCATTATTAATACTAATGGTTTGTGCTCCTTCTATTTTAACATTGTTAATTCAAGTAGCACCATTAATACCATTTAATGTTGTTTTAATTGTGTTAATTATTCCCATAATATATAAAATTTTTAAAATGTATACAAACAAAAAAGTCGAGCTTATTGCCCGACTCAACATCAGTAAGTACCCCTTTGGTACTTACAAATTAAATAATAAGATTAAATAATTGGAGGCATGTATAATCTACAATACTGATTAGCATACCAAGTCCAACCCTTCTTAAATGCTTTTAAAGTTCTTTTTAAAATTTTCATCATAATAAATCAAATTTAAAGTTTAACTTATAAAATATCTAGGAGGAGAGTTTAAAAAATTAAGAATCCCAGGTAAATCACCCCTGTTAGAGACAATCTTATGGTCTCTATTTTTATTATTTAGGATTCTGTAGGAATGCAAAAAACGTCGAACCATTCCAGTTCGTAGGTTCTACGACACCTAATAGGCGAGTATGCATCGTTGAGAGGCACCCTATAAGTTACGTTGCTCCTGTAACTAGTATTCTAGAGCTTTATCATAGTGCAAGATGTGGGAATCAAACCCACGCAAGCCTTCTGGTTGGAAGCCAGATATGCGCCTTCAGCTACACTAATCTTGCATTTATTTATAAGATATCTTTCCAACGCATGAAGAATAAGAAATTTTTTTATTATTATCTTCTAATATATAATAATAATCCTCAAATGTTTCTTGAATACCTTTAAAGACATATTCTTTATTCATATGCCCATCCATATAACAGGTTTTTCCTACATTAAGTAGTTCTTCTTTTACCCATTTTGGAGCATCTTCAGGAACATTGTCTACAGAATAATAATTCCCTATTACTTCATACATTAATTTATTTATTAATTGTTGGAAAGTCTTCATTAAAATAGGAACATCTTCAGTTTTATACTTTAATGTTTCTAAATTGTCTGTATCAATAGTTATTTTCATAAATATTTAATTTAATAGTGGACCACGGTGGGACTCGAACCCACGACATCTACCTTGCAAAAGTAGCGTTCTAGCCAACTGAACTACGAGCCCAAATTGGAGATTACTCTCCAGTTAATTGTTTTATTTTAAGTTTAGCTTGTGTTAATTCATATACTAAATCAGATATAGTTTTTTTATTATCTTTAAGATGTTTTTTGAGAGCTTTAATAGCTAATTTCATGCTATTAAAGTCTTTCAAATTATTTGCTATAGATTCCAATTCTCTAAAAGACTTAGTATTATCAAATAAAGATATATTAACTTTAGCTCTTAACTCTCTAATTTTAAGATTCTGTTTCTCAATCTCATTTTCTAAAGACTGAATCTTATTATTTAAGGAAGCTATAGTCGATCCATTTTCTAATTCATCTATATAAGATTCTAACTCTCCGATTTTTTGTTCTAGTCCCGCATAATGCTTTTTTCTTTCAGCATCATACTCTTTAAAACTATTTATTTTTCTTTTTAAAGTAGCTATAATAAAATCCTTTTTATCATAAAAATTTGCATCAGATTGATAATTAAAAGTTTTTTTCATATTATTTATTTTTTTTAATTAGTTGCGGAATATAAGGGATTCGAACCCTTAGTTTTACTAGAATGACAGTCTAGTTCCCTTACCAACAGGGCTTAATACTCCAGGCGCCTCTTGTGTACACATTTCTTTTCGAGAAGGTAGCTAACCTTAGAAATAAGAGGCATATATTATTGCGTCTAGACTAAGATTCGAACCTAGGAACCTTTCGGGGCAAGTTAACAGCTTGCTGCCGTTGACCACTTGGTTATCTAGACGAAAGTCCTGATTAATCAGGACATACAGTTGAATCAATAGCAGTAGTATCAACTACTGTAGTATCAACATTAATAGAATCATTTGAAGTTGAATTTACTGAATTATTTGAACCAGTAGAACAACTTAAGAGTGTAAATAACACACTAAATACAAGTAATTTCTTCATTTTTTATTCTTTTTTATCGTATTGACTATTATAAATCTAAATTTTATTATTCAAAATATAATTTTAATAAAATTTAAAAATGAACCGAGAACTTCCCAATTCTCGGTTCTGTGTACTAAGGTAAGTACGACCCTTCCAATTTCATGTTGAAATCTTCAAAAAAGTCAGTATATTTATAGATATATACATCTGGGAATCATGAAATTCGTAACTATAACAGTCCTAACCCGTTTGTGATATAAATATAATTTAACTATAAAAGTTAATTTTTGTTTACTTTATTATTTTTAATTAAATTATTTATTTCTGTCTCTGTGAGTTCTATCTTGTAATCCCCATAACTTAAAGAATAATTAAAATCAAATAAATAGACAAATTTATCATCTATATATTGAGCACATTGTGGAATTACACTAATATTAATAACTGTAAATTTGATATTGTCTAAAACAATACTTTCATACAATTTAAATTTGCTAGTCATAATAAACCAAAAGAGGGAACTCTAAATAGAGTCCCCTCAAAAGATTGAGTTTCCTTTAATTATCACGACTATAATTCACGTTTCACAACGTTCAATAAGTACTCCTTATTACTGAAGTTATTATAGTTGTGAATTTTTTTTCTAAAAATAAAATCTTAAAAATTTTAATTCTGAAGCATAGCACGAAGTTCTTCAGTAGATTTCTTCTCAAGCTCTTCGTCATTTCTCTTTGCGAGGATCTCAAGGATGCGTTTCTTTTGAGCATCAGCTTGTGCTTTATCAATATTGTCTTTACGAGCCTTTAATTTAATATTAATTACATCTTTTACGATGCTGAAACGAAGTTCATCATCATTTTCTTCAGCTGGGAGCTCTTCAATGAAAGACTTCTTAGGAGCCTCACTAATTTTCTTATCCAGCATAATAGCTAAAGTGTTAAGATTCTGCAGAGATAAGTCGAACAAATCTTCTGTAGTAAGCATACCCTTGTTTGTCTTAAAACGTAATTTCTTTTGTAATGCTTCTTTGTACATTGTTGTTAATTATTAAATGTTTACTTTATAAATTTTACCTGAATCTACTCTAACCATAAGTGAATTACGAGAAGTAGCTATAAATCCTAAACCACTCATCTGATTATCATCATAAGGAGTTAAAGCTTTAGATGCTAATACTTCAAATACTCTCTTATGATTTTTAGTGAGTTCATCTTTAAGATATTCATTAAAATATCCACGAACAGCATCTGGATTCTTACAATCCTTCAATATAAAGAAATAGTGCTTAGCACCTACTTTATTATTTCCCCAGTAATTTGGAGATAAGCATATAGCAGATACTTCAACGAAGTTCTGAGTCTTTACTCCCCAAATTTCTTTAGATGCTGTAGTACTACTTAAATGTTCTTTAGTAAAGATAACTTCACGCCCATTAGAAGTAAAGTCTAATACTGAAACATCGCTCTTATGAGGGACGTCTTTATCATACACATAAGTATGAACAACTCCATTGAGTTCTACTTCTACTTCAAATCCTAAATCAATATTTTCAACTTTAGCAAAGTTGTTAACAAATACTTTATAAGTACCTGCTTTAGGAATTCCTGAGAAAATGATATTTTCTACAGCATTGCGAGAGAATTTCTTAGGATTATTACGTTCTTCAAAAGCACTACCTCCATAGGCATTCATATCTACATCAAGAAGGTCCGCTTTATTACTATAATAAATGTGTCCATAAGGACTATCCATATGTAAATCCAAATCATCGTAATTATACCAATGAAGAGAGATTCTCATATAGCCATCTACCTTACCTCCTACTTCTTTAACACGTTGTTTAATAGCATCAGAGATATTACCATTATATGCCCAAGCAAACCCATTATTCCATTTAAACATAGAAGGAGCTTCTTTATTAACTGGGGCAGTAAGAGTTACTAAATTATTATTTAACTTATTGTCAAAGAATAATTCAAGCTTACTAGCCTTAGAAACAATATTATTAAGGAACTCTTCCATAGTTGTTGGAATAGCAGTCTTCTCAAAGTCTGTAGCAGTTTTGCTAGTATTAGAAGTTTCATTCATAAGAGAATCAAATCCTCCTAACATTCTCTTACGAGTTTCTCTATTTACAAAGATAACATCTTCAATAGATATATCTTCTACTTTAGCATGACGGCGCTCTAAAGAATCTTCATAACCAAGTTCTACTACAGTTTTATAAGCATTTTCTACCTGAGTTTTGGTGATAATACCCTTAGGTCTCTTATAATTATAAGGAGCAACCATAGCTTCAAACTTTTTAACTGAACTTTCAACATTGTTAGTATCAGTTATGTCTTTAAGAAGTTGACCTATAGCACTATTAAGTATATGTGTTACAGCATCAGGAAGTACACAAGAAGATATCCAAGCATAATTATCTAACTCAAAACCTTCCAAGTGCTTACTCTCTATTGTATCAAGAGCAGTCTTTAAAGCACTCACTTGACGTAGATAAGTGTCACCTCTATAGAGGTTATCATCTACAATTAAGTCTAATACTGTTTGTACAGAATTATAGTTAATTTCAGATAAAGTTCTTACCCATACATCATGTGAAGATTTAGCACCTGCACGGAATGTTGGAATCTGAGACTTATCCATAATTAAATTACTTGTAGGAGTAGCATAAAAATGGTTCCAAGTAATTATTTCTTTAGAAGGTAGTATCTGCTGATTACATTTACAACCCATCGTAGTCTCTTTCGTAACAAATGCATTCCTAATTTTAGTATTTTTAAGCACTTGTAACATATTGTCTACAACTTTAGCAAACATTCCTTCAGCGTGAACATCCTCCCAGTAAGAATGTATTTTATAATTCTCATCTACAGAGACTAATACTCCATAGCGAGTAATGAAATGTTTACAATTTACACAGTTAAATTCTTGACGTACGGCTCCTTCAGGGAAAGATTCCATATAAGCCATCCATAAAAACTCTTTTTGAGTGTCAAGAATAAAGAGATGTTTGTTCTCTTTAATCATCTTATTACATGCTTCTGTAACAAGATTTCTAAAATCTAAGTATTCCATAAAATTTTTAAAAGTTAGAAAAAGAGGGAGAGATTATTCCCTCCCTCTGTGATACTTAATGTTTATACATTTACATTGGTGTTTTCTACATCGCCATTAACGTTAACATTCTTGTTAACCTTAGCATCAATGGTGTTAGCCTTCATAATGTCTGCCATATCTACACCTGTGGCATCTTTTACAATGTCACGAGTCTGCTTAATAATAGCAGGTACATTACCAGAAATACCAGAAGCCTCAGAACCATTAGTTCCATAAACTGTCATATTGCCAATCTTACTCATAGGTTCAGCAATATACTTAGCCATATCAGGAAGAACTTTCTCATTAAGTTTAGAAAGCATGTCAATTACAGCAATAGAGCCATACTTACTGTATGCTTCAGCCTTCTTCTGCATAGCCTCAGCTTCTGCAAGACCCTTAGCCTTCACACCTTCAGCTTCTGCCAAAAGTTTAGCTTTAGTACCTTCAGCTTCCGCAGTCAAGGTCTGCTGAGTAGCATATGCTTCAGCTTCACCCTTAGCACGAATACCTGCTGCCTCCTGCTCCTGAGAATAACGATTAGCTTCAGCCTTAGCTTTTACAGCCTTAGCAGTTTGCTCTGCTTTATAAGCTTCAGCCTCAGCCTCACGCTTCTGCTTCTCTAAAGCAGCCTGAGCATCAATTTCTGTCTGATACTTGTCAGCATCAGCCTTAGCATTTACATCTGCAAGATACTCATTCTGCTTAATCTTAATCTTCTCCTCAGACAAGGTTTGTTCTTTACGAGTCTTCTCAATATCAGCATCTACAGTCTTGATATTAATAGTTTTCTGCTGCTCCTGCTGCTGAATTTCATATGCGGCATCAGATTCAGCCTTCTTAATATCAGACAATCTCTTCAGTTCAGCTCTCTTAATAGCTAATTCATTATTACGTTCAGCAATAATGGTGTCAGCCTTTACTCGTGCTTCATTAGCCTCATTGTCAGCCTCAGCCTGAGCCTTAGCTACATCTCTATCAGCATTAGCACGGGTAATCTTAGCATTCTTCTGAATAGCTGCTGTATTATCAGCTCCCAAATCACGGATCAAGCCTTTCTCATCAGTAATATTCTGAATATTGCAAGACAAAATCTCAAGACCTAACTTAGCCATATCAGGAGCTGCCTTCTTCTGAATTTCATCAGAGAATGCATCTCTATCAGTGTTAATCTTAATCAAGTCAAGAGAACCTACTACTTCACGCATATTACCCTCCAAAGAATCTTTCACCTGAGCAGCAATCTGCACAGAATTCATATTCAAGAAGTTCTTAGCTGCAAGTCTAGTGCCTTCTGTATCAGGTTTTACCCTAACTTTACATACGGCATCTACCATTACATCCAAGAAATCATGAGTAGGAACTGGTTGTGAAGTCTTAACATCAACTGTTACTTGACCAAGATATACTTTATCTAATCGTTCAAGTACAGGAATTTTTACTCCACCACCACCGATAAGTACTCGTGGCTCCTTACGAAAACCTGAAAGAATGTACGCCATCGAAGGAGGAGCTTTAACATACATTGTAGCAATAATAACAAGTAGTACAATAATAACGACTGCGATAACACCAATAAGAACTAAATGTTCCATAAATTTGTAAATGTTTAAATAATAAAAATTAAATATCTAAGAACTAACTGATATTAATTCCAGGGGGGCATTTATTTTTTATAATTCGTAATTTACAAGACCTGTAGCTTTACTTGTAGAATAGCAACTATTAATTATATATATTCTAATATTCCCATAATCAGTCATAGTTACTACATATTTTTCTTTAATACTTACCATCAATATACGATCATCCTCAAAATAATCTCCAGGTTCCAGATATTTTAACTCTTTATCCTCAGTAGTGGAACCATAATCCTCATTGAACTTAGTAGACCATTCGTTATAGAATTTGCTTTCTTCACGAGTATGTTTCTTCCAATCTTTCTTTTTAATTTCTTTAAACTTATAAAAAGCTTTTAATATATTCTTTATATTTTCAGGAGTAAATTTCAAGTCACAATGTCTGATTTGTACTTCTCTATACAAATAAGTAAACCTAGAGAATTCAATATTAAAGGTTTCTTTAATATCAGGAAGAGCTTCTACTCCATGAATATTAATTTCAGTTGCTATAGCTTTAATTAAGTCTATAGTAATAATATTCATAGAATGAGTTAGCTCTATAACCTTTTCTATAGCAGTTTTATCTTCCAAGATATCATTAAGAATCTCTCTAGTAACTTCCTCAGAAAGATTACTGAAAGACTTTTTATATCTTATTCTAGAAGGTCTACCAAGAAGATCTGGGTCTACATTTAACTCATTAGTAGTAAGTAAAAATACCTTACGATAAATAGAGTTATAAGTACCATCCATGAAAGAAAGAACATCTGAAGAATTTTTAAATTCTTTCTCATATTCATCAAAGAAGAAGATACAGTCAAAATCAATAGAGGTAGATAAATATTTTATTAATTTACTATTAGTATCAACACCCATTGATTGTACTAAGATCACAGGAAGCTGTAAATGATTACAAAGTTCCTTTGCGGTAACTGTTTTCAGTATTGTTATCATATAGCTTTTTATCTATATTTCTATAACTTCTTGTTTGTTATAGCTCAGCGTACCTTTTTCTCCATTCAAATGATTGGGAGAGCGGGTGCTCTTGGAAGTATTATATTCTCTTATAAGAGTTTCAACTTCTACGCGTTACAGTGATGAAGATTCGTTACTATCTTCATTTACCACGGAATTAGCATCACAGCCTTCTCCGTTTTCACCCGCTAATAATTCTAAACATTCCTGTTTAGAACGGCAAGTTTTAAAAATTTTATATCTTTTATATTTTCTGTCTAAATAAATGGAACTATTACTATATACTAAGTCTAAAAAATCTAAAGAATTTGTTGAAGATACATTTAATACTAGAGTATTTTCCATTCGCGCATCTTTTACTAAAGAACTTTTTATATTAAAATTATTTAATATTGATTGTATCTTTACTAAAAATTGCTCAGTTCCTAGAAATGAAACTTTTGGTAAAATTTTAGCTCTCTAATAATAACTTAGACAACCATCTCCGTCAAAGTATCCTCTAATAAAAGGAATTTTTAATTCTTCAGAAATATTAGGAAATTGAAGAGTTAAACTTTTTCTTGGAATACATCCTAAATTATTTAGAGTATTCCATAAGTGCTTATTGACTATTCCCCAGCGACATCTTAAAAAAGTTTTATCTTTATTCTTAACTTCCCCTAATTTGACATTATCTTTATTATGCTCCATAAACTTATTAAATTTATGTAAGTGTTCAATATCAGAGCCTTTTAAAGATAGTTCAAAACCGTTATCTCTTGATGAAATATAACCATCAGCAAATATAAATCCTAACCAATAAGCCTTCTCCTCGGTATCTATAACATCGAAGATATGTTCATTAAATTTAGTTTCATTTTGATGATTGATTATTTCAATCCCTTTAGCTTTTAATTTTCTAGACAAAGTTTGGATAGAAGTATGATACTCTTTAGCTAATTTAGATAAACTTATCCCTTGCTTATATTTAGGAATAATATCTTTATCTAGATCAAATAATAATTTGTTTTGTTTATTAACTACTTCAATTCCATTTCTTTTTAGAAATGAACTTATAGTAGAAGTAGAAATTCCAACCTCTTTACCAATCTTAGTACAACTTAATCCATCTATTAAGTACAAAGTTTTAATTTTTTCTCCTAATTCTTCATTAATTACAAATTTCATATTCATATAGTTAAAATTAATATTATTATAATATATATGAAATTTTATTAAATCCAAATAAATATAAAATTTTTAAAAATTTAAGCTTACTGAATTTGCTTAAATTTTACCAGTTCCTTTGATTCCGTCTAACAGAACACCTAAATTACCTGTAGTGTTATCATATGTCTTTAAGACATAATTAATAAATTTTTGGTTTAGACCATACAGTTTGTAATCAAACGTAAAAGACTCAGCGATTTTACTTAAGTAAAATCCAGTCATTGAGACTTTTACTTCATAAATACCTTTCGGTAATCCTTCAGGATGAGATACTGTTGTCGCACTACCCTGACTAAAAACGTTGCCATCTTGCAACCAAATTTGTTTACCCATTTTGATAAATGTTTAATAATTACTTTAATAAATTTATAAGAATATCTATGTTATATAACATATTATCAATTATTTTAATAGAGTTATTAATATGTTCTTCCATATTTATTTTATAGTTCTTAACTTTTTATATTCTTCAAATACTTTATCTTCAGCTTCTTTTCCCCACATAGTATATATTAATACTCCATAAGGACAATATTGAAATATTATTGGATCTACAGGGTGAGAAACTATAACTTCCTTCTCTTGTAGATTTGATTTTGGACAAGCTATGAATATTTCGTCTCTATGTATGTAACGTACATCAAGAGAGACTTTTTCAGCCCATTCCTTATCTTTAAATTCTTTAATATCACTCATACGATATAGATAGGCAGGATAAGAAATAATATTAAAATTATAATCAAAGTATTTACTAATACTAGAATCACTCTTATCACTACGATTATATATACGTTTAATTTCTATTGTGTGATGGTTTGTATTTAATTTCACATAACCAGAGTAATGATCCATCTTATACTTTATATCTGAGAACTCCTTTAAATTAGCATCAGGTATAACTCCGGTGAATTGTTCAAGAGATCCAACAGATAATTTATATTTATGACACAATTTATAAAAAGAATCTTTACTAACTAATACAACAGAGTCTCCTAAAAACTCATTTATAGTTTTTATATAAGCTAACAACTCACAAGCTTTTATGATATTTCTGTTATATGCATCAATATCACGTATTCTGTCTTTTAAGAATTTAGCATTTGCACTATTGCCTAATCCACATAATCTGGCATATTCTCCAGACATATCATTAGACTTTAAAGGAATTAATGCTGTGCCTTCTGAAACCCTACTAAATCCACCGCTAACTTAGATAATTCTTTATCTATAGTTATTAAAGGCTTCTGTTCTTTTTTGTTTTCTTTTAAAAAATTACTAAAAATTCCCATAATTAACAGTTAAAATTAAACAAAAATCCCTGAACTATAATAATAGCCCAGGGATTAAAAACAAATAATAAAATAGTTCTATGAACTAGTGGAGCATTGGAGAGTCGAACTCCAGTCTTGCATATTTGCATCAAAACGTTCTTACAGCATAGGTTTTAAAGACTATCCTTGTCTGTTAGGGTTGACAAGATTAACATTGCCAACTTCCACCACTCTGTTCCTAAAGTATACAGAGAACTAATAAAGAAATAAAAGAATAATGCACCTTTCCGTTCCCAAGCAAGTGCTGCTCGGTTTCTTAGGCTGCAATAGCGTAAGAAACAGGAGTCATATTGATAACTCTAGCGATTATTGTTTTGTTGTCTCTCCAACTGTCTTGCTGTGTTTCTTATCTCCTATACAATCAAAACCACGAATGCCCCAATTTAAAAGAACTCTTTTATAAATTAGTGTCTACCACGTAAATAATTGTAATTATTATACCAATCATCTGGATCTATTCTATCTTCATTACCCATAATTTAAAACTTAATTAATGTTAAAAACTAAATTGAATATCTCTATTGACATCTAATAATCCTCCTTGCCAATTAGATTGAATATCCATACTGAACCATGTATCATATTTAGTTCTTGCAAACCAAATAAGATGATCGTCGTACTCAGGAATATAACAACCTATAAAATAGTCAGTATCTCCATTCCATATCCAACTACAGTTAAGAGCACTATTAACTAAATGTATCTTTAGATGTATATCAGCTTTATTAAAAGGAATTACTTTCTTTATATAAGCTTTATATAACCTACTTGGCGAACATTTACCATCGTCAAAGAAATTATAAATCTGTCTCTTTTTCGGAATCATTAATCATACATTGTCTTAATATAGCTTCATTAACTATATTATCATTTGCTCTTGCGAGTTTATCTAGTAATTCCAGATTAAATTCTTCTTTTTGAAACTTGAATTGAATCCAATTAGGTTCAAATTCTCTGTAATCTAGATGAGACAGAGGTTCATCTGTATTTAATACATATTTAACTAGTCTAGTTAAACGTTCTCCAGCTAGTTTAGATACCACAAAACCAGATAAATCATAACCTACACCTCTACTTCTTCAATATTCACCAACTTCAGGTTTAGAATCTGGAGCAACATAGAACATTTTATAATAATCTGAAGAACCTAAAGTTACATAAGTTCCCAACTGACTACTACTACATATAGATAATCCTACATAAGAATACAAGTTCTCATTATGATCTAGTGTAAGAAATACTGGGACTTTATAAGGGTCTAAATTATTAATCTCACAATGATGCAATGCAGTATGTGCATACTCAAGTAATTTAGACACTGATATAGTACTTAGTTTAGTATCTTCTTCACTTTTGTTCTCTTTAATGGCAGCATCAGAACATCTAGTGTGCCAATTTTTCCATTTATCTCCTTCTAAATACATATTTTTAAATATTTAATTAATCACCACCAGGCAAACTATCTAAATACTGAGGAATAGTTACTTCAATATTATTCTTTTCTCTTTCAAGTTGCTGAATAGCGTTTGACTGTCTATCTACAATTATTTGCAATTCCAGAATTTTTGCTTTCTGATAATAGTAGCTAGGAACTGACCAAGCTAAAACAATTATAAAACAAATTGTTGGTAATATCCAAAGTTTATTCATATTTTTTATTTTTTTTTATTTTTAACACCAAACTACATAAACTCCATATTCACCCTTATAACGAAGACTAATCTCAAATCCTAACTTTTTAAGGTAATTATAATATTTGTCAACATTAGTTGTCGGAAGTATAGCACCAATCCAAGCTGCATAATTACCTTTACTAGCTTCTTTAATTATAGCAAAGTTTATTTGATCTAATATATGCGGGTCTAATACAGCAGACCTAGATATAGTCTTTGCTTCTGTTGCTTTAATCATAACTTTTTAATTTTTAAACTAGCATCTTTAAACCATATATTAAGTCTATCTATGGCACTTTCCCATTCAGATTGAGAACAGATTTTATAATATTTTAAAAAGTTAGTATTATCTGCATTAAATTGGTATATACCTATACATTTACCACCAGGAGTGATTTTAGTTACAGTATAGCCAGTACCATCATTGATAACTACTTTTAGATAAGATGTGTTATCTTTATAGTAAGGATGTTCTCTAAGAGCGTGATTACTAACTTGCAGTTTTTTAGCTCTTATATTATTTATTATTTTTCCTATAGTATTCTCTATATTATCTCTTTGACTTAGAAACTTTATTTTAAGTTTTTCCAAGTCCTCAATAGACATTTCCGAATAGTTATTTATATTTTCTGTTTCCATAACTATAATTTTTTTAATATTTTTACATTCTTAATTAATGGTTCGCCATCAGTACCAGTTTCATCTAACAAATCACCAGTTACTAGATATTTATTGCCAGTAAAGTATTTTACATTATATATAAAATCATTAAATGCTATCTCATTTGTTGGAAATGGAAGAACAGGAGAGTATATTCCATTTATGTTTTTATGAGCTTCATAAACAGACACACCTTTTTCTTTACCTATTACTTCATTATTATTGTTCCATATAGATGAACATTCATCTTCTGGAATTTCACCAAATCTATAGAATATCATTTATTTTTTTTTAAGTTCTATACTACTAAATGCCAAAAATATCCATCTACTAGTTGAGATATATCGGGTTCTAAACTTTTTAGGTCTTTGAGAATGGAGTATGTAAATTCTTCTAAGATTTCTAAGTTATTATCGTTATTATTCATGTTCATTTTTCTTTAATACCTAGAATATCGTTGATTTTCCTTTCAATAAACTCATCAGAAGTATTTTCTTTTATTAGAGCATCAATGTCAGGCAACTCTACATCAACTTTATCTTCTTGTACTTTTGAAGTGAACATACCAATTTCGCCCAAGGACTATTAGCCATATTTGTTAATGAATCCTTTTGGATTTCATAAGCTTTCTTTAATTCTCCATTATCACGGAAATATCTGAGAACATCTGTTAATGCAGCAACAAAGTTTTTGTCAGACATTGAATTGTTTTTAGCCTCTTCCAGTTTAATCATTAAAAAAAGCAATGATGAATGTAAATCTGTTTTGCTCATAACTATTCTTCTTTTATACCAAATGGAGTCCCATCTGCAAATGTATATTCTTTAATAGCATCTGAATAATTAATACTATCATTAACATCTGTTATAAAACTGTACTCGATTGCTCCTTTTAGTTTAGTCCATCCAATTGGCTGATGTTTTTGCATTTCATTCCAGCACTCTTCTGCGTCCTTAAAAGGTCTGTAAATAGGTTCTGGTTTGATACGGTAATCAAATTGCTTTATATTAAAAGAGCAATCATTTACTTCAGATCAGTTATACTCTTTATCAGAGAGTCTTTTATCTTTTACTATAATTTTCTTTCCTTCTGCGTATGCCTTAATAATAGGCAATAACTTTTTTGCTTCTTCTCTAGTCATAATCAATTATCTTTATATTCTTCCCACCCATTCTCCCAAAAGCCACCTGAACGGATAGCCCAAAACTCTTGTTGAGGAAGGATAGTTCCTTCTTCGTCAACTAACTCCTTTCCTTTATATCGGACAAACTCACCCTTTGAAAATGAGTTATGTCTTATTGGCTTTCCTACGCTGATAGCGAAAGCCATTGCTTCATTTCTTGTCATACTTTTCTTTTACATTAATATTAACACGAATTGAGAATCCATTAACTATTTTTATCTCTATGACCAACATAGACAGTTTTAATTTCGTAGGAGTGCTTCATTCTTTAGTTTTAAATTGATTTTTGTAAAACTCTGGAACTCTATTAACTTCCCACCAAGAACCTCCTTCATTGCCACGAGACACTATCCATACTGGTTCTTTAGTATCTTTATCTTGACAGTATACAGTACCTAAAACGTCATCATGCCAAAAGACAGAATCTACTTCAAAGTCTAAGTCCTCTAAAGTGATATAGACTTTACAGGAAAATATATTTCTATCTTCATTATAGCGTCTAGCAAAAGCTTCATCACTATTTACTAAGTCTATTTTGAGTATTTCTAGATTATTCTTTCGACAATTTCTAGAATTGACTTTTTAACATTTATTTTACCCATCCTCCAATTCTTTAAGTGCATCCTCAATATTGCCCATAGCCTTCCAAAGAAGATTATGCTGAGTAGCACCACCTTTATTGTATTCATCAAGCTGACTGAATGCTTGACTTAATAATTTCTTAATTTTGCTCATTACTTTCTCTCCTTTGTATTACATGTTGTTTGGTCTCCTTCATAGTAAGGAGCACCAACTTTAGGTAATACTTGAGTACCCATATTACAGGAACATTGCATCACCCAAGGTGCGTTTACCTTTCCACATCTAGGGCATATCCATCCTTCTTGTGCCATATTATTTTATTTTTTAAAAACTACATTAGTTTTATCAAATCTTATACTAAAGACGCATAGACCTATACGTGATCTAATAATACTACAATCGTTCTCTCTAAATGCACAATTCGCACATATATCAGATTTTACTACCTGATAAATTTTACCATTATAAGTAAATATTTCACCTATTTTTCTTTCCATAATCCTTTTGTATATATGCTTAACTTTTAAAATAATCTAGAGCTTTGTCATACTCTTCTCTAGTGCACTCTCTACAATATGCATTACTGAAGGCTCTATAATAAGGATAAACTTCCATGGTAGCATACAGCTCAGATGTATTAACTTCATACACAAATATAACATCTTCTTTAATATCATAGACTTTACAGTATAAACCATTATTATCAGTATAATAGCCCTTCTTGATATTCTTTAATGCTATTTTATCTTTTAGCTCATTAATCTTATTTACTAAAGCTGTATCTTGCGCACTTAATAGAGTTCGTTGCTTTTGCAATTCTCTAATTTGATTAAAAATTTCTTGATTGTCCATAATTTATTTGTTAATGTATTAAATATAAAAAGGAGTATACTAACTAAAAGTTAATATACTCCTATGAAACCTGGCATTTCAGTCTATCAAAGACTTTGGAGAAGTAATACGAATCGAACGTACTTCGACTACTTAGATAATAATCATGTTTCGCCTTATCACCTGTCCTACATACTCCGGATTATGTAGGTAACTTCTCTTTTCCCTAATTAGGTACAATGATTGAAACTTCGCAGTGGAGGACTTACGAATCTAACGTACTTTGAAACTTTCGTTCACAATTCCTGAGGGTTACTAGAATTACCCATTCATTGTTTCCGTTTCTTATCAATCTGCCCTATAATATTCACGACTATATAGGTATCCCCCAAATTGGTTATTCTTCTAATAATCCTAAATATTTAATATCAGTACTAACTACTTCTCTATATGCATAGTTGATATATACAGTAGCACCTACTGGAATTTCAAATATTCCTATTTCAGCACTATACATTCTACCCTTAGCCATTTCTTCAGTTAAGTATGAATGATAACCTTCATGTATATAAAAACGATCATAATTCCAAAGTTCTCCCACACATCCCATAACAGATTTAAACCTTTCAAATTTAGGTCCTATCTTTACTGTAGGCATAGTCTGAGATTTATAGTATCTAAAATTTTGATATAAACTTATAAAGATACCTAAAGTTTTTGCCGTGCCTACTTTATAAACTTTCAAAGGCTTCTTCAATACAATTGGAGTTACCATATAATTTGACCAACACATAATTTAATTATAAATTGTTTTACTTTATTTAAATAATTCTATAATTCTCCAATAGATGATTGTATGATGAATACTATATTGTAATATCCAAAATAACAATAGAAGTGTACTATACGTTCCTATTCCAAAACTATAAAATATTCGTTTATCTGAATAACTGGAACTAGTATACATTCCCATAAATATAGCAATATAAAGTATTATCATAAATATAGCCATTATTAATTGAATAAACCAAGGCATAATTATTTATATGTATTGGTATCCAAATCAATAGCTGTCATTCCTTCTCTAAATTCGGAATAAATAACTATCTTATGAAGTTTCTTTTTAGAATCATACATTATTTCTAATGTTTTATTCTCATAAGCCCAGCTTCTCTTACCTGTCCACGTGTCAGGATAATTGTAACTATTGACTAAAACAACAATTAATAATAATCCTATAATTAATAATACTTTTTTTCATAATTTTATATATTTACCTGTGTAGCGAATTTTATTAGAAACAATTTCACCTTCTTCGTTTGTAAAATATACAAAACCTGAGGGAATTATAAAGGTAGCTAAATATAAAGAATTGTCTACTCTAAATATTCTATTACGATTTCCACACTGTATAGTTTTTACACAACCTCCAAAGATGTCCGGCACTATTGAATCACATACGAAATTTACAGAAGAGTAACTATGATAACCTTCTGTAATTTTTGCAAAAATTGAACAAGGTTCAATCATTACTCCTAAAGTTAAAGAAGGCTGTATATCTTTTGAATAGTAAGTATAATCCATAAATGGAGATATACAATATTTCTTAGTAGCTTTCTTAACTATTTTATATACATTAATATCTTCTTTAGCTATTTGAGCTTTTAATTTATTAATATTACAAGTCCAACACATAATTTTACAGTTTTAAATATCTACCAGTATACATAATTTTATTAGACACAATTATTAATAGTATAGACAGCACCTTTAGGAATTATAAAAGTTGCTATATAACTATCATTTTCAAAAGGTATAAACATTCTTCTATTTCCGAATATCATACGTTTGCATCCCCTTGACTATGTGAAAGGCAGAATTACATACAAATTGTACTCCAGTATAACTATGATAAGCTTTTTCTATCTTAAGCGTCCCATACCTTCTAGCTATCTCATTACATTCAAGGGTTGGTATTTTATATAATATATTTGCAGTATAATTAAAGTTTTTAATGATAGATACACACGATTGCTTATTAGCCAATGTAACTATTTTATAAATTTCAATATCTTTATCTGCAACTTGATATTTTACATTTCTTAAAATTTCTATCCAACACATAATTATTTAACTAATTTATAGAATCCTAGTTCTATGGCATCCTTTCTACGCTTGAGAAAAGATGCCATTTACCTATAATACTATTTTATCCATTCCAAATCAATAATTTTATTTATATCCTTCATCTTTGTGCATAAATTTAGTTAAATCTAAATAATTGATAAGCTGATCAGCATACCATTTACTTTCTCCTAAATCCTCATAATAGTACCACTGTTTCTTAGAATTAACATAAAACATAATAATACCATTATTTACTTTTATTTTAGTAATTAATAGTTCATCTCTACCTGCCTTAGTTCGAAACATATTAAAGCAAAACTGTTCTCCGCATAAATCAGATACTAAGTATTCTTTACCATCATTAGGTATACTATTAATATATTTGAATAATTGAGTATAGTCACTATTAATATTATTAAGCTTTCTTTGCTGATACTCTGTTGCCCACTTAATAAATTCTTCTTTGGATATTTCCTTAGCACTTGCTTACTTAACTCTTCTACATTCCAATATCTACGGCTAAGATGCCCTGCCGTACTTATTAAAGTACAATTAAATACAAAATAGTCAGAATTAAGACACTTACCTCCAGTGTATAATAAAGAATATCCTTTTAATTTAAAGAATCTTCTATATCCATCAGAACTAGGTTTTGTAGATACCTCCTTTAAAAGTTGCAAACGATCATTATTACGTTCCAACATTTCCTCTAATCTGAGCTTCTCAGATTCAAGAGTGTTTATTTCATTTGTAAAATCTATATGTTAATGTGCTATTTAATTAAACAAAAAAGAGCCTAACTAGATTAACTAATTAGACTTTTTAAAATAGAATAATATAATAAAAGAAATAGTGGGCTCGCCCGGGATTGAACCGAGAATAAGAGATTATGAGTCTCCCGTTTTAACCGATTGAACTACAAGCCCGAAGATGTGTCTGAGGGTCGTTAATCCTCTCCTTTCTCAGTCAAGAGAACGTTGCAACTAAGACACACTGTTTTTGAGTTTTTGTAAGTCCTCCGACTTATTAAAGTTTTCGCATAATTTTGATAAGAGCTCTACTTTCACAAGCAAAGCTCTTTTATTTTTAATAAATTAAAAATTAAAATAATGATAGAAAAAGGAAATGTGGACAGATTTGAACTGCCAACCTTCTACTCAACGATAGATGCTCTAACCACTGAGCTACACATTTCATTACAATTCAGTAAGAGCATTTGTTTTTATTAAACGCTTTGCCTAGTTAGTTGACTATGTGCCGCCATATTGAATCAGACAGCCTATTCTAGGGATTAAGCATCTGGACATGCTTTTATACTAGTATTGCTATATAGCCTTATTTAAAAACTCATACTACTTTCGCAAGCAGTATGAGTTTAAAAAAAGATAAAATCTTTTACAAAACGAAAATTTTACATTACTTATAAATTTTCACAAATTCATAGTAATTATGAATGATTTTAATTTTTCAAAACATAATAAATAATCAATTATGTAGTTCAGACAAGCTAACTTAAACAAAAGGATTCGAACCTTTAATCCTCAAGAAATATTTAACGACGACTTTAGAGGCGCTTCCGTCAATCTACTGCCGTATACCAATTCCGCCATATTTAATTAGCTTATAATCTGAACTATATTAATTTTATGAGAATTAGCGTTATCCGAATAGCACCACGTGGAGGTTTCTCATTTGCTATTCTAGCTCAGACGGGACTCGAACCCGTACGGACACATGTCCAATGGTGTTTAAGACCATCTCCTATACCAATTCGGATACTGAGCCAAGGAGCAACTAATTATCTGCTAGTTGCCAACAATATTTATTTTATAAACCTTAAATTATTATGGTATTACAATTGTTTTAACATGTTTGTAGCTATATGTAATGAAATATCCACAGTTGTATGAATATCATCATTTAATTTTAAGATATATGTATTGTTTTCATCATTCTTTCTAGTTATCTCAGATATGTATTTATGATTTATTAAAAATCCTTGTGTTGCAAGAATAAAATTAATACATAAAACACGTGAAATATTTTTTAATGAACAACACACAATAATACTATTGCCATGAACATCTATTATAGTACTATATTTACCAGATGTTTTTATACATACAATGTCATTTATGTTTATCTGTCTGTACTCTCGTCCCTTAAACACTAAAAATGTATCAGAGTCAATCTGTATTGTTTTTATTTCCATATCTCTTAACCCATAATAAAACGAGCATTTACAATATTTTCAGGATGATGAATAGTTTTAGTTAATCCTATCATCGCCCATTTCACAACATCAGAATGTTTAACTCCACTTTTAAGTTCATGATAAAACATTAAATCATAAGCTTCTCCACTTTTAAAAGTTACTTTGATTTTAAATGTAGGCTTTTCATCATTTCTAATAAGTTCGTCCAGTTCTTCATCAGTTACCATGTAACTGAACAGAGGATTAGAAAGATGTTCTTTTTTGTATTTCTTTTCAAGTTCAGCTAAGTTTAACTTTGCACACTTGAGTACATGTTTACAACCAAATTTCTTAGCACTTTCTATTTGTGCTATTAAATTGGTTTTACTAATAAAATAATCTTGTCTTGTCATAATTTATCTATAATTAATGTGTTAATAATCTATTTAAATAATAGGCGATATTCACTGGTTATATTTAAACTATTCCATTGTCCTCAGCTATCTAACGTTCTTTCTCTTTTTAACCCAAATGATTAATTTTAAGGTAATTACGCTATTTAATAGAGTTACTGAGAGTTGTTTAGTACCTATTTCAGTTGTTGGGCTACCCAGATTCGAACTGGGGCTGACAGTCCACTTAAAATTCTTAGTTAAAATCTTTTAAGAATAATACTAATTCTTTTTTAGTATATGGTATTTCTTACACCATTTTCTAACGGTGTTATCTGATACCTTATAAAATTGACCTACAGCAACAAAAGATTTTAGTTCTTTAAATTTATTTATAAGATCATCTTTAGTTGGTAAATCTACTTTTTGTGCCATTTTGGCTGCACATTTAGGACAATATCGTGCAGCTTTTGTCTTCTTTTTTGCACCACAGAAATATTTTGCAGCTTGTCCACAATAATTATCTGTTTGTGAATGGCAATTTGGGCACAACATCTGTAAATTTTCTAATCTATTATCTCTATTATTGCCGTTAATATGATGTAGTTAGCATATCAAAGGATTGTCTAACCAATATCCATTCTTACAAGGACACTTAGGATTTTCACATTCATTCTTTTTAAGACCTTCTTTAATTAACTTTTCTTTTAATTTGGTAGTTTGAATGTATTTTCCAGTACCTAAATATTCTTTTACTGGAACATAATTTTCAATTCCTTTTTTACCTTTTGCTCCATAAGTAAAATGTGAATAATCTATGTTAAATTCCTCTAATTTCTTTCTTAATGTAGCAGTATTATTACCTGCTCTAGGTATGTTTCTAATACCTAAGATAATGAATCGCAGTCTGCAATAACTGATTCAATTCTTTCTTTTGACCAATCATATTTCATATTGTTAAAATTAGAAGGATATAGAGGAGTCAAACCTCTTCTTTTGGGGTCAAATCCCAACGTGACTGTCGTTACACCAATATCCCAAGAATAAAATACTATTCTCACGAACCATATTTTATAATTACAAGTATGTATAAAGCGGAGAAAGAAGGATTCGAACCTTCGAGCATGACTAACACCTTAGCAGGGTGGACCACTCAGTCATTTCTCCAATAAAGCTTCCTATCTTCACAGACAAGAAGCCTAACAACTCTTTAACGTTCGCTGACTTTATATTTTAAATATTAATTGTATTAGTTTTTTAAATATGGAAGAGTAGCACTAGCGATGCTCGAGATCGCCTTTGGATCTTGAAAGAATCCCGTCCTAACCAGCTAGACGATAGTGCCAAGTAGATTCTCTATCTTCACAGACTGAGAATCTCGTGTATTACAAATGAATACTTTTAATAAATTAAAAATTAATGGTGCTCCCTGACAGTACTGACCTGTCTTCCCGAAATTAAAAGTTTCGTACTTCACCTTAAAGCTTAGAAAGCTAATTTATAATCTTATTTTGCACACGGAGTAGTTGTTCAACTTTCGTCTCTATAGGTTTTGGAGACCTACCCTTTCGACCACTCAGGCATCCGTATATAGGGAGATATGTGGAATCGAACCACAATCTCGGGGTGCTCTAACCTTTTGAGCTATAGCCTACATTTCTATAAAGGAGAATAGTGGTAACGTACTAATACAGGATTTATCCAAACACACTAACAATATATCAAATTAAATTTGTACGGTAGAAAGGATTCGAACCAATGACCTTCTCGAAATGACCTATTATAAAAAGAGATGCTCTAACCACTGAGCTACTACCGTAAGTACTAGTTTATATCGGAAAACTAGTAAAACGTTAACACATTATTATGGAAACTTAAAAGCCAAATGAAAACATGGTATCTGCGGAAGCGCTGAGAGTTACATAAGGAATATTATTTCTTACTGTAATAAAGACAACAAAGCGTCTTCCTGTATTAACCTCTCCACAATTATGGATTTCTACTCCATCCTTCATTTCAGAAGAGTATATTTTTAATACCATTTTACCAAACTTACTATTACTAAAAGTAATAGTTTTTCTGGCTTCATTATATACTACTGAAGTTTTAATATACAATGGTTTGCCCCATTCACCATCTTGATAAATAGTGATAGAACCATAATTAAACGCATGAGCTATTGTAGTTAATACAATAAAACTCATTAATAAAATAATCTTTTTCATATTACTCAATCTTTTAATGTTAGTACGGAGTAAAGGATTCGAACCAATATAACCTCTCTATGAATTGTGGAAGTGAGGTGCTCTAGCCATTAAGCTAACTCCGCATGTGTGGTCCTGGTGAGAATCTAACTCACGACCCGGAATTTAGAAGATTCCTGCTCTATACACTGAGCTACAGGACCAAGTGCAACTAATTATCTGCTAGTTGCCAACAATATATATGAACTTTACAGAATTACTCTATTATTTCAGTTTCAGATATACACCATTTACCATTAATTTTAACGGCTTCTACCTGTTTATTATTTACTGTCTCAAGAGATACTTTATTTTCTAAAGTTCTATTGAGAGAAATAATGTATTTGTTAGCCTCTTCTTTAGAATTGACTACGCGAGACTGAATGCTATTGTTAATAACATTATATATCTTTCTTAAAACTTTCATAATTATAATTTTTATAAAGTTAATAGTATATAGAGCATTGTTTCTTAACAACACTCTACTATAGTTTCAAATATCCATTGTAAAAGTAAAAATTTGTTAATTTCAAATTTTATAGTTTAAATCATCATATTTTGCAAATTTTAAACTTTAACATAGACAATTTTATAGTATCACATTATTATCTTCTGAGTCTGGACAAATATCACATATATAATTCTCATTGTATTTTAAATGATAAGCAATGTGCTCTAACTTATTAATAATATTGTTTACTTTAGCTAATCTATTATAAGTAGAATCCAAAGCCTGATTCAAAGCATTTGCAATAACTTTACACATAGTATGCATAGCTTTATCTCTTACAATTCGATTAGCTACTACCTGGTCGTCCTTATCATTTTTACTTAAAGTAATTTTAGAAACGACTGTTACAGTAGAATTATCAACAGTAAGTCCCCAAGAAGCAAGATTTTTAATGAAAATCTTTCTTTCTTTAGAAGTCGCAATTTTAAGGAATACAGAAGTATCAGCACTTGAAACTTTTGTATTAGCTCCTTCTAAGTAATCCATTATGTACTCTAAATCACAAGACATAGTACAAAACGTACTGTTACCAATTCTTTCAATGCTGTACTTTACTTTCTTAATTGTCTGCATTTTCTTTCGTTTTAGATTGTTTGAACAATTTAATGATGCCTTTTAAAGCATATTCTGGAACATTTCCACAAAGGCATCCACCATTTACATACAGTTTAATATTACCATAAGTAAATTTAGTAATTTCAAGATTTCCTTCAGCGCCATTAGATTCATTCTCTAACCATACTGGAAAATCTTTCCACTCATCTACAGTTAATGACTCATCAATAACTGAATGTTCTTCAATAGTTGGTTTCAGAGCTTTAAAATGCTTTAAGACTAAAGTCTTATGCACTGAATCAGCAAACTCTAGCTTCTTTGGTTTCTTGCTAAGAAAGAAGTAATCTTCACCAATCTTAGCCACAACATTTTTCTGTTTAACATTAAATAATAATTCCATAATTTTTAAAATTAATAGTTATATCTAACTAGTTCAAGATTAACTTCAGAAATTAATCTAGATTTATATGTAGCTAATGCTGTTTTATAAATTTCAGAGTCAGCTTCATAATGACCTTCGATATATTCTAAAGTTCCTTCTTTGAACATTACAGTTTTAGATGATAAGTTATCTGATAGAAATACTATTCCATCAGATGTCAAAGATTTACTCCTAGTAAATCCTTTATTATACATATTAATATGTATATACAAACAATCGTAGAGACTTAAAGCATTGTTTATATTGCTTCTTATATCTCTTAGCTGATTAAGTTTTACTTGTTTTATTTCTTTATTATGATTGGCAATAGCCCAAATCACACATAGAATAAAAGCAAGTATAACAATTCCTAGCAAACCTTTATCCATATATTCTTGGTTCTGTATTAATGTTTTTAGAACTCATATATTGGTAAAGCCATTTAACATTATTTACAACAAAAGTGTTACCTTTTATATCTGTAAATAATATTTTCTTGTACTTATCCATAATTAGTCCCGATAATACTAACAAAGGATTTCTAATATATGCTGCAAATGTTCCCCCCTTTATACTTTCTCCAGAAATAATTCTTAATGTATTATTAAGATATTGATACTTCTTATTGAAAGCATTAACATAGTTAGCATGTGTAGTCTTAGAAATATTGTACTCTGCATCAATCTGTGCTGAGAGCATTATTACTAATTCTCCCAGAGTATTGTGATTCATTGTCACCATTGATAAATTCCTCCCAAAGATAATTGTGCTTGTAATGTTTCTAAGTCACTCTTGATTGGAAGTTCTTTACCATGAATAGCTTTGTACTCCTTACTTACTTGTGCAATAGTTTTCTTTTTAGAAAAGACTAATGCTGTAATCTTAATAATGTCTTTTGTCTCCATTTTTTTTTAATTTAATTATTAATAATGTGCCATCACCTTTCTCATTAAGAGTCTGCTACTTTGGATATGCAGGATGTAGGTTTACACTAGAGCTCTATCTATCACAGACCGAACTAGCGAAATGATCTAAACTGTATATTGTTGATAACTATTTTATTTTAAAAATACATAAGTCTTGTCTTATGATTAACCAATTTTCTTTCCAAGATGCCAACTATTCATTATACTCTATAGTACTAGAGTGCAGATTCATTCTTTTACTTAATAAACTTCACTTCTTAAAGATTCGTAACTTTCATACATTGGAAATTCTGAATTAAGAGTAATCTTAATAAAGACTCTATCGTCGATAGTTACAGGTCCTACAGTTTTAATATTGCAATTACAATTATCAAAACTAGTACAAATAACTGTATTAGTTGATAACTATTTTATTTTAAAAATACATAAGTCTTGTCTTATGATTAACCAATTTTCTTTCCAAGATGCCAACTATTCATTATACTCTATAGTACTAGAGTGCAGATTCATTCTTTTACTTAATAAACTTCACTTCTTAAAGATTCGTAACTTTCATACATTGGAAATTCTGAATTAAGAGTAATCTTAATAAAGACTCTATCGTCGATAGTTACAGGTCCTACAGTTTTAATATTGCAATTACAATTATCAAAACTAGTACAAATAACTGTATTAGAGGTAAAATCTGCTACGCCATTAAAACCCATATTAATAAGAGCTTTACACATTGGTGTCAAGTAATAAATTTTACCTTCTTTAATAACACAAGAAGAAAATGGAATTACTCTATCACCAATGTGATAAGTTTTAGCATCATGATCTATTGTGAGAGCTTTACCGGCAAGACTCTCACAACCTGATATAATTTTTTTATTTAAATTTTTCATGAGTTCATTTCTTTAAAATTATTATATGCTATTTTACCCATTCCTATAAGTAGGATTGTAAGAATCTTATAATTATTTTGTTGGTACTAATAACTTAGCATTATCTGCAAGTGCTATAATATTAGATTTTAACAATCTTTTATAAGCACATAAGACATAGCATGTCTGTGTATATGGTTCTTTTTTAGAATCGTGCGATAGTTCGAGTATTAAGACCATAGATTCCTCCAATATAAACCTCATTTATATATCTTAAACATTCCATATTTATCTGGATCAAGGTTAGCATTACGAAACCCTTTACGCCAAATTCTTTTATGGAGTATCGTTTAGACTCATAACTATTAACAAGACTTTGTTGAAGTTTATAATCCGCAACATTCTTGTTTAATTTCCTTTTATGGAAAATTTTATTCCAAATGTTGTATTTCTTCATTTTATTTAAATAGTTAAATTGTTTATAAGTTTAAATATCGCAGTATCAATAGATACATAATACATTTTTCGTTGTGTAAATTTCCCATTAATTATAAGATTCATCAACTTAGCTAATTTACGATATAGAATTTCGTCTAAAGTAAACTTTAGACAGGGATTTCAACTTTTGGGTAAAAACCTTTTGTTTTTATTATTTTTGATTAAACATCTTACAAAGAATAAAAATATTATTGTACAATATCCTTAAAATTTATTTGATGTGATGATGATTTTTGGAGTGATATATAAGTTGGTTTTAGTGAGAGAGATTGGGAAATTGGGAAAGGTTTGTTTGGTGGATGGGAGGTTTGTGTGAACACAAAAACTCATACCAAACCATATAAATAACTCACCTTCCTCACCCAATCCCAACTTATTCCCCACCAATTCCAGCTATTTCTCCAATTAGCATACTTGACCACGATAACTTTATCATTCTCAATAATCAACAACATAAAAATTCCAACAATTTGTGTCGGAAGTTGAACATTGTAGAATTCTAAAGTTTCTAAGTCAACAAGTTTATTTTTCCCATAAACTCCCTTAATAGTTTTGAACATATACAAAAAATACAAAGAAATTTATAAAAAAAATTTTAAAGGAGAGAGATTACTCTCTCCCCTTTGTTACTCAGCATTCTCAGTTACCAAACGCACATTAGAAAATCTTCGTGCGTTGCCATAGTTCTGTAATGTTTCAATATCAACATCAAAACCTACTACATGATGGTCAGCCAACCAAGTAGATGCCTGTGTTAAGTTATTGCAACCTAGGCAAACTAAAGACAAGATGCGAGTAACATTCACAGTACGCTCCCCTTCCAAATTACCAACGGTGATACCGCTGGCGGTGAGTATTTGCGATGGCTGAGCTGGCTGCCCAGTCATCATGTTCGCAGGAATTGTAAAATCCTGCGCATTCAGTTGTACTATGGCACCAAATGCCAATCTGATGTTTGTACTCTGCTTTGTTTCTTCAGCTATTTGTCTAGCTGACATAGCGCTGTGGCGAACATCGCCATCTTTACCTACTGTAATCTGTGACATAGTTTTAATTTTTAAATTTGTTAATAATTTTTTTGTTTGGTTTTTACTCCAAATATGTGGGGGGCTCTAAGGGGCAGTGAACACCCGTGTAAATCACTAAATTTAATTTAAAAATTAACTACTTCAATAAAAGCCATTAATGTAACAGTTCCTAAAAAATAACGGGGGGGGGGAATATATAAAGTAACCTTAAAAATTTTAAAATTTTAAAAATGTAAAATATTTTTCACGTATAAGATAAGAAGGGTATTTTCATAACTCCTTGATTATCAGACACTTACAAATTTTTTATGCACTCACAGATTTATTCTATTCATTGGAGGATTCACTTCATTCATTCCTACATTTGTTCTATTCATAATTTTTGTGACATAATTTTTGTGAATTTATTTTGAATCATATGAATAAATTAATTTTAATTAAAACAAATGTTAATATGAAACAAATAGAGTCAATTAAAGTTGGAGTGGGTGGAGAGATATTATCAGCTATTAAAACTGTTAGTGCTGAACAATTCTGCCAGATATATTTAAGAGATAATGAAGAATTTTATAAGTTATCTAAAGCAGAGTCTAATGTATTAGCTGTTTTATGGTATACTTCTAATTATTATGAAGATAAAGATAGGGCACTTCCAGGAAATAAGATTTCTTTAGATGAAGAACTTAGAGATACTATTAAAATTAAAACTAACTTAGCTGCTGGAACTATACGTAATACTATTACTTCTTTAGTAAAGAAAAAGATGTTATTAAAAGATTCTAGATATAAAGCTGTTTACTATTTAAATCCTGAATACTTTTTTAAAGGTAAAATATCTGATAGAACTCAAATTATAAAAAATATAATTGAGTATAAGTTTATTTAGTAATTGAATTTTTAAAATTTTAATTTAAAAATCTTAGAATATTAACTTTTACAAAAATTAACTTTTAATATTCCCTACCTCGACTATATTACTCGTGTAATCAAAAAGAAATATTAAATGAATAAAGAACAACTAATACAAAGTATTAAAGACCTTCCTGATTAGTATAATATAAATTTATAGGTTATTGATAATGTAATTCATATAACCATGACTAAAAAGGTAGATGAATTTGAAGAATATTGTAGTAAATTAGATGATGAAACATTTAACAATGCTTGTCTAATATTTGGAATTATCTCAGATATATCTTTAGAAGATTTTTCTTCTAATTTAGATAATTCTAAATATAAAAAATATAAACAAGAATTTAAACACATAGTGGATTTTTTAAATGATAGAAACATTACAAAAAATTAATAAGATAGTTTCTAATCTTACAGTATCTCAATTAATAGAACTAGTAAATATTATTAATGGACCTAAATTAACTATATGGTTTTAAAAGATATACCACATAATGGATTTATTACAATAAACACTAGTGATAATAAAACTACTTCTACTGAAAATCCTTTTAGTGTTAGTAGTTATTTATAAGATAATATTCTCCTATGGTGTAATGGTTAGCACAGAAGACTCTAAATCTTTTAGTCAGGGTTCGAATCCTTGTGGGAGAACATGATAGCAGCAATTTATGAATTAAATGGTAAGATTTTAAAAACAACTAATCTTACTAAAAAATTAAAACGATTAAAATCAGAACCTAAGATTCTATTTCAATTAGAGAATGGGACAGAAGCTGATTTAGACCAATGGATTAAAGACAACCAAAATATAAATTCTAATTCAGAAGAGGAAGATATAGAAATTAAAAAATATCATTATAGAAATCCAATTACAGGATATACAATGACTTCTATATATGATAATCTAGATGTTAATGATTATATAAAAATTAATTAATGACTAACCAAAAATTAAAAGACTTAAAGTCTAAAATGAACAAAGTACTTAATGAAGTACAGTAGATTATTGATACTATAGGAGATAATGATTTACAAGATAATCAATTAACTCTTGATTTTTGCGATAAGTTAAATGAATTATCTGTTACTTATTAATAAATATTTGGGGATGGATATTTATTAATTTTAAAAAAAAATAGCCGAGGCTTCTCATTTGAGAAACTTCGGCTATTGTGGTATTATTGCTTTATATACAAAAAATTTCCTCCACCAGCATCATATTCTAATAAATCATCTCTGGTAAATATTTTATCAAAGGTTCTTAATCCTGAATGATAAGTACCATTATCTAGAGTATATAAATCTACTGTTTTAACATTGTTTCTAGATTTCATAGCCTCTATCTCATCTCTAATATTATCTATACTTCCAGAAACTAAACGAACTTCTTTACCAGCCTATATAATTATTCTTCCTCCAGCTATAGAACCATATTCATCAGTTCTATTATTATTAGCTAAGAAATTTAATCTGTTATTTACAGATTTACCATTTACTATAGCATTTAATATAGGACTTTTTTTAGAACCATTAGAATTACTTTCCATGAATAATACATTATCTTTAGAATCTGTTTTAAAACCAGTAACTATATTTTTAAATGTTGGAGAAATCATACTTCCATTAGGAATATCTGAATATTTACCAAAAACAAATTTACCAATAGAATCTATACCTATATAATTCTAATTATTAGGAGATATACTTTCTTTAGATTTGAAATTAGAAAAAGCAGTAATAGGAGCTGCTATACTATTTATAGGAGTATAATCACCTCTATTTCTATAACCAAAAGTATACTTTGTTAAATTTATGGATTCTGGTATACGATATCTTCTAGAGTTTATTTTAGTAGTATCATTTATAGTATAACTATTTGGAGATATTTCTATTTCTAAATTTTCTCTCCTCTTATTTCTAGTTACTTTTTTATTAGGAATTTTAATTCTTTTACTAGTATGCTCAGGTTCTGAATCAAAAAATAACTATAGTTTTCTACTTAATCCATTTCCTACTAAATTAATCAACTATTTACCACTATTGTTTCTTCTTTCTATTTAGGAGTAGATATTTTTTTAGCAGTGGGCATTTCTTTATATTTTGCCGAGTGGTATACTAAAGTAGATGTTAGGATCTACTCCTTTAGCCTAAACCTATGGAAATATTATACTATTAGCTTTATCAGAATTAATTTTAAAAGGGATCTTATTTGATTTTCTTCTACCATACAACTACCCATCTTCATATCAGTATTGAATCATTATCAGTAATTATCTATACAGCCATGGTGTTCTTACTATTACTGGAGTTCCTAATTTATCTAATATTTTTAATCCTAATACAGCTTTACTGTCTAAATCATATGAACTCCATTTCTACTTATATTCATCAGGATTAAACTTCCAAATATCTTGTGCTCTATATACTTTCTTACCATTAGATGTTCCTTCCTAAACTAAATGTCCAGCAGCCTCAACTCCATTATCTCCAAAATCTAGATTATTATTAGCACCTTTCCAAGGAGTTTTATTAGTTATATTAGAAGCTTTCTACATAGGTTTCTTAGTAAAGAAATCTAAAGTTTCTGTATTTTCATATACAGGAATATCTTTATAAGGATATATCTTTCTTATATAATTTTCATGTGGACCATAATCTACATTTATCTTTCTTACTCCATAAGAAGGATTTATAGTTTTATTATATAAATAAGCATCAATCATATCATTGCCTTTAGCTGCTTTCTAAAATCCAGTATATGCTTCAGGAGCATAGGTATTGTAACCTACACCAGTTGATATATAAGAAAATACTCCAGCATGTTTTTTAGGACTTGCCTTATGCATATTATATACTATGTCTTCTATAGGATTCGCATTATTAGAAGTTCTCATAGCTACTTCTACTCCACGTTTTAAAGGAACTTTTACAGCATATCCTATTACAGGAAGCATTACTAAATAATTACTAGCTTTAGTTAGATTCTTAGATATATCTAAAGCACCTTTAGTATAATCATATACTGCCTAAGCAGCTGGAGCTAAAGCATAACCTATTCCTGAATTAACTAATGCTTTAATAGGACTAGTATTATTATTCCAACTATCTACTTCTCTAGCATAAGCTCCTTTTATAGGATGGGTTCTATTCTTATTACTATAATTATATAATTTAAAATTAGTATGCCCACCCTATTTTATAGTCCCTCTATTATCTACAAATACATCTTGTACCCCATTTAAAGTTCTAACGGGAATAACTCTCTACTAATATTTAGCACCAAGATATGAAGATTTAAATCTAGGATGATTTAATCTATTATAATATTCCATATCTATAGCCATCTATTTATTCCGAGTATTATTATTTACTCCTTTATTTTGTTTACTCTCATCTACTATTGGCATATTTATACTTTATTTTTCCATATACTAGTTATACTATCTATACCTAGTAATCCCATACAACAATATAAAACTGTATCTATCATATCAGGAGCTTGTATCTAACTAATAGAACAGTATATTAGAATAATTAAACTTACTATCCATCCTAATATTCCACACACTCTTTTACTACTTATTCCAGTATGTGCTGTTATTAATTTAATTAAAAACTATTTCATATTTTTTCACATAGTTTTAATAAAGAATCTAGAGTAATCTTAGAATATGATATTTCTACTGGGTGTTCTATTTTCCATAGTAATCCTTTTCCAGTTTTAATCACCTGTTTCATATTTTTTTAAATATTTATCCCATAACTATTTATCCCTCTCACTTACAAAATCTAAAAATCTTTGTAATTCCTCAATCTTTTCTGTCAAAATATATGTATCCATTATTATTTTTATTGGGTTTTAAATTAAATCCACTACCTTTAGTTTTAGTAATATACAATGTTGGGAGAACATTAGCTCCATCATAAACTACTTTAGTTCCACCATTATTATAGTCATAATCGGAACCTAGATAGTCCATAGTATAATCTAAAGGCTAACCACTATTAGGTTTTATATATTGATCTTTACTTAAATAATATATCTTATTATCTCTACTCCAAGATTTATCTCCTAAATCTGGATAAGTCGGATGAGTTTTAGTTTTATAAGTCCCTGAAGCTCCTTCATCAGGAAAATGCCCAGTAGGAATATACCTATTCCAATTATGTGCTAGAATACTATTTAACTATAGCCAAGCTACTATAGGTTGGTCATTATAGTATTTTCTATAATCGTAATGGTCTTTAGATAAATCCTAATTACCCCATGCTTGAGATAACTATTTATTCCAAATATTATAATTATTATTATTTATTTCTGGCATGTATATCAATAATATTAGGTATAATCTAAATAGGTAACTATATTTTAGGACTTAATTTAGTAACATCATTTGCTACTACAGTATTCCTTTTAGCTACCTACTCTAAATAAGGTTTATTTAATTCCTAGTTTAATTTAGATGTAAAGTATGAACCTTGACTTGATCGAACTCCTCTTTTAGCCAATTTTTCAGTAGCTTCTTTTTCTGCTAATTTAATACTACGTCGACTTGTCTCTTTCGCATAGCATTAACTCTTGGAGAATGATGTTTAGGGTAATAACCAGGTTTGTATACGCTAGATCTAAGAAAATTAGAACCTCCCTTAGCTAAAGCTGATGCAAATTTAGCTCCTAATATATCTGCCCCAGTTTCCAAAGTATTCCATACGGCATTTCCAAAATTACTTGGGGATTCTTTAAAAGTCTTGTACCATCCTCTACCAGCTTGATAACCATCTATAACTAAAGAAGGCAACTAACCTACTCCAGCAATAATTCCTCCTATAGGAGCACCTACAGCGGTAGTACTTATACCTGCACCTAGTCCTAAACTACCTAAAGATATAGCTGCCGCGGTAGGTTCCCATTTATCTACTTGACGATCCAATTCTTCCAAAATTTTAGGCATTTCTAAATTTATTTATATATTTTGCAACACTAGTACCATTGGCATCAGACCCTCCTGCAATACCATACTTATAATAATTTTTAGTCCATTTTGGATTTAACCATGATGCTGCTATAGCTTCTCCAGTAGCTGCTATACCATTATTTCTTAAAAATCTTGCATTATCATCATATAATTGTGATGCGGCTAATACTTGTGCATCAGGACTATTTTTAAACTGTTCTCTAGATAAATTAGAATATTTATTTCTAGTACTATCTATAAACTAGAACCATCCAGCAGCAGAACTATTTTTAGATTGAGCTTTAGAATTAAATCCTGATTCTAGAGAAGCTATCTTCATTAAAGTAGTTTTCTTGTTTCCAGTGATACCATATTTATCTAAAGTCTATTCTAGTACCTATTTATTTTTACTAGGAGTATTATGGTTTAATTTAAGCTGAGTATATTTATATTGTACAGGCTCTTTAGCTTTATTAATAGAAAAATATCCATCTAAATTTAAACCATTAATATGAAAATCTCCAGTATTTAATTCAGGAATATACTAATATTGTTTAGGAGTAAAATCTAAATCTAAACCTTTACTTTTTAGTACTTCTGTAGCAGGTTTATCAGGAATATCTAAAGCTTCATATTTAAAATATTCACTCATAATTTTATCAAACCATTATGTATTTTAGAATGACAATTTTTACAAACACAAACTGTTTGAGATAATTCTTTAATAAATAAATCTGTAGGTATATGACTTACAGCTTGTGATATATTAAATAATTTTTCTCCAGTATGATGAAATTCTAAACAACATTTAGCTGATTCACCACATATTATACATTGTGTTTTATGTTCATTTAAAATCTTTTTATTTTCTTTATAATATTTATTCTTACGCATAACTAGAATAATTACCAGGCTAATTAAAATTAACTAAAGCTAATGGTCCTAATCCTTTAGTAGCTCTATAATAATTAATTCTTTTCTTTACCCCAGGTCTTGTAAGTAATAAATCTTTTCTGTAACCATTATAGCCTTTTTCAGAGTTATACATGTACTTAGCATTTTTTTGTATTCCATCATAGTACTACTAAAAATTCTAGGCTTTAAGTGAGTCTGGATACATTCTACTATGCCAATTAATTATATGGTCTGCAAAAGATTGTGCATTAGGATATTTTTTATTATCTCCAGTAGCGAATCCAGTCCAACCTTTTTCTGCAACCTTTTGGTTAGTTAAATCTAAAGCTGCCTGTGGGGTAACTCCTTTATCTACTAAAGCTTGATATATCTAAGTCACATTATTATATTGACTCCTAGTTCCAGGCATCTTACCTGCTAACTACATTTTAAGAATAGTGCCTCCATTAGCATGTTTCCATTTAGCAGCATTTCTAGCAAAATTAGCTCGACGTTTTTGTAAAGGAGTAGCATTAGGATTATTTAATATAGATTTAGCATGCTCCTGTACAGATTCTCCAGCTGCTTTAGCTGAGGCAGTAAACTTACCCTTATTTTTATCTTTTATATGAATAGTATCTTTTCTATCTTTTATCTATCCGCCTTTCTTTAGTTTATTTATAAAACTATACTGATTTTTAATCTTAAAATCCTAATAGGCAGAACAAATTCTTTCTTGTAATTCAGAATTAGTCATAATGTAATAAATAAGATTAAAATACTTTTGAATATAAATAACCTATATATATACTTAAATAGTACAAAATAATAATAACTTTACCTATTAAATATAGTAATAATGTTATTATAGATAACATATATACAAATATTACTTATAGTAATATGGAAAAAATTGTAATGGTTATTTTAGATTATTTAAAAAAATTATGGAATCTTATTTCCAACTTAACTTCAGAAACTAAAACTATAATTATTTTTGTATTATTAATATTTATACTAAATCCAATTCCTAGAAGTTATTATGAAGAAACTCTTTCTAGTGCTTTAAAAAAATAGAAAGAAGAATTACGTAAAGAAGAAGATAATGGATTTAAACAAGCTCCTTATATAGCTTAGTGTATTGATAATATAAAAATAAAAGATCCTGATTGTAGTAATGTTTTGCTATTAAGTTATCATAATACTAAGCATAGCTTACAGGGTTTTAGTTATATTTATTTAGATTGTATAAGAGAAAGTGTAAAATCATATTCTGATGAATATGTCGGAGATTATTGGTAGACTTTATAGTATACTAATTACCAAGAAGAATTAAGTAAAATTGATGATACTACTTATTTAAGAGTTGATAGTCTTCCTCAAATTAAAAACACTTTCCCTAGATTATATAAAAAGTTAGAATAGAGTGGGGCATACTCAGCTGCTTTATATCCTATAGAAGGAGTTAGAAATCCTATAGGAATAATAGTAGTTTTGTATAAATAGCCTAAACAATATGAGTTAGGTTATTATAATACAGTTATTTCTCCACAAATTCAACGATTATCTACAATACTTGATGATACTGTAAATGGCAATGACAATGAAGATTGATAAAGAAAATGATGGAGTAGCTTTCAATGATTCTACTCACGTTTATTGGGATATTAATAATCCAAAAAAAGAGTATATCTCAGTAACTACTTTAATAGGAAGTTATGCACAACCTTTTGATTCAGATTTTTGGTCTAAGTATAAAGCTTTGGAAAAAATTCTAGATACAGATGTATGGAAAGATTTAAAAAAGACTTTACTTAATACACACAGAATTACTAAAGAAATTTTAGAGGCTTATTCTGTAGACATTAATGACCTTAATAAGGAACAACAGAACATTCTTGATGAATGGGAAGCTAATAAAATAGAGTCTTGTGAGAGAGGAACAAAAATTCATTCTCAATTAGAACATTCTTTTTACAATATGAAGGATGATAAGCCTTTACAGAAATTTGGATTAGGAGGTAAATTTATATGTAAAGAGGGATATACTAAATTAGACTTAGAAAATGGTGTATATCCTGAGTATTTAATTTCCTGGTCTACTCCTGATAATGTTTTAAACTTAGCAGGACAAATTGATTTAATGGTTAAATATGGTAATGAAGTTACTATTGTAGACCATAAAACTAATAAAAAAATAGACTTAAAAGGAGGATTTAATACAGTTACTAGAGGTACTACTAAAATGCAATACCCTTTAAACACTATTGAGGATTGCAATTATGGTCACTATGAGATGCAACTTTCTACTTATGCATTTATGCTTCAACAGAGACATCCAGAATATGTGATTAAAGATTTAATTCTTAATCATTATGATCATAATATGAAAAATACTCTATATCATTGTATTTATCGAAAAGATGAAGTAGAACGTATGCTTGCTGACTACTACAAAAAGAAAAAACAACAATTAAAAGTAGCGAGACGTAAACCTATTGTATATTAATATGAAATTACCTATTGCTTAGATTATAGAAGGTCATGCTAAAGAAGCCCTAGGGTTAGATACTGATATTTCTGAAGCTAGATTAAAAATCTGTCATAGATGCCCGTTATTTAGTAACGCTCTAGGCGGAATGTGTAATAGTAGATTATGGTTAAATGTAGAAACGGGAGATGTGAGTACAAATGCACGACCAGGTTATCAAAATGGTTGTGGATGTCGTCTTAATGCTAAGACTAGACTTGTAAATGCACACTGTCCTGTAAATAAATGGTGATATGAGTAAAGACAGAGCAATTTTTAATCAGAATGAAAAGTTAGCCATGACAGTTAATGGCTTAGAAAGTGGTGGTATGCACTTTAATGTTAATGAGAAACAAGCAGATGATTTAGTAAAGAATGAAGCTATTAGTAAGTTTAATACTCAAGTAGATGAGTATGTAAATCGTTTTGAAGAACATGCTAAAGCTTTAGAGAAAGCCGTTGAAGAATTTACTATGTCATCTAAAGCTGAGATTAGACCTATTGGTAATTATATTATTATAAAACCTTTTGCTGAGAATCCTTTTCAACGTATTAAAAAGGTTGGCGGACTTATCATTGATTTAGGAGGTCAAAAACCTCAATATAAAAATAATGATAATGGCGAAATTGAGGAAGAAGAGAATATTACCAAATCAGGAGTAATTGTAGAGGTAGGTCCTGAATGTAAATGGGCACAGATAGGAGATTGTGTATTCTATCCTAGAACTAGTATTATTCCAGTGCCTTTCTATAAACAAGGCTTAGAGCTTGTAAATGAAGCAAGATTAATAGCAATAGTAAATGATGATTTAACAGAGAGATTCAATGGAAGATAAAATATATTTCCAACCAGGTGAGGTTGTTACTTTAAAGTAGGACATTGGAAATGTTCCTAAGATGCTAGTAGTTAAAAAAATAACTACTGTATTTAAAAATAAAGATACTGATGTATTAATTGGAATAAAGTGTAGATGGTTTACTACAGATGGAGTTTTGTAGGAAGCAATTTTCAATACTAAGGACCTTTAGAAGATTGAAAAATCCAAATTTTCCTAATTATTTTTATATAAAATATCCAAATAAAAATGTTGAAATTTAAACAGGCATTTAATGCTGCTAGAAAAGCAGGTAATCGCTATTTTTCTTGGAATGGAAATGATTATAATACTATGACTAAAGAGGAATAGAATTCCGGAATTGGGGATTATTTTAGTAAATTCAAAGGTAATGTTGGAGATAATTCTAATTTTTAGAAGGCTGCCTCTAATATGGGTTCTCAAATGATGGGAGTATTTTAGAATCCTACTAAAGGTAAATATGCAGGACAAGATTATAATATTGGAATATATTTTAAACCATAGTTTAATAGTCCTGCTACTAATCAGTTAATAGATTAGGCTACTCTTCCTCCTAGTATATAGGAAATAACTTCTATAAATGCCCCAATTAATAATTTTAATCGATCACAAGTAAGAGCTTTTATGTCTAGTAGAGGACTAGATCCATATGCTTATACTGGAGGTTAGAGAAAGGCTCTGAGAAAAGCCTTAAATTCTGGATAGGATGTTGAAGCTATCTTTAAATAGTGGAGTTAGGATAATCAACCTATATCTTATAATGCTGAAGGAGGTCTTTTAAAATTTGACGATGGAGGAACTATGGAAGATTTTAAAAAGTGGCTTAATTAGAAATTTCGTAAAGGAGAGTTAGAAGAATCAGACTTAAGTAAAGAAAAATTAGCATAGTTATATTAGACATTTAAAAAAGAACAATAGGGAGTACAAACTGCTATGAATGGTGCAAAACTTAATTATATAAATCAATTAAATGGTAAATGTCCTTAGGGGACACATTTATCATATTATAGAATAGGAGGAACATTGTGTAAAAAGTGTGAAGCTGATGCTCATAATGAAAGTTCTGATCCTATTAAAGCTTTTAAATAGAAATGTGGCGGTAAGGTTAAAAAGAAAGAATTAGGTGGTGAGGTAGATAATAAAAAACCTAAATTAGTAAAAAAGCCTCAATCTAAACCAGGAATGATAAAACCAACTAATAAACGCCCAGGACCTAAAGATTTAAAAACACTTCCTAATGGTAAGTATCCAAAATATTGGACAGCTAATTAGCGAGGTTAGTGGGATAGAGATCATGATGAAGGAGATTAATGAGATATAAGCTAACTTCTAATTCTTTTAGAGGTTAGCTATTTTTATTTAATGTTAATATGAAATAATGAGTAAATGGTTTTAGTATAATTAGACTTTAGGAAAGGTTGAACTCGATGAAACTGAATTATTACTAATAAAAGAATTTAGAGATTTATTAGATAATAATCGTAATAAAAGTAAAACTGATCCTAAAGGCGAACATAAAGAAAGAGCTTTCAGAGAATTATCTTATATATATCTAGCTATTGATTGGAATTCCCCATATCATAATTATGATGAATAGGATAGACATGAAGCAGCTATTGATGATTCAGGGCTAACAGAGAATGAATTTAATGATTCAGTATTTAGAACTGCTTGTAGAAAGTATTAGGAAATTCAAAATTCTAATAGACTAGTTAGAATGGTAAAAGCTGCTGAGAGTACTGTAGATAAATTAATAGATTACTTTGAAAATGTAGATCCTCTAGAAAGAGACCCTTAGACTGGAAAACCTATTTTTAAAGCTAAAGATATTATGGCAGAAATTTCTAAATTAGATGAAACTGCTGATGGATTATTAGCTCTAGAAGGAAGATTAAAATCTTCTATGCAAGAATCATCTAGTATTAGAGGAGATGCTCAAGAAGGATTTGACCCAGGAGACTTTTAATTATGGCTGAAGAAATTAAACGTAAACGAGGAAGACCTAAGAAAATACCTACAGTAATTGACGATGTAAAACCTAAAAAGAAGCCTAAAATACCTAAAGAGATTTAGGATATGATTAATAAAGTACATGGCACTGTAGAAGATCCTATGAAGGAAGCGGTTGAAAGTCTTAAACCTTAGAAGATAGTAGAAGAATCTAAACCCGTATTAGAAATAAAAGAGACTGATACTGATGAAGCTATCTTAGGTAAAGTTAGAGATTAGTCTGGATGGGATGTAAAAAAAGATGATCCTATACCTTATTTTGATGCTAATTTATCTTATGAGTTAACTGGATATAAACCTATTAATAAATACAGAGGTTTAGATTTTAATCCTTCATGGTTTACTGAAACTAGAGATACTTTTGTAAGAACTGGACATTATACTAGATTTAGAAGAAATTCTAGAAGTTGGAGAGCTTTTTGGAAAGAGTAGTTTATACGATGTAAATATGGTATGATTTCTCATGGTTATACTATTACTGGAGACCATTATTATTTTCTCAACTTTTATAGATTAAAAGATCTTGATAATGTTGAAGAAGCAGGTATGGGACGTCAGGAAATTTTCCCTAATTTTTTAGAAGGATAGTATGAATGGTTTCATTATTTAAAATTAGCTAGAAAATTACGTATGAATGCCTGTATGATGAAAGCCAGAGGTGCAGGATACTCAGAAATTGAGGCTAGTATAATTTCTAATAGTTATAATGTAATTAAAGGTTCCATAAATGTATGCACAGCTTTTGCACAGACTTAGTTAGATAAATTGCTAGAGAAAGTTTGGGCAAATATTAACTGGCTGTATTATAATACCGATGGAGGTATGGCACATCTTAGTCAGGCTAAAAATAGTAATTATTTACGTCGCGCTTCTCATTATGAAATTAGAGATGGACAAAAAATAGAAGTAGGTTGGGGTTCTTAGATACAAGGAATTATTACTGATAAACCTGGTAAATTAAGAGGTGATCGTACAGATATATTAATGTTTGAAGAGTGTGGACTTTGGCCTCAATTTACTAAAGCATATACTTAGGCAGATGCTTTAGTTGGTTAGATTGGTAGATAGTGGGGTTTAAGATTAATGGGTGGTAGATAATTAATTGTTTATATCTAGTGAAACAATTCGTGCCACGTAATCGGGAAAAAACGGTGAACCCTGAGACGGGAATACCGTGCTAATATATTTAATAATATAAATATACAGTGTAACGCGTAGGTATTGAACCTCTTATTATAGAGAATATAATATACCCAAGAGTCCCCGACATATTAGTTATAATATGAAAATGTACGCTGGACTTATTCGAATCAAAGAATAAGAACTAGGAGATAAAAAGCTCCTAGGGTAACAATAATCGACTGGAGGAGAGTCAGGGGCTCAAATGGAAGGTCTTCGTAAAATGTATTACGAGCCTTAGCTTTTTGGAGTACTTCCTTATCGCCATAACTTTACTAAAAACGGAGAATATGCTATTACTTCTTTCTTTTTACCAGCATTTAGAACTATAAAAGAGTTATCTTTATTGGATAGTCGAGGTTGGCTAGATGATGAAGATGGTAAAGCTTACTTTAATAAGACTAGAGATTTAAAAGCTCAAGACCCTGAAGAATTTACTACATTCTGTGCTGAATATTGTTTTGATGGAGAAGAAGCTTTTTCATTAGAAGGTAATAATAAATTTAATAAAATATTAATAGCTGAATAGCTAGCTAGTATAAGAATTCATAAAGATTCCCCTAAACCTGAAAGAGGAACTTTAGAGTATATTTTTAAGAATGGTTAGCATAGTAGGGAAAATATTACTGGGTTAAGATGGATAAAGAATAATAATGGTGATGTGCAAATAATAGAGCATCCAATATGGACTTAGGTATCTTATAATGAAGAGGGTAATGAATTAAAATATGAAAAAATGAATGGTCTGTATGTAGCAGGTATAGATAGTATTGACTTAGGTATGGAAGATACATCAGCTTTAACTAAAGATCCTTCTAATTTCTGTATTGTAATTAAAAGAAGATAGTTTGGATTAAAAGACCCTACTTATGTAGCTATGTATAAGGCTAGACCTAACGATGTTCGTGATGCCTATAAAACAGCTATAAAATTATTACAATATTATAATTGTAAAGCTAATCTAGAAGCAACTCGTGTATCTATGCTTTCATGGGCTAGAGAAAAGAAATATTTAAATTATTTTATGTATAGACCAGTTGCTACTTATCCAGCAGGAAATAATCCTAAGCGTAGAACTATAGGTACTCCAGCTTCTGTAGCTATTATTGATCATCAGACTGATTTAATTAGAGACTACGTAAATGATTTTTGTCATAATATATGGTTTGAAGAAATGCTTGATGAATTAAGCCGTTATACTGATGAAATGAAACGTAAGTTTGATATTATAGCAGCTATGGGATTATGTGAGTTAGGTGATGAAGATATGATGGGAGTAACTCCTAGATAGATAGAAAATACTGATGATTCTTTTTAGGATTTTGGTTATTATATAGACCCAGAAACTGGTTATAGACGTAAAGGTATAATACCTAAAAAAATAATAACTAAAGCAACTATAAATAGTATATCATATGACAATTTAGGAATTAGAACAAGCAATCCTAGAGGCTATTGAGACTATGTATAAATGTAAATATGTAGGCTTATTAAAACTTACTAAATTACCTATAGGATATAAACTTTAGTTAGGTTGGAGACACGATGATTATCCTATATCAATAATGTCGGATTCACCTACCGAAGAAGTTTTTCTTAAATATATAAAAGAAGAACTTAGAATACGAAGATTAGATAAAGTAAAATACTTTACTGGATATAAAATATATCCTGGATAGTTAAATACTTGTCCACACGACGATACTTGTAAATCATGTCAGAACAAGAAGTAATAGAATTAATTAATAAACACATTGGAGAGCTAGTAGTAGATAAAACTACTATTCAAAAATGCTATAATTATTATAATGGTGTTCGTGATGCTAAACAATTTTAGTATCTCGAAGATAATTATGGAATAGGATAGCCTACTTCAATAGAATTTACACCACTTATTAAAAAACATTTAGATGCTTTAATAGGTGAATATTTAGGCACACCAATCATTCCAAAAGTAACTTGCAAAGATGAAAAGACTGTATCAACTATATTTAGAGAAAAATAGATATATATTTATTCTGAATTATAGAAAATATTTTAGTAGAAATTAAAAAATAATTTGATATAGATTATATAGGGTAAAGACCCTACAGATATAATGGTTTAGAATTAGATGGAAGATTTAGTGGGAGACCTAGAAGATTCTTTTATTTCTAAATATGAAGAAGCCGCTTAGAATGTTATTGAGTATATAATGTAGTCTAGAAATACTGATTTAATAAATAAATTAAGAAAGATATTTTTAGACTTACTTATATCCGGAGATACCTTCTATAGAGTAAAACCTTCTGCTAATGGTACTAATATATAGATAGAATCTCCAAGCCCTTTAAATACGTTTCCTGAACGTAATCCAAATTCTCCTTATGTAAAAGATTGTAGTAGAATAGTTATTCGTAAGTGGCTAACTGAAGCTGAAGTTTTAAATACTTATGGAAAAGATTTATCCAAAGAAGATATTGAAAAAATAAAAGATAGATGGACAAATTCTTATTCTAGTTCATCTACCTATATAAGAACTACTAATGGGAAATTAAATCCAGGTATATAGTCAGGAGTTGAAATAATACCAGGTTATCCTAAAGAAGGATATTTAAATCATAGGTTAATAGAAGTATATGAAGTAGAATGGATTGAAACAGATTCAGACTTTGTAATGCATAGACATTCTGCTACTAAAATAGGAACTGATATCTATATAATAGATGAAGTTGATAAAGATGTCGTACGAACTTAGGATAACCCATCTAAATGTACTTTATCAGTAAACGGTGTATTTTATTTAAATGAAAATAGTGAACCATATTCTTTAGTAAAAGCTTGTATGACTTTACAAGATAAATATGATCTTTTATGCTACTACCGTGATAATCTTATAGCAACTAGTGGTACTACTGGAGAATGGTTAGACATATCTTTAATACCTGCAAAATTAGGAGTAAATTTTTCCGAAAGAGTACAAAAATGGCTAGCTTATAAAAAGTCTGGATTAGGACTAATTGATACTTCTTAGGAAGGAAGAATGGCAAGTGGATAGGCTCCTATAAATACTATATTTAATGGCTTTGATGATACTATTAAAGTACAATCTATTTAGGCTATTCAATTAGCTATAGATAGTATTGAACAAACAGTATCTTCTATAACCGGAGTATTTAAAGAAAGATTAAATGGTATTTCTTAGAAAGACGCTGTAACTAATGTATAGACTAGTGTCAATAATTCTTTTGTTATAACTAAATAGTATTATCATCAAATGGATATTTTAACTGAAGAAATATTAATTGATTGTTTAAATACTGGAAAGAAAGTTTATAAAAAAGGATTAACAGGAATAATTAATTTAGGAGACAAATAGCAGAAAATATTTACTGCATTACCTGAAAATTTCACAGTTACTGATTATGGTATAACTGTTAAAACTAGTTCTGATATTACTTAGGAGATAGAGTAGATGAAATAGATACTACCTTAGCTTATATAGGCATAGTTACTTCCTGCAGATATATTATTTGAAACTATTACTTGTAAGAGCCTTACTTCTATAAAAACTAGAATACGTAAAGCTTTAGCTAAACAAAAAGCTGAAAATAGTTAGCTTTAGTAGGCTATACAATAGGTACAATAGTTATAGCAGTAGCTACAAGAATCCTAGAAACAGATTCAAAAATATGAATAGTAGATACAGTAGTTAGCTAAATAGGCAGATAACTTTAAATAGGAAGAGCTTAAATAGAAAATGGACTTAGAATGGTTTAAAGCTCAAACCGATAGATAGTTTAAAGATAGACAAGCTGAAGAAGATGCTAAACGTACTGAATTAGAAAGATAGTAGTTATATGATGGTAATCCTTATAATGATAAGGTAAAATAGTTAAGAAGTTAATGAATGGTATAATTGGAACACAACTTTATAGCAGTGAAAGTTAGACTAAGACACCTATATATCCAAAATCAAAAGCTGAAGTAATTGATGCTATTAATGGAAATAGTGAAACAAATGTATAGTAGTGGTTAAGTAATTTAACAACTTCTATAGGTCAAATTACTGAAAACGCTATAAAATTAAATATAAAGATTTCTTATGCACAAACAACATACAAGAATCTTGATGATATTAAAGATAATGAAAATATTTAGTGGGGAGAAAACTTTGTGCAACCAGATGCAGAATTTCCATATACTTGGAAAAAGACTGAAATAAAAGCTAGCAGTAGTGCTGAAAGTTCAGCAACTAGTGTAGCTTATGAATTAGCTAGTGTGTCATCCTAGTTTACCCAAACTATATATACAGCAAGATCTGCTGATACTAAAGCAGTAACTGTAGCTTATAATAGTATTGATGATCATGGAGTATCTAAACCTTATTATAATGATACTTTAGAGAATATATTAGCTAAACCTGAAAATGCCATATGGTCTAAGTCGCCTGTAAGTATTTCAGCTACTAATCCAAATGGATACATAGCTACTAGAACAAGAACTAATATTGGAGAATGGGGAGCTTTTAATATTGCACAAAATGCTAAGTGGGCATATAATAGTATCCCTGTTTATAAATATAAAGTGACTGATACTATAAATATTCCTCCAGTTACAGAGAATAGTACCGATTATAGTAAAGTTGAAGGTTGGAAAGATTAGATTACAGAATCTTTCACTGGGTATTTGTGGATGATTAATGCTACAGTAGTAAATGATGTATATTAGTTAAATGGTTCTAAGGTATGGAGTTCTCCTACTTTAATATCAATTGTAAATAATGGAATTTAGTATTGATATACATAACTCCTTATAGGGAGATATAACACTTGAAGATTTCTCTAAAGAATATGGTTATTATATTCCGGAAGGAAATGATTATCCGGATTCTAAAATAGAAGAAATAGATGGAGTCTCTACATTAAAATATAAGTATAGTAAAACAGTAACATTAAATACTATTCTTAAAGTAAATATGGAAGAAGCTATATTATAGGATGTTTTAATCAATAAACATGAAGATAATATGGATGTTTGTAGTTTCCATGTTGAAGAAGATGGCTATTATGTAGTTAATCATTATGTTCTCCCAACACGTTAGTGGTATGATAATTTTTTAAAAAATCCTGATACTGAATTATCAGAATTTATTTCAGAAGGTATATACTTTGTTGAAGATGATAAACTAAAAAAAGTAGTAAAAGGAGAAATTGTAGAAGCTGCAGTAAAAGAATTATTAGAACGTAATTATGAAGGAACAAATATTTTACATTGTAAGATTGATATATTTTTTAATGGCAATTTATAGCAGTGTTATATAAATTATTGTAAAAAAATATATGATTCTTTATTAAATAAATGTAAATCTTCAGAATATGATTCTAATATATATGCCAGAGATTTTATATGGATGACATTAAATATAATAGATTATTTAATAGGATTTAAATAGTTTTTAGAAGCGGAACGTATTATAGAACAATTTAAAACTTGTGGAGGATTTTGTACTGCTTCTAATACTAATACTAATAAATTATATTCTGATTGTGGATGCTCTAAAATGTGAAGCTATAAAGCAGTATAATATGTATATTAATAAAGCTATTAAGGGATATAAAAATGATTATCAATATATTTTAGCTTTAATTAGCTTTATTAATATGCCTATTCAATTAGAAGGTATGGAATATATTAAATAGCGATTATTAAATTATGGCAATACAGACTATTTACACTTAGATAGATAATGCTAAATTAGAACCTTGTAAAAAAGGTAAACCAGTACTCCCATTCAAAATACCTTTACTAAGAAACAATTATTTAGGAGAATATAGAACTTAGGTTGAGAAAGATAAAGTCTTAAAGAATCTAGGTATTTTAGGAGCTACTGGAAAATATACTTATCCTTCAGATGTATAGTTAGATAGTTATAAAGATATAAAAACTGTATAGTAGGCTTTAGATTATTGTATAAGATTAATTTAGTCTTATGAAGTTAGTGATAAAAATATTAAATAGTTAATAGAAGATGTTAAAACTATTTAGTAGAATATTACAGGATTACAAACTTCCATACAATAGAATACTGAAGATATTACAACGATTAATAATTCTATAGAATAGATTAATAATTCTATATTAGAATTTGATAAAAAACTGGAAGAACTAAACGTTGATGATAAAATTACTAACAGAATTAATCAACATTTAGCAAATTCTAAAACTATAGAATTAAGAGATAATACTTTAGAAGTAAAGATATCTAATGAAGAAGTAAATGCAGTTGTAGTTAGAGAAGATGGTATTTATGTAAATGATAATACAGAATAGGTGTAGTCTAATACTACTGCTATTGAATCTTTAAAAAATTCAGATAAATATCTTACAGGAACTACAGGTTCTTCTCCTTATACAGTAGGTGGAATTAAAGAAGGAACAACTGCTGAGTCTTTAAATGGTAAAACTATATCAGATATATTAGATTTAATGTTATTTCCTGCTTATGTTCGAAATTTAATTCCTCCAACTTTATCTTATTCAGCATTACCTAGTTTAGTAGAAGTAGGAAGTTCTCTTTTACATCCTGAGTTAACTTTTACTTAGAATGATGCTGGACCTTAGACTTCCACAGTAGAAACTATATCATTTAATGATTCTCATTATGATAATGTTTCTTATATAGGAATAGGAGTATATAAATATGAAGCAACTGTTAATTATGCAGCAGGAGAATATTTAGTCAATAATAAAGGAGAAATAACAGATTCTAGAATAGAAGCTGGCAGCATCTCAACCGTAGCTTCTACAATAGCTACTTATCCATGGTATGCAGGCACAAATACTTAGGTATTTAAATAGCAATTAGTGGCATTTAATACTGGTTCTGGAACCTAGGAAATATCTCTTTCTGGTAGAGCAGTTATTAAACTGCCAGGAGCTAATTCTTAGTTACTATCTTTTAAAGTAAATGGAGGTCTTGGATTTTTAAATGTAGACTTAAATGGTTGGACATAGACAACTGAATAGATAAATGGAATTACTTATAAGGTATGGTCAAAAAATGATGAATATTCTTCAGTACTTCCACATTAGTTACAATTTAAATTAATGTAGTAATGGGATTTAAATACTAGGGAGATTCAGCCATTGGAGTTTCGTTAACTGTACAAACTCCAAAACCATTAGACACTAGGTTAGTTGTGGATACTAGAGCAGACTTATATAGTATTCCTGCTAAGTATGCTTATAACGGAATGCCAGTAGTATGTGTTGCTGATGGTAATATTTATACTTTAATAGATAAAAATAAGATAGGAGAAGCTGTAGGATGGAAAGCTTCTTATGAAGCAATTTAGATAATTACTTGTACAGAGTAGGAATATAAAAAGTGGTAGGATAATACTAATCCAGATTTTACTCCAAAAGATGATAGTCAAACTTGGCTGCATCAAGATACTTATTATTATATATATGAAGAAAGTATAAGTGATAAAGGATAGTATTATGTATCATATACTTAGTTTGAAGATTTAACTAATCAAGTAAATAAGAAAGCTACTATATCTGCTTTAAATAGCTTATCTGAAAAAACTGATAAAGCACTACAAGATTTAGCTAAAGTTTATGCTACTCTTGATGATATAGATAGTTCTAACCCTGAATCTAAGCTATCTAAAACTTTAGATAATTACTATACAAAATAGAAGGTAGATGATATCTTCGTAACTAAAGAAAGTTTACGAGGTGACGGAATTGAGGGCGATAACTTCGTATTTGTTACAAAATCATAGTATGATACTGATTAGCAAAATCTTAATCAATATAAAGAAGAAACTACTAATTAGATAAATACTAAAGTAACTACTAATTCTGAAGCCCAATTAAAATCTATATCTAATGAAGGTACTACACTTAGTATAGGTTAGAAGGTGGCAGTAAATGGAGAAGATGTTGCTTTAGATAAAGATGTTCCTAAAATAGTAGTTATGGATTAGTAGGAATATGATGACTTAGAAACTAAAGACCCTGATGTTTATTATATGACTCATGGTACTGAGTCTAATAATGGAGGCATAGTTTCAAGTGAATTCTTAGAAACTAATTACTATAATCAAGAACAGATAGTTGATTTATTTAATAGTGCTTTACAAAATTTATTTACTGTTTCTGGTAAAGTTTTAGAATTAGGTATTTATACTTTAGACATTATTTTGGTTGATAAACCTACCGACCAAACTTTTGATTACGATGGAAATATCCATAAATTAGAAAGTACAGACTATTATAATGTTATAGGTGATGGAGGATCTGAACCAGGGACTTATAGATTTAAAGTAGTATTAAAAGCAGGAAAAAGATGGAGGGATAATACTAATACCCCTATATTTATAACTTACACTATTAATTAAAATATTAAACAATGCAAACATTAAATCAATTAAAAATTGGAAACACTGTGTATGACTTAGCAGCTAAATATGATGCTGAGGATAACAATATTAAAGATACTTATTCTACAAAAGAATATGTAACTTAGAAGATATCTGAGCTAGTTAATTCTGCTCCAGGAACATTAGATACTTTAAATGAGATAGCAGCAGCTTTAAATAATGATTCTAATTTTGCAACTACTATAATCACATAGTTAGGAACTAAAGTTGATAAGGTAGAAGGTAAATAGTTATCTACTGAAGATTTTACTGCTGCTTTAAAAACTTCATTAGAAAGTCTTCCTG